GTGCAGATGCGTTACGTTTAGCCTTAGTAACAGCATCTATGGAGTACTATAAGAAGTACGTAGAAGGCAATTAAGACTTTGACAATTCCGAGCAAATCAAAGAGGAGCTTGATAAGTTAGAAGCAGCAGGTCTGGGTGGAACTAAGAATGCAGAAACTCTTAGGACTATTCTCGAGTCTAAGAAGTATAAGTCAGCTTTAGGTCCAGAGAAATTGGACCTGAAGAAGGTTAACGAAATGACATCCTGGATTAAAGAATCGTATCCTGATGCACTGGTTGTGACTTACGAGGATTTCTTTGCAATCCTGAAGAAGTACAATTTGTATTGTGGTCCAATATCGACCTTCAGCGGATTCATTCCAAGTGAGAATGTATCACAAATAGCAAAAGCTTCTAACGCTTTGAACTCTTTAAATCTTAACTACGTCAGTTGGGTTGGAGCTGCGAGAATAGATTCAAGAATGTCTAAGGACATGACCAAACGGCTTGTTGAGTATTTCTCTAGATTCCCATTTGTATTCAAAGGTATTGACCGTGGTTATCAGTACATGAGGTCTATAGGTGGAAGTTACAAGGAGGAAGATTACCTACATCTTGGCACCTCATATTTAGACCATAACACTTGGCTAATTGCAGCGCCTTATGATACTATGGAGAATAATATTCGCATAGAAATCTTCTCTAAAGCTGAAGAAGACCGTAAAAGAAGGTTAGAAGACCCAATAGTATTTAGGGCTACCAAAATAGGTATTGTTATCGTGTCTATGTGGGGAGAAGAAGCATCAGACAGCATGTTCGATAAATACCGATAAACATGTAATCCACCACTTAAATGTGAGCAGGTGTAGAAATGACTATAGGGCTATTTCAGTTTAGCAGACGTGCTATTCCATAGATTAGCTGACGTCAATAATTGGTAAGGCAGCTCGCAGCCCTGCCAGGCGGATTATTCATATATAAGAACATAAGGAGACAAAGCCAGACTAGCCGGCAGTGAAGCAAACGGGAGGTATTAAGGTTGCATTGATGACAATGTAGACGCGATGAGCTTTATGTTCTTATTAATGGCGAGATAGCTCAACTGGTTAGAGCGTGCGACTCATAATCGCAAGGTTGGTGGTTCAAGCCCACTTCTCGCCACATTATTAGTTAATACTTAAAGATTATGTTTGTAAAATTTGTAAAAGATGATAAGACAATAGAGGAAGTATCAATCTCATCAGAGATGATTCCATTTCCTACTGATATAGTAGTGTTAGAAGCTGGTAAATTCACCGTAGAATCTAGAGAATATGATATACTTGATGGAACTTGTACAGTTATATTAGACCAACAAATTACCTGGACAGAACATCCTCAAGAGTATAGTGATGCAATGCTTGCATGCAGGAAGCGTTGGAATAATACAATTGATTTGTCATGTGAAGACTTCTTTAAGATGAAACAGTTTGTATCGACTGGTTCCAAACTGCAAGCAATTAAGCATGTAAAAGAATCTGCTAAATGTGGTTTAAAAGAAGCTAAGGATTTTGTTGACACTTATTGCGATTACGTATTATGAGGTGGTTGTATCATATCCTAATTAATTGGATAGACTTAGTAAGAGATTGATATGGAAACAGCATTAATGATTACTGTAGTCATTGCATTTGTGGCTGCATTAATAGCTATGTTACTAACTATATGGGATTGTGACTTTAAATGGGTTAAGATATTCTTAAGTATAGCTGCTATAAGTACTATAGGAATGATAATTGTAGTTACAATCAAGGTCATGATGTCAGTATAAGGGTATGGCTTGATGGCGAAATTGGTAGACGCCCCAGATTTAAGCTCTGGTGTCCAGAAATGGACGTGTGGGTTCGAATCCCACTCAAGCTACTAATAATTAAAGGAAGGAGGATTTATGAAAGAACTATTAGAACAGCTAAAAGAACAGTTTGCAGGAAATGAAATTATGACTGCTGTTACTGATACAGTGGAGAAAGCATATAATATTGGATATTCTGAAGGTTTTGCTGCTGGTGAAGAAGCAATGAAGAATCTAATTGACAAGTTAACATCACCTACAATATCTAATTAATATGACTATAGAAGAGTTCCTGCGTAAAATAGTTGAGATTGATTTAACTCAAGCTCAACACGTGTTCCATGATTGGGATGCTGCTCTGGAGAATTATGCTATTAGGTATAAGAAACACGGTTCACCCAATGTAGTTAGGTTATTAAAGATTGCCAACTCATTGGGTGAACTTGTTGATTTATATAGGGGAGTAGTGCTAAGAAGATATCCAATGACTATAGCTTCGTTGAATAGTAAAACTGCCAGATATAATGAGTTGATATCTTACTATAACTACAAAAATGGGCAAGAACTAACCTTGTTTGAAAGAATAAGTAATGGTTCTACCATGGAAGAGAGATTAAACTTTGTATATCTAATGTCTAAAGCCGATGCATTACAAGGAGAACCTCAGAGAAGGGAAACTCTATGACTCCTCTAATCAAATCTGGCCAAGAGCATGTCTTGAGTCCTATAAATCTTAGCGATGTAGAGGTAGGTGATATAGTATTCTGCAAAGTTAAAGGTAGATACTATACTCACTTAGTCAAAGCTAAGGGAGACAGAGGAGTTCTTATAGGCAACAATCATGGTAAGATTAATGGGTGGACCAAATCCGTATTTGGTAAAGTAACTAAAATACTATAACATGAGTGAACGAAGACTTAAACTTGGTCATAGGAAAGAGTATAAACGTAAAAGCAAGCATACTCGTAATCCAAGCTACTATCCTAGACACCTTACTAAAGTGACGCTAGCTGATTTTGATGCTGATTTCAATTTGAGAGTATCTAAAGAAGTGGCAGCGCAGAGAGGATATGGTAGAAAGGTATTAGACAAAAGTTGTCATATAGCTTGGGACCACGGTTATGGATACGTTAAAGAATCCAGAATTGTGAAATTCATAGCCAAGTATGTAGGTAAGCCTTATAAAGAGCTAGCCAAAGCCTGGAATGAGTGGATTAAGCCAATTAAGAATACTGACAAAACTGAATACCTAGACGACTACTTCACTGATTATAGGTGGAGACAGGCGTTCTTTAGAGTTGATGATAATGGATTAGTACAATCTGTTGAGCAGACTCCTAGAGGTCGTCGATACAACATTAATACTAAGCAATGGAAGGAGAACAGGAATCATGCTTTGCCCAAGTTTGGTAAGATTGCTAAACCTCATAAAGCAGCAGACTATTATGATTACTGTTATGAATTTGCCAATTCTAATCCTGACTCCAATGGAACAGATTCTGACTTTTATAGACCGAGGTTGCTAGGTCATTATTGGTGTATGGTTAATGGTACTCCAGTTGAGTTGCCAGTATATCATGTGCGTGATGCTCGTGACTATATAAGGTGGTGGTTAGACGACAAGCAAGGTAGAGTTCCTGGGACTAGAGAAGTAGTTAAAGTCGATACGTACCAGCAACTCTTTAGACCTGGAACTCATGCTTATGAACAAGCTGTTAAGTTTGATAACAACTGGGTTTATCTTCCGATTCCATGTAGCAAAGGAGGTTATATAGGTGAAACATCTAAGCATTTTATGCATTTAGAGACGGAGCAGATTCCTAATCCTAGATATGCAGAAATTCAAAGTAGCTTAGATGCTCTTACTAAGAGTGTAGAAGATATAGAAGCGGGCATAACTGTTACATTTAGTGACGGAGTAACTCCTGTAACTATGGAGTATCTTACTAACGAAATTAACAATGCTCACTATCGTCTGTCTATAACATCTAGGTGTATAACAGTTAATCACGGCTATGGGCAACTATATCCATTAGTAAAACGAATTGATTATGAAAGAACTATTCAAGAAATGGCTAGAGAAACTAGCATGTAGGCATGAATGGACTATAATAGCAAAAACTAGCTATACTGATTGTAACAGATACTTACTAGTATGTTCCAAGTGTGGTAAGCTTAAAAGGAAACGAGTATAGACCAGGCTGGAATCTGGGTTAAATAAAGTCCAGCGATGACAACTAAAGCAGAGTTGAGCGTATGTAATAAGACGTGCAGTTTAGCGCTGACTGTGGGGTGGTTGCAGAACACCTCTTTAGGAATGACTATCAGTGTTTGACTATTAGTATTCTAACCACTGCTCCATGCGGTTGTAGTGTAAAGGAGGGCACATCACTAATTTTAGTATGCGCACAAGTGATAGATTGGGTTCGATTCCCGACAGCCGCTCACCCTGAACCCTGTAATTCTAATCCTATAAGATGTTTGGAAAGAAACAATCAGCCGAACCGGCTAAAGTAACAAGTACCTCACTAGCCGAGGAATCAGCTAAGATTATTGATGTATTTGAGAAAGCTGTTACCAATCTTAAAGAGGTAGCATCTAGAGCTCAAGCAGAGAAAGAGGTTAGAGAACAAGAGATTATCGAATTACAAACTGAAGCTGCAAACCTTGAAGCAGTTTCTAACAAAGCAACAGCCATGGCCGAGAAGATTGGTGGGTTGCTATCATAACATTATGGACAAAATCAGAGACGTATCAGAAATTGATTTCAAAGTGGAGGAAGTAATGAAAGCTAAATCTTTCAATGACTTCGTAAACGGAGATGTAGAGAAGGCTTTCTATCTGGGCTTCTTTAGAAATGAATTGCAACAACCTCTATCTGTTGCTATGCAAATTAGAGGTGATGAAGGCATAGCCTTAGTAAAGAGTTTTGACGAAGCGATGCAGAAGGCTAGACCTTATGTAGAAGAAATGTCTGCTATAGCTGACGATGCTATGGCTAAAGAGGAGTTCACAATGTTAGATGTAGTTAATGAAGTCTCTGACAAGGTTAACTACAAACAGGAGGAAGACAAATTCTATGTCATCTTTATCTTAGGTATGTGGGTTAAGCATCTTATTGATGAGGATGTCATATCCGAAACCGAAGAAGATGAGGATGATGAGGATTTTGTTGAGAATCCTAATGCCGACGCATAAGTACAGAATATACTGTGATGGTGCCTATTCTCCTGCGAGAAATCAAGGGGGAATAGGCTTTGTCATTTTAGAGGATGACAAGAAGATATTCCAATACAGTAAGATGTATAAGAACAGCACCAATCAGCGAATGGAGCAAATGGCTGTCATAGTTGCCCTGGAATCCATAAAGGAACCTTCTGAAATTACAATAGTAACAGATTCTATGTATATTGTAGGAACTCTTACTAAAGGGTGGAAGAGGAAAGCCAATACTGATTTGTGGGAACGTCTTGATAAGGCTGTGAACAGGCATAAAGTAGTGTCTGTTGAGTGGTGTAAAGGTCACGCAAGTGATGAACATAATAAGGAAGCCGACAAGCTTGCTTATAATGCTAGTAACGAAATAGGATAAACCTATGAAATACAAGAAGAAAGTACAACGTCTTAAAGACCGACAGGCTTGGTGGGATAAGCAATCTGATTCATTTAAGAGAGCTACTACCAGACCAGGTTCAGTTAAACAAAAGTAATTATGAACAATTTTAGTCCTTCTACAGATACGTCTGTAGGCACAAAGAGATTCACAGCCCAAGAAGTGCAATTAGCTTATACTCTAATGGCTGTAGAGTACATGAAGACTATTAAGGGTCTGAATCCGAATCATCAACTAGTTGATAAGGCTGTCAAACTGAAAGCTTTAGGATTTACTAATTCTAAAGAAGTAGGTGATGCTATCACTTCGGAAGAGGACCTTAAAGTCTTAAAATGTTATAGCTTTTTGCAAAGACATTTCCCTGGCTCATTGATACTTAAGGAGGAGGATTTCATTAATCTGAATGTTAAGTATGGATTAGTTGTTGGAAGACTATCAGCTTATAAAGGTTCTGTGCCTGACGAGAACATTGATGAAATCTCTAAGGTAATGGCCACTGCTCAAGCACTTGAAGCAAATGAGTATGTTAACTATAGCGGAAACGGTTCACCTTTACGGTATGTTACTGGTATGCAAGTTGCTACTCACCCTATGCCTATTGATAGCATGTCCTATCCGGTTGGAAGGTACTTCATTAGGCAGGAACCTTCCCATATTGGACTTATGTATTTGAGTAGAAATAAGGCTAGAATGAATGCATATCCATTCTTTCATATCCTTAATAAAGCCAAGGCACATGATGTGAACATTGCTGATTCAAAAGAATGTAGCAGTGCTGACTTATTCATTGCCGCTCCTATTGAAGAAATGAATGAAACGATGCAGTTTACAGTTCCGGAAAGGAAGATTATTCCTATCAATAATGACCCATTTGTGTTTCAAGTAACTCCAATAGGGGTAATGATTCACTCTAAATGGGGAGTAGAAGCCGAAGACAATATATTCGACAATATTAAACCTTTATAAGATTATGGAATTTGTCAAGTTTAAAAGAGCAGTCCATGCGCAGTTTAATCAACTAGCTGCTGGTGCAGACATGCTCTTTCTGACTAATGTAGACAAGGATGCATTATGGGATTGTTATCTTAATTCCTTTCCGGAGGAAGAGAGACAGTCTCATAATTGCAACAATTGTAAACATTATATCAGACATTATGGTAGAGTTGTCGCCATTAAAGACAATAAAGTAGTAACCATGTGGGAGAACCTACAGTTGGATGAACCTTATGCTACTGTAGCTAGAAATCTCGATGCATTAGTGAAATCAAAACCAGTTGTAGATGTTTTTATCACTCGTGATTATGAACTAGGAATTGATAGAAACAATGCCTATATTGACAGTTTGCAAGGTCCTAAAGTAATTACCTGGAATCATCTTTACTATCATATGCCAAATCAATTGGTGTATACAGGAACTGAATCCGTATCTGCTGTAATGGGGACTTTACGCACAACTAAGGAAGTGTTCAAACGTGCACTGGAGGAATTAACTATCGATTCTATAGAAACAGTTCTGGACTTAATAGGTCAGAATGCTTTATATAGAGGAGAACAGTTTAAAAATGACTTAAGTGTATTCCTGGGTCATAAAAGATACTATGATTCATTACCTGATGAAGAGAAAGACAACTGGTGTTGGGCAAACTTCAATCGTGTAGGATGTGCACGCATTCGTAATACGGCAATTGGTACATTGTTGGTAAATATATCATCAGGACTTGAACTAGACGATTGTGTGACTGCATACGAACGTATCATGGCTCCAGAGAACTATCAAAGACCTAAGTCAATTGTTACTAAAAGAATGATTGAGGAAGCACAGAAGAAAGTGCAGGAACTAGGTCTTATGGATTCTCTACCTCGTAGACATGCTGCCTTAGAGGATATAACAGTCAACAATGTTATATTCGCTAACCGTGATGCCAAGAAGGTAATGGCCGGAAACATATTCGAAGAACTGGCCGCAGACACTAAAGTTAATCCTAAGAAGTTTGACAAGTTAACTGAAATTAGCATTGATGATTTCATTGCTAATGTGGTACCCACTGCCACTAACATAGAAGTGTTAATGGAGAGTAGGCTGTCTAATAACTTAGTAACTCTTACAGCTCCTGTTAATAAGGATGCTAAGAATCTATTTAAATGGCCAAACAACTTTGCTTGGACATATAATGGAGGAGTAGCTGATTCTATTAAAGAGAAAGTAAGAGCTGCTGGTGGTCAGATTGAAGGGTTCTTAAGATGTTCGTTGGCATGGTCTAACTATGATGACTTGGATTTGCATGTCGTTGAACCTAATAATCTTGAAATTTATTACTCCAACAGAATCGGCAGAAGTGGTGGTAAGCTAGACGTGGATGAAAATGCCGGATATGGCAAAACTCGCAAACCCGTTGAGAACATTATATGGGTTAACGAACGCAAGATGCTTGAAGGTAAGTATGTTGTGTATGTTAATAACTTTCATTGTAGAGAATCTGTTGATACAGGATTTACATTGGAAATAGAACACAATGGAGAAGTCCGACAATTTGTCTATGACAAACCCGTTAAACATAAAGAGAATGTCATGGTTGCCGAGATTACTTACAGTAAATCTAAAGGTATCCAAATAAGAGAGCTAATACCCAGTACTAGCCATTCGTCAGTAAGCCTATGGAATATTGATACTAACAAGTTCCATAAGGTGAACGTGATGATGCTGTCCCCCAATTATTGGGATGAGCAGGGTATTGGCAATAAACATTACTTCTTTATGTTGGATGATTGCAAGAATCCGGAGCCTGTTCGTGGATTCTTTAACGAATATCTTAACAGTGAGCTAACTCCTCACCGTAAGGTATTTGAGGTTCTAGCTGATAAGATGAAGACTCCTTACCAAGAACATCAATTGAGTGGATTAGGGTTCTCATCTACTATGCGTAATTCCGTTATTGTTAAAGTGGACGGAACATTTAGTAGAACTTTAAAAGTCAATTTCTGATGTTTAGATTTCTAAAACGCAATGATTCTGAAGTTATAACTCCAGAAGTGGTTGACGTGCCGGTGACGACTATTCAGTCCAACATAGCTATGGCTCTTGCTTTATGTATGGAGGAATATCTACGTTCTGTTTCTAAGACATCAGTTGATATTCCTAATAGAGATACATTAGTAAGAGAATACAACACGTTGGTTGATGCTGGACTGGGCAGCTCAAAGAATGCTAGGTTATTGCAAGCTAAAATATCGGAATATAATCAGATAGCTCTGGATGCCATGCGCGCTAAGAACTTGTTTAGTTTCGTAAAGCGTGCAAGAGAGGTATTCGGAGAGAGTACTCTTCTAGTTGGTTCTAAACAATTTGATGATGTTTGTAAGAAGTATAAACTTGTCAAAGGTCTACTAAAACAGTACACTGGAGTGATTCCTGACCGTAATATTAGAGAAATCTTAGAAGTTAAGCGTAAACTTAACAACGAAGGACCAATGTTCTCTGATTTAGGGTTGGAGTATGCTAATGGGGCGTATTATTATGTTACAGGTATTAACTACGGATACAGTGATAGTAAAACTATGTTGAACAATCTGAAGAAATACATAGAATCACACAATCACATAGTTATTGGCCCTGATACAGAAGGCACACTCAGGCTGTCTAGTATAATTAACAAGAATCCCGGCCTTCCTGCTGATGTAAAGGCTTTTAGCTACCCTAACATAGTTTCCTTTGATGCTGTTAAGATAGGTAGAAATGAGCTATTTGTAGCTTGCCCTCCTAGTCAATTAAACAATCCAGAGGTTACAATCACTAAGAAGGCAGTAGACCCTATTGTGTACCAGCCTTGTGCTTATGGTATTCTCATTCACAGTATGTGGGGAGAAGAGTCAGAGGACAAAGTGTTTGAAGAATATAAACGTATTAACAATTTAATGCTATAATTATGTTTGAGAAAGCATCTAGAATGAAATTGCGTTTTAACACGCAACGTGGAGTTCTTTCTGTTGAAGACTTGTGGGATTTACCCTTAATTCAACTTGACAATATTGCAATTGCTCTTAACAAGAAATTGCAAGAGTCTAAAACTGAAAGCTTCATCAAAACCCGGACTAAGGACACTACCGAACTTGAACTGAAATTCAATATTGCAAAACACATTATTGATGTTAAGTTGCAAGAACAGGAAGACCGTCTACTTGAAAGTGAGAAGAAAGCTAAGCGTCAGAAGATTCTTGACCTTATGGCTAAGAAACAAGACGCTGAACTCGAAGGCAAATCTCTGGAAGAATTAGCTAAAGAACTTGAAGCACTTAATTGATTATGGACTTTGAGAAAGAAATAAAGAAATGGCAGAAGGTGAACAGCTCTGAAACTAAAGCCCAGCTCTTTGAAGCAGTAGATTACATCTGCGCTGATGAGCCTAATGGATTAGTAGGAGTGACTGGTTTGCTATTTGATGCCGATAAACTCAAGAGGAGTATCAATGCTGCGCTTTCCATGAGAGCGGAAGCTAACGTGGTTACACGTAGATATGGTTTGCGTCAGCAGGTGCTATACTTGATGTACTATGGCGAAGAGTGACTATAAGTGCTCTTGCGCTGGAAGAGGCTAAACTTTAAAGGAAGCATGTAAGTAATACTGTGAGTTATGCTGACAGACCGTCCACGTGAAAAGCCCAGTACGTGATACTGGCAAGGGCGGCCGTTAAATCGGAATTGCTTCCTGTATGGTCCCATAGTTCAATGGATAGAACGCTGGTCTACGGAACCTGAAATGGCAGTTCGACTCTGCCTGGGACTACTAACTTAATAAGGAAAGAGATGACTAACTTAGAAATTATTAAAAGATTAAAGACTGCTAAAGACTTGTACGATAAAGATACAAAGCCAGGTAGTGATAAGAATGGTGGTATGTGCCACTATATGAAGCAAGCATTCAACGGAGTGTTTAAAGAAGGAATACCTCCCTCTTATAATGAATTAGTGGCATTAATTCCGGAGTTTAACCCAGAGTTTCTAGGAGGTAATGTCAAACAAGAAGAAGTAGCTAGGCTGGTCTTTTGGTGGCCCGTAGATGAGAAGAAACACAGGCTTATAGCCTTCGATAAACTCATCCATTGGTACACAGAAAGAATCAATAAGCACACTATCTTACTAAAAGCTAAGAAGCTGTTTGAAGACCATTCAGAATACTGGGGAATGTGTTTCTGCATTGAACATGCTATGGCTGGCACAGAAAGAGGAATCAACATCTACGATGAACGTGATGTAGTTGCTATGTTTCCAGAGTTCAATAGAGAGTTCTTAGGTGCACCTAAAGACAGGTATGGTAAGGCATTTTGGTGGACTCCCGATGACGAGAAGGGTCACAATGCTAGGATTGAAGCATTTGATAAACTGATTAAGTATTACGAAGGAAGATGAACTGGATAAAAAGAATCATGAATAAGTTATTTATTGATAATGAGTCCTATAACATTGAAGAGGACAATATCACTATCTCACAAATCAAGCGTAAAATTTACGTAAATGGTAAATTAATATCTGAAACTAATAAGGATAGTGTACATATCAGTTTTACTGGTAACGTAAAAGAGCTTAACTGCAACACATGTGATATTGACGGAGACGCATTTACTGTACATGGTAATAGTGTTAAAGTTAAAGGTAATGTGGGAGGTTCTATAGAAGCTAACAGTATTGAGGTTGGTGGTAATGTACAAGGAGACATTGATGCTAACTCTGTTAAAGTAAAAGGCAGACACACTGGGAGTATTAACGTATAGCTTTCAAGGCTCAGTAGCTCAATAGTATAGAGCATCTCCGTCCTAAGGAGAGGGTTGTGGGTTAGAGCCCCACCTGAGTCACAAACCAATTATTAGTTATTATGAAGAATATCTTTAATTTTGGTAAATTGTTGGAAGGTGAATCTATGAATGCGGACGAGGCATATTCAGTTGCCACTTACAATGAAGTGGTGACACAAGAAACTCTAATTAAGAGGTTTCTAGATACTACTGACCAACTTATTAAGGCTAAGAGTGAGAACAATTACTTTAGTCTTGTTATGGATTTGAATGATGATGTAGCTAAAGCCAAGGATGAAATCCTTAAATACTACGAAGATAAACGATTCTTCGTTAAGGTTATTGATAAAGAAGGATATCCTGGCTTAGTTGGAGAATATCTATTCATATCCTGGAAGAAGTGAATTTCTTTATTCTAACATAACCACAGGCATAATTGAGAGTGAAATGCCTGTTTAAGCAGTCCCCACTGCTGTAATGGTGATTTGATTACCATACATTATCTTAAGCCCTTGAGGGTTGGTGTGAATAGACTATTCACATGTTCTTAACATTAATTGTTAACAACAATGACATTCGATGAACAAGACTCTCTTATAGAGTCATTGAACGCGGCTTATGATAAAGCCGGAACTATTACAGATGAAGACATCAAAGAACTGTTTGCCAAGAAGAATGCAATCGCTGATGAAGACGAGCAAACTTCTTATGAGTTCGATGAATTCTTTGCAGAAGTAGTAAGTAAATGGGCGCAAGACGGGCTGACTGATGAGAAAGCTCAATTACTGCTCAATCTTATTGATAGCGCTGACGGTAGTGTGGACGATTCTGAAGACGCAATGTTGGAAGAATTATCTATGGCTGAACTGACTGGCGTGGACATATCTGAAATATTAAAAGATAAGTTCCCAGACTACTTTGAATAGTTCTTATGTATGGTGATAGGTTATGGAATAGACATTCCAGCCAGAATATCACTGGGGGGTGTAGGCTCTTCTTCGTTGCTCCTAGCAACACACCTAATGCCAGGCATTGGCATTATTGTTATCAGTTTATGGTAACGGACTTTAGGCTACGTTATATTTAATGTAGTGCTAATCGCGCAGAACGATATTCGTACTGCCGTTTAGGGTCAAATTCAGATTAGTTATTAGATTATTCTTTACTTCTAATGAGGTAAGGTCTATTCTAGTGATTGTCTGGGTTTGGCCCTTCTTTTTTAACTTTAGATATGCAGAAATTTAAGTACGAAGACAATGAATTAATACCCATTTTACAGGTAGGAGACCTTATCACTGTAAACGACAAACTCGTGGAAGTAATTGACTGGGGCCCTGGATGTGCTGGTTGTTACTTTCGTGACAGGAATGATGACTGTACTATGGAGAGTAGATGTCCACTTTACGAAAACCTGATATTTCGAAAGGTGGAAAAGAAGATTAAACAAGATGAGAGGGTTGAGCAAACTAAAAGCATGGCTGAAGAGGAAGGGATTTACTTCTACTAATTATAAGGGAGATTCGGAGTACTACACATTGAACGGATTCTCTGCTACTGTGAGGTTAGCAGACCATGTAGGAAGAGAAGGAACTGAAACTGATAAATATATAAATATCATTCCAGACGGAGTTGATAGATATGTATTTATTTATGACAGAATATCTACTTCTATGAGCCATAAGGAACTTATTAAGGCATTAGATGCTTTAATATATCTGCATGGTAAAATTCCCAAGTATTTCGAGAATAGAGACCTTATTAAGAAGAGATACGAAGATGCTGTTTCCAGCGTCCAATCTCATTTAGCTAGAAGGACGGTAGACCAACGAGCAGTGTTGGTTAAGGGTGTTAGTACCTTAGAACCCGTCATACTCGAGTTGCAGAAACTATGTTGTCAATTTAGAGTAGAGAAAGAGAAATTGTGATTGTAATATTAATAGTGCTTGCACTGTATGGTGTGTCTTACTTACTAAACATTGTACTGAACTACATGCTTGCATACTACGACTTGGATGAAGAATACTTCTGGGAAGTTGTAGAAGAAGATGTAGGTTGGTGGATGACATGTCCAGTCATATCGCCATTTTTGTATCTGTGGTTAATAGGTAAGGTGCTAGAAGAACAATCAGATTAAACTAATACTAACTTTACGGATAATCAAGTATGATTATTGAAGAAGCTGACTTTAGAATGGAATCTATAGGTGACAATTTACACTTCTGGGACCTATCTATACTAAAGACTATTAAATCTAAGGACGGAGAACGTCAGGAGTTTAAAGTAATTGGTTATGGACTTCCCATATCTGCATGTCTTCAAAGAATAGCGGATTATAGAATAGAGTGTAAGCACCCAGATGCCATGTCTCTGAAAGAATATATTCAAGATTACAAACAAGAAGTAACTAGATTAGAAGAGTTAACTAAAGGAATTTAAGCTATGGCTTCACGTAAGAAAGGTACGGCACCTCATAAGCCGAAGAAGGTGTATGAATCTGTTAAGTTAATGAATTGTGCAAGGTGTGGTAGGGATACTACTCACACGCTGTTCGATTATGACAACAGGCTTTACAAATGTAATGTCTGTGGGGCAGTTTATACCAAACGTGGTAAATAACTAATATTTAACTCATTAAACTTATCAGTAATGAAGAAGGAAACTATCAAAGAGACTCCAGAGGAGAGATTCAAAAGACTAAGAATCAAGGATTTGACCGATGATGCTTTCATGGTGGCAGAACATTTAAGACAGCCATCTGTAACACCACGTGACCCAAGTGTGTGGAGTAAAACTCCTAAAGAACGTAAGTTGTGGAAACGCTATAGACGATTTCCTGCTCCGAGCTATCAATGGCCGGCTCCTGCTAAATCTATTCCTATTCCTGGAACTCTGGTCGTGTATGTAAGGGGTGGTAACTTTACTACTGGTAAAATGAATCCAAAGACCAACAAACCTATACCAAAGAACACATTTAGCCATAAATGTATTCAATCTGACATCCCTTTCTTATTAAGTAAATATAAGACAGAGAAGTCCCAGGTTACTAAATATTCTTGGAATGGCAAAACCTACGCCCCCGACTGTCTACCGTTCTGGGGACGTTAAACTAACAGTGTATCCTTCCTTTCTATATGAAGTACAACTATACCTCATTAGGAAGGATAGGGTAGAATGTGTAGGTTCTAAGTTCTATACTACTGATAAGCCTATTAAGGTAAGAGAATCGCAGTTTATTAAAGTCGACGATGAGATTACATGTGCTAAGTATATTACTTGGCTAGCAGCTCCCCTAGATTATTTAATGAACAACAATTTTAAAGTGTTAGAACGTGAGAATGCTAGACAAAGACGGAAATCCAATACAGGAGAAGACAAGCGAAGGAGTTCAAACCGTAGGCGCTGAACCTACTATGAAGTATACAGAGCAGGTGATTGATAAGTCTAGACGTGTTTGCCCACTATCAACTGTAATGGTTGAGATGTTGGTAAAACAGATGTCAGCCGAACTTGCCAACCATGCTCTGTATATGACCTTTGCCAATTACTTTGAAGTAGAGGGTTTACCAAAGCTAGGTATTTACTGGAGAGGTCGTGCTAAGGAAGAATATTTGCATCATTCTTGGATATTTGAATATCTAACCACTAACGATGCTCTGTTCCAATATCCGCCTGTTCCAGCCATTAATGTTGAAATCACTGATAGAATCATGCCCTTTGCTGCTACAGTAGATAGGGAGATTGAGACTACTCGTGGTATTAATAAGATTGTAGACCAGGCTCAGAAAGAAAGTGATTGGGCTACATTCCAATGGTTGAATGGAGAGGATGAGGATGAAGGTATGTTAGTTAAAGAGCAAGTAGAAGAAGAATCTATTAGTCGTACTATTCTTGATATGGCTAGAGAGCAGGCTACTTGGCTTCGTAAAGAGAATGCAATACTTGATTTCTATAATGGTCTAGGTCGCAAGTAATTGCCTATAATCAGATTAACTTATCTAAAGAGATTACATTTAGAAACATTTAATCTACAAGTTTATGAAAGAAAGAGTTGAGTATAGAGTTGACAGTTTTGTTGATTTTACTGGCATGGAACGTAAGTTCGTAATGGTTGCATTGTCACAAGAAGTATGTGCTGAAATTGACCCAGATACAGAGAACTGGGATGAAGATGCACTCTTAAGTGATAAATGTCTGTCTATTGGCGTATCTGTATGTCAACCAGAAGATGAGTTTGATGAGAATATGGGAGTTCAAATAGCTCTTGGTAAGGCTCGTAAACTACATAATCATGCTCTGTACAGTACTGACCCCGGATTGATTAACCGTGGTGTAGTTAATGCTCTTCTTGACCAAGAAGTAGCATTCTTCAAACAATGTCCTGGCAAGTATCTGAAAGGATATGATACAGCTAAGGCTATCTATGAAGAAGGACGTAAAATGGTTGAACTAGAAGCATCACTATCTGATGAAGAACGTACATGCTTGGATACCTTATTAACTTCTAAGAATGATAGAGTGGATGTTATCTATGATATCTATAACTACTATCAGTCTCAGAAATGAAATTTAAGGATGCTTTCGTTGGAGGTGTGATTGCTGCTGCTATATGCCTTGGTATAGCATGGGCTTGCAAGGATAGAAACACAGTAGTTATTCCTGACAACACTAAATATGAGCAAGCTATAGACTCGCTCAATAAGGAAGTAAGGAAGTTAGAAATTACTAACGACAGTCTAATTAGTGTCATTACCAATTCTAAAGGTAAGATAGACACTATTAATAATTGGTATGAAAAGGAGCTTATTGATATTACTAATCAGTCTATTGCCGCTGATGCATCTTTCTTCGCAGAATATGTATCCCAAGCTGGTAGATGACTCTTTAGTTGTGATTACTCCACAGCAATTAAAGGCTAGTAACCTTATATTTCTGGAGCATAAGAAGCTTAAGCTAGAGAGGTTTGAACTCAATAAACAGCTTACATCTTATGAATTACTAACTGCTAACTATGCTAAAACTGATAGTATAAGACTTCAACAACTAGCACGAGCAGAATTGCAAATGCAGATGTATGATGAAGCTATTAGTAAGCAACGGGAGCAGATAGCTAAGATGAACAAAAAGAACAAGAGATTAACTACATTGTCAATAGGAGGATTTGCTATCAGTGTAGGCTTATTATTAGCCTTACTGATTAAATAGCAAATTCTTGGCAAACTACTATTCGGAACATGGCGAACAAACTATCTGACAGTTTTGATAAGGACAGAGATGGAGTAAAGTACAAATACCCCGAGAGAACTTGCAAAGACTGTTCTAGATATCCCTGTTTCAGAGGTATTGAGCACAGTGTTTGTGATTTCGCCAAATATGGTTGTGTGCATTATAAAGACGGTGGGGTTAATAAACGACAAAATGAGCTGGTGGGCTCGGAATGATGATTCAATATACCATACGCGTTGAATTACTAGCTAGTAAGGAAGATGCTGGTGGTTATATAGTCTATGCATTCAAAGATTTGTCAAACGGCACATATAAAATGTGTACCCGATGTCCTAACTGGGAAGGTCCATTCTTAAGAGTTGGTGACATCGGGTATTTGAAATGTAAGGAAGTATATGCAGGGGAAGACACATGGTATAATCCCATCACTGACTCCTTTGAGAAGTATAAATATACCGATATATATTTCGAAGACTTTGTTTATGAGAAACCACCAGAAGGTGAGATTATACTGTAAAAGATTATCTAAATTAACGAGATTAGACCATTATCTAAAATTAATATGATATATCTATGTTCAGAGAGAAATTGGCATCAGCTATCGATAGAAAGAATAATGACATCAACTCTTTCATTTGGAAGGGTCGTAAGCAAGAAGTAAATGGAGCTTTAGTACAAGAGGAGAAACGCTTGGTTGATTGTACTGAAGAAGAACTTCGTAATTTCTATGCACATTGTGATTCTATGCTCTATAATACTAACAAGGACTATCCTGGTCGTTATGTTCTATTGGACATTATTAAAGACCAGCGTCAGCGTTGTAACGCAGAATTGTTCTTGCGCTGGTTAGAACAGGAGCAGCATATGCCAAGGTTTAAGTTCCTAGAGGCGTTAGTCTCTTTCTTGGATATTAATAAGGACGGTATAGACCCGAAAGAGTATCCAATTGAAGGAACTATGTGCGGCTGTCCTAAAGAGTTTGGAGACATTCCAACAGAGACAGTACGCGAAGGTTGTTTGGACAGACTGGGAAAGTTCAACAAACAACACATTACTCTTACATTTATTCTCAAGCAAGGTCTATGGTTCACTGCTCAAGAGAGCAAGGACTTAGTGGAGAAAGACCCTAAGACAGGTCAGATAAGAGATAAGATTGAAGTGGCGAAGGAAAGACTAGGTCTGAAGCCCACAATGCCTCTTTATGTTACTCCTAAAGGACTTAGCTATTCACAGCTTCGTTCTATGGTTAATTTGAAGAGTAAGAAGTATACAGAACTAACTACTGACCAATTAAAGGTTCTTAGAAATAGAATCTTGTATTCTTTGGAAGATGAAGTGAAGTTCCATATATCTCAGTGGGAAACTCGCAAGAACCAAATTAAATTAGTATGTGATGCTAAAGGCTATACTTTATAATGTACTCTGGATGCTGACCACAGTTAATCCAGATTACTATGTAGTAGGTATAAGCTACTTAACGTAACTTGTGAGAATTTACTAATATTAAATAACAGGGTTCAAGGTAATAGATTCAAATGAGTTATTAATTAAGGGCTTAGCCTATAACAAGTGGCAGACTTATTCGGAAACGTAAGCAGAGATGAACGCCAAGCAATTGGTGTTCAACGTTGGGTAGATAATAAGTTGCGTGGTTCTTTAGTCTATTGTACCGGTTTCGGTAAGACTAGAACTGCCATTATGTGTATGAAAAGATTCTTGGCTAAGAATCCTGGTAGAAGAATTATAATAGTAGTACCTACTGATGCACTACAGAGACAATGGCTTAGTGATTTAACAGAGCAGCAAGTCCCAATGGTGTACGAGGTACTAATAATAAACTCTGTTGTGAAACATGAGTGGACATGTGATTTGCTAGTACTTGATGAATGTCATAAATATGCTTCCGACCTGTTTGGAAAGGTATTTGAAGTAGTCAAGTATAAAATAATTCTAGGTTTAACTGCAACTATGGAACGACTAGACGGTAAGGATAGTTATATTAAGAAGTATTGTCCAGTAGTTGATAGAGTAGATGTTAGTGAAGCTACTGCTAGAGGCTGGTTATCTCCTTATAGGGAATACAAAGTCATGGTAGAAGTAGACAATCTAGACAAATACTATGAGTTAAATAGAGAGTTTTATGAGCATTTTGCTTTCTTCGGTCATGATTTTACACTTGCTATGGCTTGTGCTACTAAATGGCAGAAGAGAATTGAGCTAGCTAAAACCATGCTTCCCGACTTTGACAAGAAACCAGATGAATGGAAAGCTCTTAATAAGACCATTCTAATTCATGCTATGGGTTTCAATAGGACTTTACAGGCAAGGAAGAAGTTCATTTATGAACATCCTAAAAAGATAGAACTTACAAATATGATACTTGAGCATAGGCAAGACAAGAAATGTATTACTTTTAGTAAGACAATCAAGATTGCCGAACAAATCAAGTATGGTAAGGTACTATCTAGTAAGGAAACTAAGAAGAAGGGAAGGATGACTTTAGAGGAGTTTAAATCAGCATCTGTGGGAGTACTTAATACTTCTAAGATGTTAGATGAAGGAGCTGACATACCAGGACTGTCAGTAGCCGTTATTCTTGGATACGATTCCAGTCCTACGTCTAAAACGCAAAGAATAGGTAGAGTTATTAGAAAGGCAGAGAATAAAGTAGCGGAAGTCTTTACTTTAGTAATCAAGGGAACTGTTGAAGAAGAATGGTTTCGCAAGAGTACTGGTAGTAAGGATTATATCACTATAGCCGATTCTGATTTATTAAATCTACTAGAAGGGCGAGAATTTACTCCTAAGAAGAACAAAGAAACTAAAATGATATTTAGGTTCTAATGTTTAGAGTGTTATATTGCAACATAGGTGCTGAAGGGCAGCCTGATAGAACTTCAACAGTATCTACTGATGTTGATGCTGTTAAGCTATTAGAGCTGTTAGAGAAGCATTCAGAGCATCGTATTTGCATGATGTCTGTGCATTTAGAGCGTAGCCCTCTAGATGTGCAAAGTCTTATTACGAGCCTGAAATTTAAGTAGATTCGTTTTGAAATGTAACAAGATTATCGTATCTTTGTAATCCTTAACGGTCAAAATTACATGACAACTGAAAGATTGCTTGAACTTGTAATGCTTACTAACACGTTTGATAGTATCATTCATGCTAGTGGTGTCAACGAAAACGGTGAAATTGAATTTGAAGGTGGAATCTATGACGTCAAGGCTATGGTAGCAAGGCAGACAGAACTCTTTAAAGAGTTTATAGCTCCTTACGAAGTAGCAGGCGAAGCTTATGTGATTGAGGACACTGAGAAATCAGAATAACAAAGTATCACAGCTGATAGATTAGTAAGTTATTTACTTATTAATCAATACGCTTGGAGAAATTAAGTTTAACAATAGAGAATCAGTTGTTAATAATGGAGCAGTATAGGCTTACTGCTGAGGAGTTGTTAATGATTGAGTTGCTATTCTTGGCACAACCAGAAGAGGGACATAAAGACTCCCTCATCCGATATCTGGGAATGCCAATAACTAAAACCCGCCTTAGAGACGTATTATTAAGTCTACAGGTGAAGGGAGTCATTACTAAGAAGTATAAAATTCCCGCAGAGGGTCAGACGTTTGACCCTGAATCTGTAATCTTTAATGAAAACTTCATTAAGAATTATAGAAAATATTCCGGAGACCTGGGAGGAGAGTTCTGGGAAGCATACCCAGATATTGTCATTATTAATGGTAGGGAGTATAGTTTAAAGAACTGGTCTAAGAAGTTTAACACTTTAGAAGACATGTTCTTTAGATATGGCAAAAATATAGGGTGGAAACTTGAGAATCATAAAAGGGTGATAGAGTTAGTCAATTGGGCTAAACAGAACAAATGTAATCTGATAAACGTCAATATTGCTGACTTTATAATGTCTAAGGCTTGGGAAGGCATCGAGAAGTTTAAAGATGGAACATATGAAGAATTAGTGTTTGATACTATGACGGAACTATGACATATACTAGCAGACTAATCGAACTTATCAAAAGAGGCAGAGAAGGTGACAATCAAGGGTTATCACTGGGAATGCCTAAGCTGGAGCATATAATTGACGGATTAACTCAAGAGACCTATTACCTGATTGCCGCAGGAACTGGTAACGGTAAGACTAGTTTCGTGCTTCACTCCTTTATATATAAAGCTCTACTGGACTCTGATTCCGATAAGGATGTTCAGTTTATTATATTCTCTTTGGAGATGAGTGCTGAGCAGTTACTTGCTAAATTGCTTTCTCTTCATATATATGAGACATATGGTAAACAAATATCTTTTAAAGAGTTATTGTCTAGAGGCAAGGACTCTACACTCTCTGATGAGGATTATGAGTTAGTACAGGAATGTATTCCATGGCTAGAATCTATAGAGGACAGACTAATAATACATGACGGCACTCTCAATTCAGAGAAGTATAAGTCTCTAATCATAGAGGATTTAAAGAAATTTGGAACCTTTGTTGATGAAGATACTTATGAACTTAATAATCCGAAACAAATTATCGCAGTAATTACTGACCACTTAGGCTTAGTGAGACCACAGTCGGGTCGTAGCAAGAAAGAGGAGATTGATACCATATCGGCATATGGTGTCTCATTTAGAAGTAAATGTAAGATATCTCCAATCAATATTATGCAGTTCAATAGAAATGCTAATAATGCAGAACGACTAAAACAAGGCTTGCAAGAACCTGATTTGTCAGATTTAAAAGAGAGTGGTTCTCCGAGTGAGGATGCCAATGTAGTATTGGTATTATTTAATCCATTTAGAAGCAAATTGTCTACATATAGAGGATATTGCATTAAAGAGCTAAAGGATGGTTTCAGGTCATTATTGGTTCTTAAGAATAGATTTGGTGCGTCTGACGTAGCCATTGGTGTAGGATTTTATGGTAGGTGTGGTATCTTTAAAGAGCTTCCATCTGCGTCTGAAATCAATGATTATGACAAGTATAAGAATCCAGATTGGACTATTATTGATTTCCCAGACAGGGAAGTCGAGATAGAACGAACTAAGAAAGATGATTTACGCGTAACCATAACATTATGATTTAATGAGCCAAATTATAGGACTTGGAGGATTTTCGGGAAGTGGTAAGTCTAGTTCCCTACAGTATTTAAACCCAAAGGAGACATTTATCATTAGCTGTACTCCTAAACAATTATCAATTCCAGGATTTAGGAAGAATTACAAGAAGCTAACTCAGGACAAAGACAAGAACTATGTTGGAAATTGGTATTTCAGCAATGAATTTGCCAAAGTGATGAACATCATGAATGTAGTTAATGTTAAAATGCCAGAGATTAAGGTCTTAGTAATTGACGATAGTAATTATCTTCTTTCACAAGAGGTGATGTCTAGAAGTGCGGAGAAAGGATATGATAAGCATATTGACTTTGCAAAGCACTATTATGATTTAATAATGAAGGCTATGACTCTTAGAGAGGATTTAATTGTAGTGTTCATATCTCATATTGTAAATGACGGTAACGACTATGACCCTAAATATAAGTTATTTACTACTGGAAAGATGTTGGATAGGTCTGTTAATATAGACGGGCTGTTTAATTATTTGCTGTATGCAGAGAAGATTGTAAATGATGAAGAGGTTGACTATAAATTCAGAACAAGGTCACTTGGTCCAGATACTTGTAGAAGTACCGCAGGATGTTTCCCTGATTTATATGTTGAACCTAACATGAAGATGGTCATTGATACAATTAATAAATTTGAATACGGAGAATGATAGTTAAAATGCTGTTAACTTTGGACTTTGACCCAGCTACTGGAGAGTATAAATCTCTAAAGCAGGAAATTGTCAAAGAAGAAGTAAAGACTAGAACAGTCAAGGAAGAGGTTCCAGAGACATCTGAACCGCAAATTACCCTAGACCCTAACAAGTACATACTTAATAAAGCAGCTGCCCAATTAATGGGAGTTGCTTGGGAAGATAGACTTAGTATTAAATATCAGAAAATTGACGGAATCACTTTCCCCGTTATAGGAACTGATGAAGCTTTTGGAACCAAAGGTGGAAACAAACTTACTAAGAGTCTGTCTGTCAGCTGTAGAGGTAAAGCTAATGACATGCTACGTCAGTATGGCGATACATTTACAGTAACTACGATGAAAGGTCAAGACGACCTCTTCGTATTAGTTGGTAATGCTGAAAGGCCGGAAGAGCCTGAAGTAGATAACATAGAGGTATTAGAAGATGAAAGCGACAACATTGATTTGCCGTTAGACACAGAGATTGGAGATGAGTCAGCTAAAGAGATTGACCCATTAACTTTTGAACTTTAATACTTATAAACTATGTCAATGAATTTCAACTTAACAAACACGAACGGTACATCATCTATTAAACCAAGACTGAAACCATGGGAAATCCACGATGTTATCTTCAAGGGAATAACATTTAATGAGTTTAAGGGTAAGAAAGACCCTGACGCAGTGTATAAAACCATGAGAATTTCATTCGAGAATGAGAATGGTGTTTATGAAGAAACAGTATTCTGTCCTAAAGAGGGAGATGATGTAAGACAAGTAAGCTCTAACAATGGAGTTGAACGTGAAAGTCCGTCCAACTTTGAGAAGTTTAAATTTATGTTAGCTCATATTGGAGAACAACTTGCTCCTAAGAAATATGAAGCATTTAAAACTAAAACTTTTGCCCTTCCGGAAGAGTTTGAGAAATTGGTAAAGACATTTGCCGACATCACTAAGGATGCAGTTAATAAGCATACTAATCTGAAGCTGATTGCTAATAAGAAAGGCGAACCTTGTCTGCCTTATTTCGTCAATATCAGTAAAGCAGGTGATGCATATATCTCTAACAACTGGTTAGGAGACAAAGTATTCTTCTCTAACTATGAAATCAGTCAGATGAATAAACAGAAGAGTAACGGCCCTACTGATATGCCTGGTACAAGTTCTGACGATTTTGCAGCATCTAATGATGCAGCCACAGATAACGCAGACCTTGACTTTGAAGTGTAATAATTAATTAGTAAATTTGAGGTTCAAACATTAAACATTGAAATAATATGGTATTGGAATATGAACCTAAAATTACTAAGAAGTATTTACTTGAAAGGCAGACTCAGGAAACTTATCTTGAGTACTATCTAGGAATCCCAGTTAAGAAAGGGTTGTTTAAATCTCCGTTGAGAAATGATAATTCTCCTACGTGTTCCTTTTATAGGAATGCGTCTGGAGACATCATATTCAATGACTTCAGCGGACAGTTCTATGGTAATTTTATTAGTGTGGTTATGTATAAGTATAGTTGTACTTATTATAAGGCATTGCAAATAATTGCTAACGACTTTGGCTATATAACTCATAAAACGTTACCTAAGAACAATAAGCCTGTAGTCGCAAGTAAGTCTGAATTTAAGGACGATGGACCTGCGATTATAAGAGCTGATGTACAAGAGTTCACTGAATCTGAACTACAGTGGTGGGCACAATATGGCATTACTAAGGAGATTCTGAAGAGATTCAGAGTCTATTCTTGCAAGGCTGTCTATTTAAATGGCAGTTATTATGCCACTACTGGTCCACAGAATCCCATGTTTGGCTATTATCGTGGTAAGAACGATAAAGGGGTTGAGTTATGGAGAATCTACTTTCCATTTAGAGAAAGAGGAACTACACGGTTTCTATCTAACTGGAAGTCTATCATGTTACAGGGAGCACATCAGCTTCCGGCAGAAGGCGATTTGTTAGTAGTTACTAAGAGTATGAAAGACGTTATGTGTCTATATTCTTTAGGAATTACTGCAATAGCTCCTAATTCAGAGAATTTATTCTTAACTGAATCTCAATTCGAGAAGTTGAGTAAAAGATTTAAGAAGATAGTTGTATTCTATGATAACGACTTGCCTGGCATTCATAACATGAACCAGATAAGAAAGAAGTTTAACATAGACTGCATCTTCATTCCTAGGTCTTATGGAGCTAAAGATATATCTGACTTTCATGCTAAATATGGTAGAGAGAAGACACTTAATTTAATTGAAAGGGCATGGAGAACACTGAAGAAGTAAAACCGAAGAAGAAACGTAACGGTGCATATGCTAAACGTAAAGGTAATAATTATGAACTTAAGATTATTAAGGAATTGATAGGACTTGGTTATAAAGGCCTAAAGTCATCTCGTAGCGAGTCCAAGAATCTGGACGATGCTAAAATTGACATAGCTGAAACCGAGGACAAATTGCCATGTTACGTACAATGTAAATGTACTAAGAACACACCGTCTATTGCTGAAATTATCAAAACATGTGGTCGTAAAGATAGACCCTTAGTAATAATCTGGAACAAGCAGATTGACAAGGGAGTAAACATGGGCTCTGACGGAGAATACGTTATGATGAGTAAAGATTTCTTTTATGAACTTATTAAGAAGGCTACGGAGTAATCTGTGGCTTTCTTTGTTTAGTAATGCTTGATTAGAATATCCTATGGCAAATTTGATATATTCACATCTTGACTTACTAAATCTTGAATCATTTAATTATTATATCTGCTGATGAACACTTATATTCTGCCTTGTTATAGTCTGGACGACGGTGATTTATGGCTAGAGAAGGTAAGAGCTAGAAGCTTTACAGAAGCTGAGGATAAGTTTATTGACTTATTCATTACAGATTATGACATAGACCCTCCAGGTGATTATGATGAACTGGCAGGTACTATGGCTAAAGACAAAGAGATAATTATTGGTGACATATACGATATAGAAGAGTTCTAGTCGTACAAGATGACAATGAATGTTTAGAATAGGTTTAGATATTGACGATTGTCTAGCTGACTTTTGGGGTGCTTACTGTGAGTACTTCGATACAGCTAGTAATCCACGTATGCTTGAAGATAGCATGATTACTAGGAATGTACAACGTATTCTTAGTAAGGACAGAGACTTCTGGTTAAATCTCAAAGTAGTTAACAGACCTGATTTTGTTCCGGAATTATATTGCACTAAACGTGTAAACAATAAAACTTGGACTAAAGAATGGCTAAGACGAAATGGATTCCCAGATAGACCAGTCTATCAAATGTATTACCAACACGGTAATAAGGCTGATATGATTAAAGGTAAAGTGGATGTCTTTATTGACGATTCTTTAAGTAACGTACTAAAATGTCAACGTTCTGGACTGCCTGCATTATTAATGCATACAGAAAGGACTATTGACTTTCCTATGTTTAAAGTATTCTCCTTATGTAAAGATGAGATTATAGATGCTTATCAATTCATGAGGAGTTATGCTTAAAGACATTAAAATTACACCACTAATTGAAACTATCAAGTTCCTTGAGATAAGTGATGAGGAGTATTTCAGTGAAGCTTATTCTGATTACATTAGTAATTCTAGATTGAAGCTTATAAACCCAGAACAAGGAGGTAGCCCAGAAGCTTATTTAGCAGGACTGGGTGCTGATGGAAGATACTCCGATTCGCTGTACTTTGGTTCGGCAGTACATGAATTAGTACTGCAACCAGAGTCTTTTATTCTTGTAGAGTCTGTAGATAGACCAACAGCTAAAGCCGGATTCATGGCTGATGAGCTGTATCCTTTATTTATAGCTAATGGTGTTGTTACTAAGGATGAGATAGTAGTAGCGTCTGACAAGATTAGCTATTATAAAGGTAAAATGGATGAAGACAAAATGGATGCTCTGCGCATAAAATGCGAGAACTATTATGCTCAACGCACAGCTTATGAGTGGGGCAGCAAATATGTTGCAGATAAGGTTCCAATTTATCTTGATGCTAAATCTAGAGACAAACTACGAGAATGTATTGTATCAGTTGAATGTAATCCACAAATACAATCCTTATTGAATCCAGACTATTTATTAGAGAAGCCAATCTCCAAGAATGAGTCTGTACTATTAATAGATGTGCTTGTTGAGCATAATGGTCTTAGTAAGGTTCTCAAACTAAAAGCTAAGTTGGATAATTTTACATACAGTCCAGAGTCGAATGAATTAGTTCTCAATGACTTGAAGACTAGTGGACATTATCTCACTAAGTTTCATGAGAGCTTTGATAAGTATCACTATGCTAGGCAAATGGCTATGTATATGTGGATGCTGAAATTGTACATAGAGAATGAATATAAGGCAAAGCCCACACTTAAGGCTAATATGTTAGTGGTATCAACAGTTCCGGATTTTAGGTCTGGAGTGTTTCCTGTTAATAATGGTCATATGTTGTCGGGTTTTACTGAATTTACTACATTGTTGAGGCGTGTAGCATATTACGAGCTTTATGGATACGATGCTGATGGAATACTATGAGCCTACTATGAATGATTTGAAGGAATACTACAAGCAGTACTTCAGTTTAGGATGTCTGGCCTGTGATATAGGAACTAAGTTCGCTTTAATATCACTAATATGCTTTCTTACTAAGCAAGCTAGGAACAAAACTCCTAACGCAACTACTTGGCAAGTAATCCAGAAGATTAGACAGGGCAAAGAAAGTCATAATTCGGAGGGTCTTCTTAAAGGTCTCGCAGTTATATGTGATGATTTTATGAGAAACACTACCGAGTTCTTGACATTTGATTTAAAATCGGCTAAAGATATGGTTGCTAAGATTAATGAAATTCTTGATAAAGAGCTTCCTTGGGAACCTACTACGCCAGAAACGCCATTTTAATTATGGTACATGACAGATATTTGAATAACATGGCTATAATTCATAGTTTGGAAGTATTAGCCAGGAAACATCCCGATATGCGTTTCCACCAGCTGTTATGGGCAGCAGGATTAATAGAGAAACGCTCTGACGAAATCGTGGACAAGTTCTACGAGGAAAGTCGAGACACATGGGAGCAAATGACTAAAAATGAATTTTGCTTTCCGCCAAACGATAATAGTTAAATCTTATTAACTCACTAATTGTTGGCAATTTACTTGTGTAGTTACAAGAAATGTAGTATCTTTGTAACGCTTTCCTCTCGAAGGAGAGTCAGATTAATAGAATTAAATTTAGATTATTTTGCATTAGAACTGTTTGGTAGTTTACTATTAAAGCAGTACCTTTGTAATACAATAACAAAGAGATATGACAATGAACTAATGTTTAAATTCCAATTAATTATGACAAACCAAGTAAATTTTAAGAACGTAGAAGTAAAAGGTTATACTAAACAAGAAGCAATCGCACAAGCACCTTTCCAAGTAATTCGTGATGCAACTCAGGCATGGAAGACAGCTGGTAAACCTATTTCAGAGAAAGCTTTGAAGGAATTTGAAGCAGAGTATCTGGCTAAGCATACTAAGTTTGCTGCTGGCATCGGATGTTCTATCACATTTGAAGCAGGTTCTGCTGATACTCGTGAACGTCCTTATACTATGCGTGACATCAAGAACGAGAAAGGTAAACGTAAATACAAAACTGGCTATCAGGGAATCAATCCTGCAACTGGTGAAGTATTGTTCTTGAACTTTGAAACTAAAACTAAAGCCAAAGAAATCGCTAAGGAACTTTACACTAAGAAAGGTTATACTGGCGATATCTATTGCAAGTACATCAAGGCTGTAGTTGAAGGCGAAGACGGTGCTTTTGAAGTAAAACACACTCCGTCAAAATCAGCTAAGATGGGTACATACATCTGCTTTGGGGTCGAAGGATAAAATTTAACTTCTATTGACTTTAAATATCAAAGGGATTATCTTATGTGAATAAGGTAGTCCCTTTTCTTTTTATTCAGATGTGCATAACTAAAAGAGATTAGATTTTATATAAGCGCCGAAAGGTTATCTAATTTTAACTCAGAAATGAGAGAAACAACAATTACCAAGCTAATCAATCACTTACAAGAAGTTTTAAAACAGAACATTAGTTTAAATGCATATGCAGAACAAGTAGGTCTTCCACAGAATTACTTCTGGGTAAAGAAACAGGTAGTAAACAAAGATATAGCTGATGGCAGTATCGACAAGGAATCCTACGACATGATAATGAGTCTGTATGACAAGGTTAGCAAGAGAGGTATTATACGTCGTTCTAAATCGGAAGAAGTGACATCTTCTGAAGAGGAGGAAACTAGTACTGGCAAGATTACATTGGTCAGAAATGATGAAGGTAAGATTGTTAAGTATCAATTCACTATCCCGCTAAGAGACAAAGCACCATTTACTGGCAGTCTTACTAGGGATGAAATGAATATGATTCATAGACTTTACTCTTATTATGGTTCATCCATAACACAAAGAGAAGTAAGTCGTAGCTTCCCTGAATATTCTCTAGAGGAGTTTAAGAAGATTCTCAAAGTCTTCAATATTACTAAAGCCGCAGCACCATTTGCTCCTCATGTTATTGAGGAGAATACTATTGACGAGCTTAAAGATATGCAACTAAGGGAGAAGGAGAATGACTTCCTAAGGGGCATAGAAGCAGAACGCATCAAGAATAACGAGCGACTACTTAAGAAGTATGCCATGGAGAATGCCGAACTGAAAGCTAAAATAGCTGACGGCAAAGCTCTTATAGAAGGGCTAGACTTCAATAATCTGTATGACTGGGGACGTATGCCGACAATTTCTAACGGCAAAGACCTAATCATATGGTTGTCTGATATTCATACTGGAGCCACAGTGTCTCCTCTATCTATTTATCAGAATCCTTATAACGAAGAAGAAATGAAGAAGAGATTTGACATGATTATAAAGAGAGTATATACTGAAGCTTATTACATTGGTGGTGGGTTTGAGAATATAGTTATCTGCAATCTTGGAGATTCTCTTGACGGATATAATGGACAAACTACAAGAGGTGGTCATGAACTGGCTCAAAACATGAGCAATAAGGAGCAATTGCAAACTTATATTAAGTTAATGACTAGCTTTGTTAAATCTCTGATAGAGAATGTAAAGCATACCAATATGTATTATTATTGTGTTGGCGAGTCCAATCATGATGGTGATTTTGGTTATGCTGCTAATTTGGCATTAGCTGCTGTATTAGAACAGTTTGATGTTAAATGTCAAGTATTTGACAAATTTATAGGAGAGTTTACTCTTAACGAGACTACCTATGTAATGTGTCATGGTAAAGATAATAAAGACATGTTTAAGAATCTACCATTAACTCTTGACGTGAAGACAGAGAATTTCATCAATGAATATTTGGACAATAAGGGCATCACTGGTAATGTAATCTTTGTAAAAGGAGATTTACATCAGTCAGCCACTACTTATGGTAGAAGATTTACCTATAAGTCAGTTGGTTCATTATTTGGAAGTTCCGAATGGATTCACAAGAATTTTGGAAATACATGTTGGAGCTGTGACTATTCTATTGTCGACGAAGCTGGTAATAGATTAGATGGATTAATCACAGCTAAGTCCTAAGTTAGAAATTCTATAATTCCATACAAATAGTTTTGATTCGTCCATATTGTTTAGTAACTTTGTCAAAAAAGTTATTAATATATGGACGAACAAAATTTTAAATTTAATTATGTATTCCAGGGACAAGATTGTACCCTATCAACTGGAGTCTATAAGATTACTATCCAGAATCATGTTTACATCGGTAGTGCAGCAATCTCTTTTAGAAAACGGTGGAGACAACACCAGTTAGACTTTATTAGAGATATACACCACTCTAGGTTCGCGCAGAACGCATTTAATAAATATGGCATTGCCACATTTGAGATAATGGAATTATGTCCTAGGGAACTATGCATAGAGAGGGAGCAATGGTGGATAGACACTTTGAAACCAGACCTGAATATTCAAAAGATTGCTGATAGTGCTTTAGGAGTCAAGAGGACTGAGGAAACTAAGCGGAAATGTAGAGAGGCTCACTTGGGAAAGAGGTTGTCTGAGGAAGCTATAGCTAAGAGAACAGCAAAGCAAGTTAAGACAATCTATCAATATGATTTAGATGGAAATCTAATCAAGGAATGGGATAGTGTTAAACAAGCTGGAGAAGCTCTTGGAATTAATAGACCTTCTATTAGTAACTGTTTAAAAGGTAGATACAAGTCTGCTGGGGGATTCATTTGGAGGTATTCTGTGGAAGAGGTTTCTCCTGTGAAGAAAACCAAGTCTATAGAACAATATGATTTGGATGGAAATTTAATTAAAGTATGGGACAGTATAAATTCTATTGAAAATGGGACTGATTACAAAAGGAAGACAATTTATGCTTGTGCAAATGGTCAAAATAGTACAGCGTATGGATATGTATGGAAGTATTGTAGATAATAAACTATGCTTAATGTCAGAATTATTACTATAATGCCTAAGAAACTTACTACTGAAGAATGGATTAATAAAGCTAGAATTAAACATGGAGATAAATATGATTATTCTAAATCTGTGTACACTGGAAGTAGAGATAGAATAATCATCACTTGTCCGAAACATGGCGACTTTACAGCTATATCCGGATTGCATATTTCTAGAGGGGATGGTTGTCCTGAGTGTGCTTCATTAGCTAAAAGTAGCAAGCTTTCATTATCTAATGAAGAATTCATTAACCGTTTACGTGACATGTTTGGGGATAATTATGATTACTCTAAAGTCAAATATAATGGCACTAGAGGGTATGTTACCATAGTATGTCCTAAACATGGTGAATTTAAGGCCCGTGTTGGCACTCTATCGAGAGGTGTAGGATGTCTGAAATGTAAAGAGGAAGAAAGACTTAAAAAGTTTAATGACCTTTACATAAAGAAATTTAAGGAGTACTACCCAGATTTAGATTATAGTAAAACTGTATATACTGGGTGGGATACTAGAATAGTTATAACATGCCCCAAACACGGTGACTTTGAAGTCCTTCCTAACAACTTTCTTAGGTGTAAAGGGTGTCCAAAATGCTCTGCTGAAAGTCATGCAAAGTATATGCAGAAGTCCTTAGATGACTTTCTAAAGGATGCCAGACGCATTCATGGCACACGTTATGATTATTCTAGAGTAGAGTACAACGATAGTCATACAAAGGTCTGTATTGTATGCCCTGAACATGGTGAATTTTGGCAGACTCCAAATAGCCATATACAAGGTAGTGGCTGCCCTAGCTGCTCAAGTTCAAAGGGCGAAGAAGAGGTATGTAACATTTTGTTAAGTAATGGAATTAAATTTATAAGGGAATACACTATCCAAGTGCCTAATGAGATTAACACCTCTGGACACGCTTATATTGATTTTTACTTACCAGAATATAATACCTTTGTGGAATATAATGGCATTCAACATTATAATCCTAAAATGGCATTTGGCGGGTCTTTCAAATTTGAGCGACAACAAGCTCGTGACGAGTATGTTAGGCAATATTGTAAAGACAATAATATCAAATTAATAGAGATTCGTTATGATGAAGATGTGTGGGAAGTTTTGACCAGAGAACTTCTTGATAATCAAACAACAAACGAAGAATGCAAATAAGTATTGACCAACTCATGAATGGTAAGGCTACTAGAATAGGTAAGAGAGCATATTTACCAACTGCTGCCTATGTAGAGCCTTTTATTGAAAGAATGTCCAAGTTTACTAAAGACTTTATAGTTGAAGTAGAATTGCCTAAACAGGTCACTAGGACAGTCGATGGAGATGTTAATGCAGATGATATTACATATAATCGTGTATTGATTCAAGCTGTAATGCCAGAGAGTTGCAGCTTTGACAATCATGATGAAGTTATTGGCATGGTCTACGGACTAGATGTTCGTAAGCCAGTAGCCAAGATTTATAGAGGGGCACTTAACAGAGCATGTACAAATCTCTGTGTATTTGACCCAGAATTTCTCCAAATGCAGCCGGTTAATCCTGAAGAAGCCTTGAATTATAAAGCTGTAGAGCATTTATTAAGTCAAACTTCTGATATAAAGCTGATGTTGGAGAATCTTCATAATACTACATGGAAAGCTGAAGACGATTTAGTAAGTTTAAACTTAGGCAAATGGCAAAGAAATGCTATGCATATGGTTTATAATGTAGGTTATGGAGATGTCAAGATAGGAACAGACCTTGTTACTAAGGCGTATAGTTCTATGTTTGAGGACCCAGATTCTTCATATTATATTGGAGTGGGTAATGAGGTGGATATGTTTACTGTGTACAATGCATTTACGCAGCTAATTAGTAATGACAAGGGTAAAGATTTGATGAATAGAGCAGAGAAGACTCTATTACTAAGAAACATATTAAACTTCTAATTAATGTTAGTAATTAAGAGAGACAAAAAAGTAGAACCTTTCGACGTTAATAAGATTGATGCCGCAATTACTAAGGCATTTAACGCTGTTAACGAACCAATTGATTCTGATATTCTTCAGGATATTAAAGATGAGTTGTATATTAACAACATAGTTTCAGTTGAGGAGCTTCAAGACCAGTTAGAGAAAGCTCTTATGGCATGTGATTATTATGATGTTGCTAAGGCATTCATCTTGTACAGGCGTAAAAGGGCAGAGAGCAGGGCTTTAAATGAAAAGAAACAATTCATTAAAGACTATGCTAAAGCCAAGAATGCCGCAACTGGTAGTAAATACGATGCTAATGCTAATGTTACCGAGAAGAACATTGTAACCTTAAATGGAGAATTGTTCAAAGGTGATGTTATTAAGGTAAATCGTGCAATTCTTACTGATAAAATCAGAGAGTTATATGGAGAGGAGTTAGCTAAGGAATATATCCGTATGCTGGAACAACATTTACTTTATAAGCATGATGAAACATCGATTATGCCCTACTGCGTGGCTATCACTATGTATCCCTTTCTATTGGAGGGGTTACAGCCAATTGGAGGTTTGTCTGCCAGACCCAAGAACCTGGATTCTTTCTGTGGCATGTTCGTTAATCTGGTATTTGCGATTAGTTCTCAATTTGCAGGTGCAGTAGCAACTGGAGAGTTTCTAATGTACTTTGATTACTTTGCTCGTAAAGAGTGGGGTGATGATTACTGGAAACGTCCAGAGGAAATGGTTGACAAACACAGAAATATTGACAAGACGTTAGAGCAGAAGTTCCAGCAGATTGTATATTCAATCAATCAGCCAGCAGCTGCTCGTAACTTCCAATCAGTATTCTGGAATATCAGTTATTTTGATAAGAACTACTTTGAAGGTATCTTTGGAGAGTTCTATTTCCCAGACGGTACACAACCTCAATGGGAATCTCTTAGTTGGTTGCAGAAGAAATTTGCTAAATGGTTTAATGAGGAACGTACTAAGTGTATTCTTACATTCCCTGTTGAGACCATGGCGCTTCTAACTAACGGAGAGGATGTTGTTGATGAAGAGTATGCAGACTTTACAGCAGAGATGTATAGCAAAGGACACTCGTTCTTTACTTATATGTCCGATAGTCCTGATTCCTTATCTTCCTGTTGCAGACTTCGTAATGAGGTTACTGATAATCAATTCAGTTATTCTCTTGGAGCTGGTGGTATTGCTACTGGTAGTAAGTCAGTAATGACCTTAAATATCAATAGGCTAGTTCAGGATGCAGTTAATAATGGGTATGATATGATTGAGTATTTGCGTGAGAATGTGAAGAAAGTTCATAAGTTCCAAACAGCATATAATGAATTGCTTAAAGACTATTTAAAAGACGGGTTGCTTACTGTATATACAGCTGGATTCATTGATATGAAGAAGCAGTATTTGACTATAGGTGTTAATGGAGTTATTGAGGCTGCGGAGTTCTTAGGAATCCCAGTTAATGATAATCCAACTTATAGAGAGTTTATGCAATCTATTCTTAAGACTATCAGTGATGAGAATCGTAAGGCTAAGACCAAAGAATTGATGTTTAACTGTGAGTTTGTGCCAGCGGAGAACCTGGGAGTTAAACATGCTAATTGGGACAGGAAAGCGGGTTATGTAGTTCCTAGAGATTGCTATAATAGTTATTTCTATGCTGTAGAAGATACTTCTTTGACAATACTTGATAAATTTAAACTGCATGGCAAAGATTATATCAAGTATCTTGATGGTGAATAATCGCCTGTTATATCTTTACGTCTAACCAGACGGGTATGGTATTAATACTATGCTAACGGGGAAGCCTGAAGCTTGAGTTGTGATAACTAAATGTATGGTAATCCCGTGGGAAATTAATTATGGTGTATGTGTTGCTCATCTCCATTTAAATTAGTAAGTTTGTAGAAAATCACTAATTATGATAATCTATAAAATTACTAACACTGTTAATGGTAAAGTATATGTGGGTCTGACTACCACCACATTATGCAATAGATGGTGTAAACACAAACAAGATAGCAAGACTTGTAATAGGCATTTGTATAAATCTATGCGTAAATACGGTCTTGAGAATTTTACTATAGAAGAAATTGACAATACCGAAGACTTTAAGGAACTGGGAAGGTTAGAGAGATATTATATACAACTGTATGATTCTCAAAATCCAGACAAGGGATATAATATTACAGCAGGTGGAGAATCCAATCAGCTAGATGCTAACCCTAGAACCAGACTTAAGGTGTCAGATGTAGTTCAGATAAGAGAAATTTATTCTTATGGGGAGCTTAGATGTAGGGAATGTTGGAAATTGTTTGAAGATAGAATTTCCTACTCGGCATTTCAAAAGATTTGGGAAGGTGTTACGTGGCAGTCTATAATGCCGGAAATCTACACAGAATCTAATAAATTGCATCATAGTACTCAAAAGAGTAATCCTGGAAGTTTGAATGGTAATGCTATATATTCTGATGAAGAAGTATTAGAGATACGTAAGTATTACGTTAACCACACTCTATCAGAAACTTATGAGAAGTACGGTAGTAGAAGCAAATCCAAAGACAGCTTTAGAAGTCTGATAGCAAACTCATATAAGCATCTTCCAATCTATAGTAAAATCAAAAGAATCTGGTTATTAAATGGTAACGAGGTTGACATCAATAATTATAATCCTGTATCGACTATCCTCGAATCGGAGGAGTAAGACGGCTATTGGTACGCTGTTTGAAATGGATATTGCGGAAGTTATTCCGTTAAGATATAGTCAGTGCTAATGGAAACATTAGAGAAACACGGGTTCAGCTTTGCATATGAATCTCGATGAACATCTTAGTAAGGAACAGTATCGTAACTTGTTGAGAGTGGCAGCAGTCAATGGTACTAATTATTTCACATTTAATATTCCAAATACTATTTGTAATGATTGTGGACATATTGATAAAAGGTATCTTAAGGAATGTCCAAAATGTGGGAGTAAGAACGTTGATTATGCTACTAGAGTTATTGGTTATTTGAAACGTATTAGTAACTTTAGCCAAGCAAGGCAAGAGGAAGCTAGTAGAAGATTTTATACTCATGCTTAAATATGTAGGTTTCGATATAGTCTTCAGGGAAATTCCTGATGAGACTACACTAGCCATAAACATATCCAATTGTCCATGTCACTGCAACGGCTGTCATAGCTCTTACTTGGCAGGAGACGTTGGGGAAGTCCTGACTATTACTAGAATAGAGAAGCTTATTAATGAGAATAAGGGAATTACTGCCATTTGCTTTATGGGTGGCGATAACGACCCTAAGCTCATTAATCACTATGCTGGATTAGTAAGGACGTTAACTACCACTAAAACGGCTGATAAGTTTACTATTCATAAGGAAATTAGGTTTCCCAAAGTATCCATTCCTGCCGAAACTGAAGTGCAATGGCAGCAAACAGTACCACTTGATATAAAGATTGGGTGGTATAGTGGTAGAGCTACATTGGCAGATGAAATTGATTTGTACAATTTCGATTACATCAAGTTAGGACCTTACATAGAGGAATGTGGACCACTTGATAATCCAAATACCAATCAGAGATTATATAAAACGATAATGACTGATGACGGTCCTAAATTAAAGGATATTACCTTTAGATTTTGGAATAGAGAACTATGAGTACAATAGCTTGGTCAGACGAACAGCTATATGCTATAGATAGAATGATTAGGTTTTTAGATAGTCCAGATAGGATATTAGTTCTTACTGGCTATGCAGGAGTAGGTAAGACAGCTGTTATGAATGAATTTGTGCAATATCTAGATAGTACTAGAGGTTGTAGATTCTTTAAGTTGTGTGCTCCTACTCATAAAGCCAAAGCAGTACTTGAAATGGCTACTGGCTATAGAGCTACTACATTACATAAACTGCTAGCACTTTCCCCTAAACTGGATATATTTAATTTAGACTATAAAGACTTGAAGTTCTATTCCGATGGTATGGGAGACATTCCAAACAAAGGACTAATAATCATTGATGAGGCATCTATGGTTAGTGATGAACTTTATGATTTACTTGTAGACTATTGTGAAACACATCAGTGCAAAATCTTATTTATAGGGGATGTTGCACAGATTGCCCCAGTTAAGAACGGAGGTCTTAGTAAAGTGTTTAGTCATGAAAATGTTGTCCGTCTAACCAAGATATTTAGGCAAGACGAGAATACAGCATTAGCACCAATATTATTAACATTAAGAGAGAATCCTATATCTAAATTCGAAACTCGAATGGGAGAGAAGGGTTCTCTCATTTGTTATAATGACACTAAGCAGTTTATGGTTGATGCGGCTAATAAGATTAATTATGGAATAAAACATAATGATGTAAATTATACTAAGCTGATAGCTTATACTAATAAGCGAGTTAAAGGATTCAATGATTGTATACGTAGAATACTATACAATGACAACGAACCTTATCATAAATTCGAGTTTCTAACTGGTTGTGAGAACTTTGAATATAATGGAGAAATGTTCTTTAACTCTTCAGACTATATAATTACAAGCATTAGAAGAACCACTAGGAATGTACCTCATTTTACTAGACTTCCAGGGTTCGAATTGGGATTATATGATAGCGTTGATAGACGGCTATTAGACGTATTCATAATAGACCCAACAGACATAAATCCAGACTACCTGCAAACTTTGGCACAACAGATTGAGTCTATAAGGCTAGATGCTATACAGGCGAAAAGGTGGGGTAATAGAACTAAATCTGGATATTTATGGGGTAAGTATTTTGACATGACTAAGTCCTTTGCAACCCCAGTACCACTGTTATTTGATAATAGGGTAATTAAGCCACAAACTTTTGATTATGGATACGCTATAACAGCACATAGGAGTCAAGGCAGCTCTTACAATAATGTGTTTGTAGATACCGGTAATCTTAAGTTGGATAGAGACTTATTAGAACTACGACAGCTTCAATATGTATCTTTATCAAGAACTAAAACAGATGCTTATGTATTGACTTAATACCTATGAATTACTCAGATTTTGTAAACGAAGCTCTATGTAGAGGATTTGAACATCCAGAACGATTATACATGGTAGCTTATAAACTAGACATGCCAGAAGTATACACTCTTTGTACAGAGGAAGAGAGCATATGGCCAGGAATATATGAATATCATATAAATGGTAAGATATTCTACATATTAACTGAACACGAGGCATGTAGAATCGTTGATAACTATCGTAGAATGTTAGCTAGCAAATTAGCTGACCAGTCGATAGATAATGCCATTACTAGAATCACTGATGAGGAAATGGCAGCAGCTTACTATAATGACATATTTGATGTATTTGATGTTGTTCAAGAAGTAGAGCTGGAACTAGATGGAATATTATTTCCTAAATACTATATTGTTGAATGCTAACATTTAAGTATGTTTATGATAGCCAACGTCCTGATGCATTTAAGGACGCACTATCAACAATGAACGGTTACGTATTTAATTTTGAAACTTATGACGTGAATCATTATAAGGAACGCAAGAAGGCTTTCAAGATTAAAGGGAGCTGTAGTGCTAGAGAGAATCCTTTCTTGGCTGTATATGATGATAACGATACATTAATCAAAGCTTTTTATACAGAAGCTGGTGAATGTAATGCAAATCATGTACATACTTGGCTGCAAGACTACTTTGCTACCAATGGTAAGAAGGGCTTTATGACTATCACCAAAGTGTTGGGAACCAATAACGTTAGAATTGAAGAAGGTCATAAGGAGTCTGGATATACTAAAGCATTTATAGAAGGTGCTCCTTTAGAACTTAATTCGAATGATAGATGGTTCAAGACATCTAATGTAATTGAGATTGACTGGGAGAATAAAAGATTCACAACTATAAACTCAATTTATTCATTTACGTTCAATGAAAGTTCAAGTAATTAATCTATCGGATAACAAACTTCCCCAGTATGAAACTCCTATGTCAGTAGGTATGGATATACGTGCAGACTTCAGTAGAGTAACAGTTGACAATCCTATTAAAGCTTATGGTGATTGCGAAGTTGTGTTTGCATCACCTAAAATGGACGGCAATAAAGTAACTATGCTGCGTCTTGACCCAGGAGCTAGAGCACTTATCCCAACTGGATTAAAGATTGCTCTCCCCACTACTGATTCAGATTGCGAGTTTATTTATGAGTGCCAAGTAAGACCTAGGAGTGGCTTAGCTCTAAAGAAGGGAATTACAGTGTTAAATACACCTGGTACAGTCGACGCTGATTACAGGAATGAAATACACGTTATTCTTATTAATCAAGGACATGAAGCAGTATGGATTGAGGATAAAGAACGTATAGCTCAATTGGTATTCACAACTGTAGCTAAGGCTGAATGGGAAGAAGTTGCTAGATTAGATGAAACAGAACGTAAAGGTGGATTTGGGCATACCGGTGAGAAATGATAAGTACAGTAGAAGTAATCGAGAAGAGTAAAGCCATATCCGACATAGGATTGGAAATCCAGACACTTAATAATGCCTATGCTAATCATGCGAAGGCGATGAGTGAGACTATGGAGAAGATTAAGGAATTGAAAGCTAAACAGGATGAATTGGCTAGAAACCTTATTCAAGAGTGTAATAAGCCTTTAACTGTAGATGATTTAGACACTGACGTATAAAACAACAAATTATGAATTACGAAGAATTTGTAGAAACCATTGAGAAAGACGCTGAACAGTATGCTAAATCTTGCGTGTGTGATGCAGATGAACATGACGATGCAGTGGAAGCAATTGCCGCAGATTATATCGAAGGTGCAATGAGGGCTTTTGAAATCTTAAATGGATAAATTAGTAACTAAAGACAACAAGGGTAAAATTAGAGTAGTCGAGATTAGTTGCGAATGGGATGACGCTCAACATGGCTTTGTTATAAGAAGAAAGACTTATCAGTATGGTGGCAAAGTAACTGTGCAGCCAGAGATATGGATATTTCAAGGCAAAGCCAAAAGGACTGTTGCAGAACAGGCTAAGTTAGAGTACAATTCTCATCTAAAGAAGTATACAGATAAGGGTTATAAGCTACTTCCATCCTCTGTTAACATAGAGGATGCGAAGGCAGTTGCAGCATTTGTTGAAGAACACCTAGGTGAGGGTGTTACTGATTCAAATGGATTTAAGAAGCATATGAAAGCCAAGAAGTACGAGGAGGTAGCTACTAAGGTATTTGATAAAATCAAGTACTGGCTAGGTTCTCGTAAGATAGACGGTGTCAGATGTTCTTTCTATCTAAAGGACGGAGAGATAGTATCTGCTAGTCGGGGAGGTGGCGATTATGACGCTTCTACAGTACACCTAAGAACACATCCCAAGATGATAGAGTTATTTAATAAGATGCCAGATTTGGTTCTCGATGGTGAACTTTACATTCACGGTCGAAGCTTGCAGTATATAAGTGGTACAGCAAGATTAGAATCTGGAGAATCCCGCTGCAATGAATTGGAATATTACATCTATGATACCATGGATGCTAATATGACAGCACAGGAAAGGTGGAATTATATATCTGACGAAATAGCTCCTATACTTGGAATTGTGGATTTTGACCCTAATGCTAATTGGAATGAAGATGACCTGAAGGTTAGAATAGTTCCAGAAGAGGAAGTAGTAGGGTGGACTAACATTCAGAAGCTTCATGATAAATATGTCAGCGAAGGGTTTGAAGGTATAGTTATTAGAGACCCGGACAAACCATATAACTATGGAGGACGTACTAATGCCATGATTAAAGTCAAAATGTATCAAGACGACGAGTTTGAGATTGTTGGCTATAGTGACGGATTACGTCCTGAAGATATGGTGTTCATATGTAAGACTCAGGCTGGTAAGGAATTTGAAGCCAAGCCTATGGGACCTAGAGAACTTAAGTATGAATATCTAGACAGAATGGATGAACTTATTGGTAAAATGGCTACTGTCAAGTATTTCTACTACTCTGACGATGGCAGACCATTACAACCAGTACTTAAGTGCATCCGAGACTATGAATAAGTATGAATTACATTGTAGTATATAGGCAGCAAGGCGAACCTAAAATGGAGTTCTTTAAATATCGCGACGAATCAGACGTTGCATATAAAAGAAGTACATTAATTAGGAATGAAGATGATGTGATTGATATTATGCGGAAGCATTATCAACCAGATGATGATGTCTTTGTTATTAGAGAAACACTATTAAATGTAGATGATTTCTCTGATGCAGAGTTAATTAAAATACTATCTAACGCATTGATGTATCTGTGATTAACAAAACTTCAATATCTATAAGCGCTAAGGTGGCAGACTTATTAACTTCTCTGGTAGGGAATACTCTATCAGAGGAGGATAAAAGTCAGCTATATGAAACTGTATTTGATTTCTATAGAGACCTTCTTAGAGGTTATGACAGTGAGACTATTAATGAAATTCAAGAACAACTAAAAGGTGTAATATGGTAAAAGGGAACTTTATAGAAGTAGTAAATTCATTGGAAGCTATCAACTCCAGATGTTTCAAATTGTCTGAAATGGGAATTGATATTGCTGACAGTGATATAGTCAGTAATGCTGAATGTATAGCCATGGCTATATTTAAAGAGAACTATACTGACGAAGGCATAGACTGGATTATGTGGTGGGTTTACGAGAAAGCCGGAGACCCAGATATAAAAGCCTATGACGAAGAGGGTAAAGAAATTATAAGCACATTGGATGAGCTTTACGAATATGTTGAATCATCCTACAAGATTGTTTAATTTTAATTTATAAGATTATGAACGAGACATTTGACTTTGGAGAAGCTCTATCTATGATGAGAGCAGGTATGACAGTTATCAACTCAAGTAAGAGACGTTACAGAATGAAGGAAGGCAATATCATCTGTCTTCCTATATCTGGTTCTAACCAGTACTACGTTGTTACTAAGTGGTTTCCTGATGCCGTTTTAAGTCAAGATTGGAGTCTAGCTGAAGATTAGCTGTAAGCAATTATTGACTAGTTTTGAATGCAATTAAATCAATCACCTAAAATCAATATTAACTATTGCGCTAAGATTGTGGAAATCCACGATTTTACACCACACCCAAACCCTAAGTGCGAGCGTCTTAAATGTGCTCATATAGACGGATATACTATTTCGGTTAGTAAAGATACAGAACCTGGAATGTATGTGTATTTCCCTATAGGATGTGCTATTGACTATTCTTTCTTGTCAGCTAATAACCAGTTCAGACATATTGAGCTGAATGCTGACAAGGAAGCAGCACCTGGGTATTTCGAAGATAACGGAAGAGTGAAGATTATTAAGTTGCAGGGCCATGTTTCAGAAGGATTTATTATGTCTATAGAGTCCATTACTAAATGGATAAGCTCTCTTGGACATACCGAAGCTGTAACTGGAATAGATGCCGGCACTGAATTTGATAGGGTAGGAAACCTGTTTATTTGTAAGAAGTACATATTAAAGAATAGAACTTCTGGCTCCAGCAATAAAACTAGAACTGGTAAACAGCCTAAAGGGTTGAGCAAGTTAGTTGACAATCAGTTTAGATTCCACTACGATACTATTCTTATTAAGAAGTGGCCATGGATAATTAAGCCAAACGACATTATTAGTATTACTAGTAAAGTTCATGGCACGTCTGGAATATCAGCAGATGTGTTATGCAAAAGGCAATTGAAGTGGAAAGACAAGGTAGCTGGTTGGCTTACCTATGTGCCTGACACTGCATATGACTATCTGTGGTCCTCTAGAAAGGTTGTAAAGAACCAATATTATAATAAGGAAGTTAGTGAGGGTTACTATGGCTGTGATGTGTGGGGAGAAGCTCATAAAGTATTACAGCCATTTTTAACTAAAGGATTAACTCTTTATTATGAAATTATAGGCTGGCTTCCTACTGGAGGAGCAATTCAGTCAATGGGAGGTAAAGCTTATGATTATGGTTACGATATGCCGATATGGGACCCTACTACTCAAACTACTCCATATAAGTATAATGTGCATTTTGGTATCAGAGTGTACCGTATTACTTATACTAATCCTGACGGAATAGTGTATGAATTTAGTGCTAGACAAGTGCAACAATGGTGTAAAGATAAGGGCCTCACTCCGGTAACAGAACTGTATTATGGATATGCGAAGGATTTATATCCGGATATATCTGTATCTGAACACTGGAATGAGAATTTCATACAAAGATTAGCCGAGGACAAGAATTTCTTCATGGAAGAACTATCTCCGGAGTGTCACAATGATGTGCCACATGAAGGTATAGTAATTCGTATAGAAGACGGTCTATCTGGGGCATATAAGTTAAAATGTAATAGATTCTTATTTGCAGAATCTAAAGCATTAGATAAAGGTGAAGTTGATATAGAATCTGACCAATGAACAGGTATATTATAACTTGCATTAATGATTTCGAAACATATAGTGGATATGCTGCATACGCAGAGAGCTTGTTTGATGAAGACATGAACAATGCAGCTGATGCATATGCTTTCGAAATCGCAGTTGGTATAGTTCCAGATTCGTTTATAGTTACTACAGAAGGTTATGAATATCATAACATGACTGAAGAAGCTATAAGACAGGTAGTTGATAGTATCGAGTGGGAAGATTACTACAACTATAAAATTACTCCTTATGAAGGAACAGATGAAGAATTTGATAAACTCATATTAATATATGATGGAAGACTTAGACAAAGAAATTCGGACTTTAAAGTCGATGAAGGAGAAATTGAACCAGTTCAAGGCTGAGTTCGCTAAAGAAATATTTAAGAAGGCAGATGAAGGAGCTATCTCTAAGGAGGTAGCTCTTGACCTGCTGACTGTCTATGATTTATTACCAGTAGCTCCTTGGATAGAACTTCCTACTTTCATGGATAGCTATGATTACTTTGATAGGTATTCAACAATCAAGTATATGAACTGCTTAGACATAGCCGATTTCAAGGATGAAGATGGTAATGTATCACAGTATGCCCAATTTCCTGACCTAACGTGGGATGAAGCTATTAATGAACTATATGAGTTCGTTAAAGAGAAGCAAGTAATCGGTTGTGTGTATGACTGGTAAATTGTTATAATATTAGAGAATGGATAATCTGTCACTATTAGCAAACCTTCCAAACCATGTTAATGGTAAGCATCTAAATGTGTATAGGTGGTTAGATGGATGTGGTTGGTCTATTGATGTGGATGGGCATCACTTCGAGAATCATAGTTTTAATCTTTTAGTACATGAAGTTTTAGAATACTTTAGTTGTTACGAACGTAGCAACGAACGTAGTGGCTATGGTCTAAAAGGAAGCAGAGAGAAGATTATTCAGAAAGTTGAATCAGATTATTTTTATTAATGGAAGATTTTAAATTTTATGAAGTAGGCGGTAAGATTAGAGATGAACTCTTAGGTCTTACTAATAAGGATGTTGATTACGTAGCTGTACCCAGTGAGGAGTTACTGCGTAACATAGAGGAAGCACAATGTTTGGTGGACGGAATCTATCCAAATACTACTAATGCAGTCTTCACTATGTTAGAAAGCCATTTGAGGGAAGAAGGCTTTGAAATCTTCTTAGTAACTCCAGATTGCTATACTATACGTGCTAAGTTCCCAGAAGGATACAAGTATCAAGGTGTGGCAGACTTCGTAATGGCTAGAAAGGAAGTAGGATATGTTCCAGGTACTAGGACTCCTATAGTAGAACCAGGTAACTTGTATGATGATTTATCACGTAGAGATTTCACTGTTAATGCTATGGCTAAAGACCCTGATACTGGAGAAATCATTGACTACTTTTATGGTAAGCATGATATAACGAATGCTTTGATAAGAACTCCCCTCGACCCTGTAACAACATTCGATGATGACCCTCTTAGGATACTTAGAGCCATTAGGTTTGCGGTTACTAAGAGATTCACAATAGAGCAAACAACTTGGCAAGCTATGGTGTTATATGATTATGATTCTAAAATGCCAGTAGTGTCAGAGGAGAGAATTAGAGAGGAACTGATTAAGTGTTTTAGATGCAATACCATTAGAACCTTAACATATCTTGATTACCTTCCAAGACTTAGAGATTATATCTTTAGTAAGACCAATTTATGGCTTAAGCCAACTAACGAGAAATGAGTAGTTATTTATCATTTTACTTAGTGCCTAGGGCACATCCGGAGGAGAAGTTACTACTTCAATCATTTAGTAGGTCTAACGAGGTATATCAGAGATTCTCTGACAATCTCAATATAGCATATGCTGGTAATGAGGAGAAGTATACTAAACTCACTATTAGTGATGTTGAATCAGTAATTCAAGACATTGATGCTGACATTACTAAGGCGGAAACAAGACGTACAGAATATGAGAAATTCTGTTATGGTAATCCTGAATCTATAGAGGAGATAATATCCACTAAAGAGTATATACGAGATTTACAAAGCACAAGAGATTATATATCGTTCATACGGGACGTTTTAACTGATTTAGATTATAGTGGATTCAGTGATGTCTTATGTAATATTGATTAATGGAAACTAGAGTATTAGTAATCTGTAGAGGAATTCAGGGAAGTGGCAAAACTAGTTTTGCTAAACAATGGTGTCACGAAGACCCAGAGCACAGAGTAAGATTTAACAATGATGATATTCGTAACATGTTAGGTGATTACTGGGTTCCTAATAGGGAGAAGCTAGTTACTGAAGCTAAAGCTAATATGATAACGTTTGCTTTGATTAAAGGTTACGATGTAGTAGTTGATAATATGAATCTGAATCCCAAAGAGGATGAATGGATTAGAACTCTATGTGCCAATATAGAGAAGGACAAGGGAATACATGTTGATATAGAGTATAAGGACTTTTGGACTCCTGTTGAAGAATGTATTCGCCGTGATGCTATGAGACCTAATCCTATTGGAGAGAAGGTTATTAGGCAAACTTGGAGGCGTTATAAGGACTTCATAATCCATGAAGAAATTATGGCAGCCAAAGCTAAGTCATTAGTTCAAGATACTAACCTACCAGCAGCAATCATTGTAGATATGGATGCAACTGTATGTTTGAATACTAGTGGCCGTCCCTTCTACGGAGAAGGTGCAGCTGAAGGTATGCTTACTGATGAGCCTATTACTCCTGTCATTGAGCTTATTAGAAACTTCTGTGATAATTATCCTGCTAAGTTAATAATTCTAACTGGTAGAGAAGACACTCCTGAAGTTCGTAAAGCTACGGAACAGTGGTTAGAGAACAATTGGTTGCATCCTGACATACTTCTCATGCGTCCTGCTAAGAGCTTTACTGCTGGTCCTATATGTAAGAAGAAACTGTATGAGGACAATATCAAAGGCAAGTTCTATATACCTTTCGTACTTGAGGACAATTGTAAGTGTGTAGAGATGTGGAGAAATGAAGGCTTGATTTGTCTACAACCGAATGAGGGTAAGTTCTAATGGCAATACTTGTAGGACAACTGATTGAAATTCTCCAAAGATATGACCGAGACAGAGAAGTAACTATACATACTCTTAAAGGAGAAACTGTCGAAGTTAACGGATACTTCGTACAAAGAGATTTAAACGACAATGCATTTTATTTGACAGATTTAGATGTAGTTCCAAATGACTGATTTAGAGAAACGATTTCTAAAGAACACTGATGACACTGGTAGATTTATATATCAATCATTAGTGACTGGTAGGAAATACTATGTTGAACCAATCGGAGGACATTCAGATTGGGGAGATATCAATCCCGCTACTAAGAAGGTAGAGGGAGATTATGGTGAGAAGTATAAGGGTAGTGTAAGTGAGAAGGAATCAATGATTACACCAGAGAATGGATTTGTACTTATTGAAACCTTAGAACCTGGAGTATCACCATTATCAGTAATTGAAGAAAGGGATAAGCGATATGAACAAATGGCTAAGAAGTAATTTCGATGATTCTACTATACGCAATTTGCTTGCTATGGCAGCACCTTGGATGTTAATAGGAATGATAGTTGGGCTTGTAGCTCTGTTTGCATGTCCTGTTTTAATGGCAGAATGTTTCTGTTTAGCTCTGTTCTTCATTACCATAGACAGGTATTACGAAATTAAAGACGAGAAGAATGGTAATAGATAATTTTGACCAAATACTAGACATTCTGGAATTTAATAATTCAGATGAGTTCTATTTCTTGCAAATTATACAACGCAAGAAAGACGGCTGTGTTACTGATACTGGTAATAACGGATATAGGACTGTTAAAACTTACTATATATTCAGTAGGGAACAGCTAGAGCGCAAAAGAGCTAAAATTACTGAATTGTGCCAGAGTAATCATGCAAGAGCATACATTACCTTGAATAGACGTAATGCTGAAGAAGTGGCATGTACTGCTATACAAGAGTATGCCAAACTAATCCAAGAAGGCAACTGCTATCAAGGATATCGCATTTGGGATTCATCTTGTGGGCATACTAGAGCTAGAGGCTACAAGCCACTATGGGTTGTGGATGTTGATAGTAAGGACGAGAACTATCTTAACACAATCATAGAAATTGTTAATAGTTGTAGAGGTGCACAAGACATCAAAGTTAAACATGTAATTCCAACTGCACATGGTTATCATCTTATAACGATAGGGTTTGATACTAATCAGTTCGCTCAACAGCTAGCTATTAGGAATCTGGATTCTATAGATATACAGAAAGATAACCCAACGTTGCTGTATTTCGATACAGCTGATTAAGACTCGGTGACGAGGTCTGTGGACAGATTACTTATTATTAATTCTAACAGCTATTAATTAATGAGTAATTTACCAGCTGGAGCAGAACGTGACCCATTTGCTCCTTATAATGTAGAAGAGAAAGTCTTCAAAGTTGACATAAATGCTAAGGGATTAGCATGGTATGAATATTACGGACATTTGGATATAGATGAAGCCATAGAAGCTATTAAGAGCAGAATACAAGCCGCACTTAGTAGCTTAGGAGATGTTGATATTAGTACTGTTGATATTGAGGTTTCATGATATATCTAGTCAGTAATCAAAGGTCACTATTTGAAACTGACGCTTATAAGGAATTATCTCTATCTGATGCTATAGACATGATTATGCCACATAGTTGGGTAGAATATGATTCAGAAACTGCTGGTTTAGACCCCTATACAAAACCATTACTGTGTACTCAGTATGGTTTAGGGGAAGACCAAATAGTCGTTGACAATGTAACTATTCCAATTGAGAAGCTTAAATGTGTCCTTGAAGACCCTACTAAGACTTTCTTAGGTTGGAATATTGCATTTGATTTAAGGTTTCTATATCACCATAAAATAGTTCCTTATAATGTATGGGATGGAATGATTGCTGAGAAGTTACTCTATCTTGGCTATCCTCCCCAGTTTCATAGTCTTTCTTTAAAAGCGGCAGCTGATAACTATCTTGGTATAGATATTGATAAAACTGTTCGAGGGCAGATTATCACTCAAGGATTAACCATACCAGTGGTACAATATGCCGCTGGTGATGTTATGTATCTTACTAAGATTAAAGAGAAGCAAGATGCAGAATTAGAGAAGAAGGAATTAACTAAAGCTGCCGAATTTGAAATGAAGTTTACCCCAGTAATTGCCTATATGGAATATTGTGGAGCTAAACTTGACCCAGTAAAATGGAAGCAGAAAATGATTCGAGATAAGGAGGAAGTTAATAAAGCAGAAGCTAAGCTTAACGAGTGGGTTGAAAATTATTATAATGAACATAAATCTTCTGAAGGCTATGTTAAAGCCTGCACAGAGGAAGTGGACATTATGCATGAGAATCAACTATTTGACAAAGTAGGCCCTCATATGGGACAAATAAGGAGAGTTTGTAATCTGCAAACCGGATTAATTCACTATGAATATGACAAACCTTTCCCATATGTTACCAAGAATTTACAAGGCGACTTGTTCAGTGGATTTGATGCTTCAGCTAAGTGTAACATTAACTGGTCTAGTAGTCAGCAAGTAGTTCCACTATTTGAAATGTTGGGACTTAATTGTACTACCATTGATGCTAAAACTAAGCAGAAGAAGAAATCTGCTGATATTAAGTTGATAAAGCCACAAGCACATAAGTGTAGTATAGTTCCTCTTTATGTAGAATATAAGAAGGCTAAAATTTTAGTTGATACCTTTGGACAGAAGTTTATAGATAAGATTAATCCAGTAAGTGGTAGGATTCACCCAGACTATTTTCAATTAGGAGCTGATACTGGGCGACTGTCCGCTACTAACCCGTCTTTAATGAATTTGCCACATGACCCATTTACTAGGTCATGTTTCATTTCTGATACTGGATATAAATGGATTAGTTGTGATTATAAAGGGCAGGAATCCTTCTTAATGGCATCCATTGCCAATGATAAGGCGATGTTGGAAGAGCTTATCTATGGTAGTGGTGACTTACACAGTCTAACTGCCAGAATAGTATTTACAGACATCCCTGATGATACTCCACTATCTGAAGTTAAAGCTAAATACAAACCTCTTAGAGATGCTGCTAAAGGGTATGAATTTTGTTTTAATTATGGTGGAGATTGGAACACTTTAATGAAGAATTACGGTCTTACTAAGGCAAGAGCTCAAGAAGTATATAATAACTATATGTCTGGTTTCTCTGGACTAAAGAGATATCAGGAGTTTAGGAGAGAAGATGTCCTTGATAAGGGATATATCCTTCTTAATCCTATTACTAAGCATAAGGCATTTATATATGACTGGGACAATCTGTGTAAAATCGACGGTGAACTTGGGTCTCCTGAAGCTAAGTATATGCTAGGGCGTAGTGGGGACAATTATTATAAAACAAGCTCACAGCATTTGAGAAGAAGGTTATCTGATTCCATGAAGCAATCTATTAACTATCCGATGAACTCACAAGTTGTGTCGGAGTAAAACTCCCTTAATTCGGTGAACCCTGGAGCACAAGTCGTGATGATTAACTGTATGGGAATACCGAGCCAACCTAAACAGTAATGTTTAGAAGTGTGTAGAGACTAGAACACGGATTCCTTACTTTAGATGGTAAGGAAGGTAAAGTTCCACGAACAGGGAGAATATGTTATGTATTACACATAATATTAATTATCTTTGCAGGGTAATTAAAAATTGTATTGTGTGCAGTACTAAAATTTGCAAACGTTGTAATAAAGAACAATCTATAGACAACTTCTATAAAGTCCAGTCTATGAAAGATGGACATGATAATACATGTAAGACTTGTAGGAAGGAGTTAAGAAGACTAAGAGACGGAGTTAAAGTAACACCTATAGTTACTGAAGGTACACTAATCTGTCCTGTATGTAAACAAGAGTTACCAGTAGATAAGTTTGATACTTATGCTAAAAGTAAAACTGGTAGATATTGGATGTGTAGTGATTGCTATAAAGAGCATACATTAATTAATGGTGGACAAGATAAGAACTATTTCAGGAAGCTTAGAATTAAACTATGTCCAGAATATAGAGAAGAAATTCAGCAGCAGAAGAAGGCGTCCAGAGAACGTAACATAGAACAAGCTATGTTAACCAGTGCCAAAAATCGTGCTGCCAGAAAGGGGTTAGAATTTAACTTGGAACTGTCTGATATAGTAATTCCAGAGAAATGTCCGCTGTTGGAAGTTCCATTCCATTTTGGAACTAAAGAATGCTATGATTACTCTCCATCTATTGATAGAATTGACAATTCTAAAGGATACGTTAAGGGAAATATTCAAATCATCAGTATGAAAGCTAACGCTATGAAGAACTCTGCGTCTCTTGAGGAGTTATACACGTTTTGTAAAAACATATTAAGATATAGTCCGAACTGCACCGAACAGGTACAGAATTAGAGGATAAAGAGCCTCTAAGATAACAGAATGACAACATGCTGGTTCTATGTGTTTCAAGTTGTCTGCAATTAAGTTCTTCAATTGGCTAAGGAAGAACAATCTGCTATTTATAGTTAAATATTGTGTTCCCGTACATGATGAACATAATGTTGAAGCACCGGATGATATTGCTGAAGAAGTAGGTAATATACTAGTTAAATGTATGGAAAGTGGAGGCGAACCATTTTGTGTACGTGCTCATTTAGGTGCTGATATATCAATTGAAGACCATTGGGTACATTAATATGATTGAAGTTGAAAGAAAGTATTTAGTGAAAAACAATAGCTATAAGATGCAGGCTCAAAGAGCAGGATTGATAGTCCAGGGTTATCTTGGAGACAATCCTCTCTCTGAAACTAGGATAGCTATTAGGGACAATCATGGTTGACTATTTATTAAAGCTAAGGGAACCCTTAGTCGTTTTGAATGGCAACAGGAAATCCCATTGTATGAAGCACAGGAGCTTCTAAAGTTCTGTCCTAATGTTATTCGTAAGGTACGCTACATAGTATATCATATGGGTAACAAATGGGAAATTGATGAGTTCTTAGGAGAGAATGAAGGGTTAGTAATTGCCGAGTGTGAGTTATCACAGGCAACTCTCAACCCTCCTCTGCCTGATTTTGTAGGAGAAGAGGTTACAGAAGATACTAAGTATTATAACTATAACCTCGCGTCTAACCCTTATATGAACTGGGACGATGACTCTGAATGATTTAGAGAATACAATGGTTGTTCAGATGAGAAATCAACAACTGTATCTAGTAATCACTGATTGCTTACCGCCTAATGCTTCTAAGAATAAAGACATTGTATTCTTGAGCCGGGGTGGCTATATGCAAGGTACATCATATACTTTTAATATGCTCATGAATACTGATAATGAACTTTATCGGGAATGGGACATAATGAAGGTATTTAAGAGAGTGTACAGTAACTTTGACCAAAATCACAGAGCACCTTACAGTTTAAAACATCTTGAAAGTGCACTTGATTTGGTATGTATATGGGATAGAGAGAAAGATGCCTGTCAAGAGGAGGAGATAGTCAATGATAATGACTTTGTCTCCGAACAAGATGAATATAGTTCTAAAGAAGTAAAATTCTATTAATGGCTTATTTCGTTGAAGCTGATGACGGGTTTGCAATTAATTTAGACGCAGTTGCTTACTTCAATGATGAATTTGTAAGGTTTGTTAACGATTGGAAGATGGAGATAAGTACCAAAACTTATCATCTACTAAGAGATTATGTTCATTGCAAATCTAAAGAAGTAGAATTAAAGCTTAATGCGCCTAATCAAACCGAAAGTAGAACTTATTAACCAGGAACCAAGTGTTGAAGGTTTGTTCAAACACATGGAACTGTGTGCAAGGACTTGTTATAAGTCTGAAGACAAGATAACAGAAGACAGTGCTAAGAAGTTTATTAATAATGTCATTATAGCTAGAGGACATACTGCTATGCTAGAGCATGGTACTGTGTATCTCAGATATGACTTTAAGGCTAATGATGATTCTAATCCCATTGCTTACAGACTTTGGAGTAAGTATAATGAGAATCAGTACTCGAAAGCTGTACAAGCACAACCAGTCCCGGGTATACCTGATGGCTTTGTAGCTATAACTACTAACTATAGAGTGTTACTCCAAAATGGTTGGCTTGAGGACTTGCAATACTTGTGTGAACCTACAGAATATCACGTTAAACGTGTCACTGTAAGGTTTATATGTGATATGGGAGTTGCTAGAGAGTTCTGTAGACACAGACTATTTAGCTTCGCTCAAGAAAGTACTAGGTATTGCAATTACTCTAAGGCTAAGTTTGGTAAGGAATTAAATTGTATAATACCGTGCTGGTATAAGAATATGTTCGAGGGTAATTCATATAATATAGAACTATGTCATACTTATGATTTAACTATATCTGAAGGATTGTCTCGAACTGAAGCTGCATGGATACAAGCTATGTGTGAAGCAGAAAGTACATATTTCGGATTGTTGACAGAGGGCGAGCCTGCTCAACAGGCTAGAAATGTACTACCTTTAGCATTAAAGACAGAATTAATAATGACTGGCACTGTTGAACAATGGATAGAGTTCTTGAAATTGAGATGTGCAAATGATGCTCATCCGCAGGCAAGAGAACTTGCAATTGAATTACGAGATAGATTACTGTTGGATGACTATATAGATATTGATGCAGAAGGGAATCTACAAGTATCGAACAGATACTAGGAGATATAAGCGAGAACTTCATAAGGAAGAGGCAAAACTCCTAGACTACAAGATGCACTTAGTTATCAGATTTGTATTATTCTTAAAGTATCTAATCACATTCAGAATGCAGGACGCACTAGACATGGACAAGGAATTGTCGAAAGAGGAAGAAGCATTACTAAGGAAACATCTTGCTAACTTCCTAAGAAGAGAACCATATGTTAGACCTTATCCTAAAATAGGTCGTAATGCCCCTTGTCCATGTGGCAGTGGCAAGAAATATAAACATTGTTGTGGAAGATGACAGATAAATCTAAATTTGACCCGGAGCATACGTTCTTTACGTCAGATACACATTTTGGTCATGCTAACATTATCAATCTGTGCAATCGTCCATTTAAGGATGTAAACCATATGAATGATATGTTAGTTGAGAACTGGAATAGTGTGGTCTCTGACGATGATACAGTCTTCCATTTGGGAGATTTTGCTCTAGGTGGTAGTGCAGTATGGAGTAATGTTTTGTCTCGTCTAAAAGGCAAGATTTACCTCATATTGGGAAACCATGACAGGAAGAACATAAGACAAGGTTACATGGGTAAGTTTGAGATAGTGGTCCCCCAAATGCAGATTTCGATAGAGACTCGTAGTATATACTTAAATCACTATCCGTTTCTGTGTTATGGTGGAATATATCGTAAACCAGAGGATGCCGTATGGCAGCTATTTGGACATGTACATTCAGGCCCAAATAGTGCTGGAGCTGATGCAGCTAGACTGCCTTATTTACTTCCAACCCAGTATGATGTAGGAGTTGATAATAATAATTACACTCCTGTATCTTATGCTCAAGTTAAATGTATAATTAATAAGCAAATGAATGAAGCGCAGAAATCTTAGTGGAATATTTATCTTCGATAAGTTAGAAGGAGAGGAGAAGCCTACTCCTACTTGTCTCGAAGATTGCACTCCAGAAACTAGACTTAAATGGCTAGAAGGACTGGAGAAAGGAGCTCTCATAAATTGCATAGAGCATTTGTGTGAGACTATTAACGAATTTAGTGAATTGTTGGACATTTATAAAGAATAAGCATTATGGCTAAAATTATTAGTAGCAGAAAGAAGTATGTTCCAGTTAAGGACTTAAAGGTGTATCCTAGTAATAAGGAAACTATTGAAGTAATTCCCGATGATGGATTCAATGGAGCTCATCGTTACCGTGCCCAAATGTGTGCTGGTTTTGTTAATGGTAAAACTAAGTATGTGGATGCTACTGACACAATTCAGTTTGTTCACAAGCACGAAGACGGTACAGTAACTCCAGGGTGGCAATCAGAACAACTTGCCCTTATCCTGCTTGACAGAGTAAAGAAGTTGAATGAGAAGTTCCCTTGTGAGCAAAATGCTAAACAAGTTGCTGCTCTAGAAGCTTACCTTGACGCTTGTAAGGAGAGAATTGATGACAGGCTTAACCGTAACGTAATGGGAGACTTGAAGGAATGAAAGTTGAAGTGAATAGAAATGACGAAATGCCAAAAGCAGGAGACCTAGTAATAGACGAGCTTGGAAATATTGGCATCCTAATGCACAATGGTTATATTTGGCTTCTTAAGCATTCAGGAAAGCCTGTAGATGTTCCAACCCTAATAAGTTACACTGATTCCGACAAATTGTACAAGTTTGAGGGAACTGTGACTCTTAGTAATGATTAAGACTTATTACTATGCAATAGATAAAGATGGGCAGGGTTGGTATTACGACAGCCCGCCTATCTTTGACGGTGAAAGCTGGAATGTGGACCCTACGTATGACTGCTTAGAATGTATGGGAGCTGTTAATGATTTACATCCTGCAAATCTATTTAGCTTTCCAATTCCGGAAGATATGACGTATGAAGATGAACCTATAAAATTTGAAATATGTCTAAAGTAGTTACAGTTCACGGGCATACTCTAGAATTAGATATGGGGCCTTCTTGTCCAAATCCTGGGATAAGAAGACAGCTGGATGCTAAAGGTGAGCCTTACATGTGCACATCTGACCTGACCACTTGGATAGGGATAGACGGGGATTGGTATCGTATATACAAACCTAGTATAACCTTAGAGTGGCCTGGTATTTTAGAACTGGCTGAAACTGAAGAGGAGTTATTAGATTATTTAGAGGACGTATCTGAATTTACTAGAAATGAGAAAGGAAATAACTAACCCAGTGGGTAAGTGGTGGGTAGTCGCCAATAGATGTGGAGACCTTCATGTAACCGATGGTGACATGCCGGAGAGAGCTGGCAGCGGTTGGAAAGGAATGAATAACTACTATCAGTGGACTTCTGCCACAGATGATGTATTTAAAGACTGTGTTATTCCAGCTACTACGTTTGATAAAGGCCCACTACAATTTGAGATTGATGAACAGTTAAACACAACTTGGTATAAAGAATGAAACGATTTTGGTGTTGTAGAGACTTAGAAGGAGCTGCTAACGAGGAAGTATTTCTGTTTGTTGGAGAAGAACCACCAATTATGGACGATGATGGTGAGTGGGTAGACCCAAGAAAAGAAGGTCTGTTTTGGTCGGAAGAAGACTTCAATTTTGACTTCGATAAACTTCTAGGAACCGTTAAGTTCCCTGAGTTAAATAAAGGTGAACGGATTGAGATGAATCTTCAGTTTGAATTTGGAATTAAGTAACTATGCGTTATTGGTATTGTATAGACAACAACGGCAATAAGTGGCTTTACGAAGGGTCAGTGGCTCCAGTTAAATATGATGATGAATGGAATACTTCTGATGAAGAGACAGATGACTCTACTTGGATAGGAGAGTTCGATTTAAGAGCTACCTATGGTGTAGGTTTTGTTGAATCACTTCCAGATATTGCTAATGGTGAGATGACTGAAATACGGATTAAATATACAGCCGAGAAATGCGAATAGGAGTTACATCTGATTTACATGGAGTACTTCCCGCAGTTGAAGAATGTGATATATTTCTCATCTGTGGAGATATCATGCCGTTAAATATACAGCTAAACATGCCTAAATCTAGGCTATGGCTTCAAAATACGTTTATTCCATGGGCTAATGGGTTACCATGTAAACATGTAGTATTCATAGCTGGTAATCATGACTTCTGGTTTGAAAGAAATGGAGGTTTGGAACCAGATATGTACAACATGTTTCATAAGCCTACTGACGGCAAATTGGTGTATTTACATAATAAGTCTTGGGAATACGAGCATGAAATCGAGCCAGGAGTATTCAAGAAGTTTAAAATCTTCGGAACTCCCTACTGTAAGCAATTTGGTAATTGGGCGTTCATGAGAGAGCCTGAACGCCTGGAAGCTAAGTATGCTCATATGCCTAGTGATTGTGATATTCTTATATCTCACGATGCTCCTAGACTACTTGGGCTAGGTGAGATACATGAAGGAGCGTGGGCAGGAGAAGATGCGGGTAATACATGGTTAGCCGATGAAATCATGCGTAAACAACCTAAACATTGTTTCTGCGGACACATTCACAGTGGATGTCATGGAATACAGGAATTTAATGGCATGAAGTTCTCTAACGTATCGTTAGTAAATGAAGATTATGTAGTTTCTTACAAACCTCTATATTTGAATGTTTAAAAGGATGCCAACTGAAAAGGTAGTTTATACATCTGGCATCAGAGTTCAAACGTAAGAAAGCGCCAATTTATATATCTAGGGAATTATATGAATGATTTAGAAAGAAGAGTTCACACAGCTATTAAAGAGTGTTATGATGTAGTCATAGCCCCAACTTACGGGTTAGGTTCTGCATTAGCCGCTGTATTTATGAAGATACATGGAAGAGCTCCACATAGGGCTACTTTTAGGTCAGATTATTATGCAGTAGACTTACCAGAAGGACGAGAATGGTCAGATGCAGAATCTAAAGGAAAGATTGAATCTATTTCCAAGGGCAAACCTATAGACTATTGGGCAACTCAGCACAACCTTTTAAAGTTGTTTCCAGATGCAGTTCGTATAAGGTGGGAAGATGATTACTTCTTATTTACTGATGAGTATATTATAGACCTTCAGGACCTAGAAATTCTAATGTTGAATACTGATGACATTCCAAAAGAAATAGTAGATTGCTTGGTATATAAAGAGGCTAAAGCTACTATGGAATACGTAACCTACAGTAATCAAGGATTCAGAACTACACTCATGAAGGTAAAAGAGCAAGATTGTGATATACAATCTAATTATAATGATGACTTACCACATCAACAAATAACCGATATGATAAATTCCAAGGAGAGTGGAATTGCCATACTACACGGAGTTCCTGGTTGCGGTAAGACTAGTTATATTAGAAAGCTAATAGCCGACAATCCAGGTAAGAAGTTTGTGTTCTTAGACGCTTCTACGTTTCAATACATTGGGGATGCTTCATTTATTGAACTTCTTACTAATAAGAGAGATTCAGTGTTTGTAGTAGAAGACTGCGAGGACTTATTAGTAAGTAGGGACACTAAAGGAAATCACAGAATATCCTCTTTACTAAACCTGTCAGACGGTATACTTGGAGACTCTTTAAACCTTAAGTTCATATGTACCTTTAATGCTGATATTAGTAGTATTGATAAAGCATTATTACGTAAAGGAAGATTGAAAGTTAAATATGAATTTGGTAAACTTACCAAAGATAAAGCTACTGCCTTAGCTGTTAAACTTGGTAAGACTGAACCTGTAACTGAAGACATGGCATTGTGTGATGTCTATAACTTAGGCACAGACAATGGTGGTGAACAAATTGAAAGTAATAGACCTAAAATTGGATTTAGATGAAAATGAAATTGTATTATGGAGCCTTAGCTTTGCTTTGGCTCCTTTCTAGTTGTACTCCCAGTAGTAATGTGACTGACAATTATGATAAGGTTGGAACTTGTCGTAATGGTCATATCAAAGCTCTTACTTTGAATGGTCATACATATTACTGGCAAAATCATTGGTTTGCACATGCAGGAGACTGTAAGAAGTGTAAGCATGAACTTGATAGTATAGTTAAAGCAGCAGTTAAGGAGGCAATGCAATGCGAGTAGGATTATTCTTTGGCTCATTTGACCCTCCCCATATCGGGCATGTAAATGTGGTAATGGGAGCCATTAACTCTAGCCAGGTGGGTAGAGTATTAGTAATTCCTGCATATCAAAACTTATGGAAGGAGAGTAGCTCTAAATTTTCATATAGGTATGCTATGAGTTGTATGCAATTCGACACTTTACCTTTTGTGCATGTAAGTGATGTAGAGAAAGACTTAGCAGGTCCTGCTTATCCCAGAGGTATACCCACATACGTTGTATTAGAGGAATTAAAGTCTAGAATGCCAGAGGATGAATTAGTAATCATTACTACTCCAGAAACCTATAAGGATATTCCTGAATGGCATAAAGGGTCTGTAATATTGTATGACTATAAATTCCTCATGGTGGTAAGTGGAGAGGAGACTCCACAAGACCTTCCGGAGAATGTACATGTTGTATATGTTCCGCAAATAACAATATGCTCTACTTGCATTCGCAATAGAGTAAAGCTTGGAATATACATCCAGCCATTTGTAAGAGATACTGTAGAAGCATTCATTGACCAATATAGATTATATGTATAAAAGCTGGATTAACTGAAGAATTTTATTAATGAAGAATTATCCTATTAAAATTGAAACTGGTGAACACGCTGGGGAGACAGTTTGGGTTCACCGTAGTATAGCCGTTGCAGGATTTATATTCTGTAGGATTAACAATGAATGGTGTGTTCTTGCTAATCAAAGAGGTGAAGGAGCACCAGACTTTCAAGGATATTGGAACTGTCCTTGTGGCTATTTGGACTTTGATGAGACATTAGCAGAAGCTTGCTCTAGGGAAATCTACGAGGAAACTGGAGTTAAGATTGAACCTAGTGCTCTTTATATGTGTAGCGTTAACGATGACCCGAAAGACTCTAACAGACAGAATGTCACTATGAGGTTCATGGCTGTAGTAGACGAGAGTCATATTGGAATTTCTACTAATGCTATCAAAGGACAGCTAGGCGGAGAGGAGAATGAGGTAAAGGCTATCATGTGGGTTAAAATATCTGACCTTGATAATTACCAGTGGGCGTTTAATCATAGACATCTCATTGAAGGCATCTTTTATACTTATGTAGATTATGAAGAAGTAGAAGGTTTAGACGATTTATTTGCTGAATGACATACTTTATTAGTGGACACAGAGACATAACTCCTGAAGAATTTGAGAAGTTCTACGTTCCAGCAATTGTTGATGTAATAGATACATGCAACGATAATTACGATGACTGTGAATTTGTAGTCGGAGATTGTAGGGGTTGTGATGAAATGGCAGCTAATTTCATAGCAAATTACATTAAGGAGAATACAGATGATACAGAGTGTCCTCCATGTATTTTGTGCATTTATCATATGTTCTCTGAACCTAGGTTTAGAGTAGGCGTAGCTGGACAAGACGGTTTTTATCATGTTGACATGGTAGATGAGCTCAATGCAGACTTATGCGAGGATGATGACCCATATACCATAGATGATTGTCCTATTGTACATTATGTAGGTGGATTTGAGACAGATAGAGACCGTGATTCTGCTATGACCAATGTTTCAAGTGAGGATATTGCCTTTATAAGAAGCAAATCTAAATGGGATTCTGGTACAGCAGAGAATATATTACGTAGGCACACTATGAAATATCTAAACCCTAGTTTTTATGGACAACAGGCAACTGAAGCTCAAAAGGAAGCTAATGAGCAACATGAAAAGTATGAAAGATTGAGATTTGAATTTACATTAGCATTAATCAATAACAATGACCTCTTACATGAGAGGTCATTTAAAGAGATATGTCAATTAGGAGTTGAATTAACAGATGAATTTATGAAACATGAATCTGAAAAAGGGAAAGTTTAAAATTGTTGAGGGAACAAGAGTTAGAATGGTTTCTTCAAAAGATACTCATATAGTCGAAGGAGCTTACGGTACTGTAGTCAGTCCTGGTATAAGAGAGTCGGAAGTGCGTTGGGATAGTATGTTAGCAATTAGAGCAGATTATAGATACAGAAATGAACTAGAAGATGCTCTCATCATTCCAGTTTATAATGACTTATTGGACCCTTCTGGAAACTTCCAGATTTGGACTCCTGAACCTATTGCGCGAATATACCTTGACGATTGTATCAAGTATATAGGAGAGGATACAAAAGACCTCAAATATGGTGATTTGCTTTGTGTATATTCTATGACTTTATCAGAGCATTCATTGTATGCAATACAGTTAAGTAATTACAAACTACACAAATTGGACACCAGTGTCTGTGCATTAGAAGGAAAGGGATATGCTTTAGCTAAAGACACTAAGGTCAAAGTAGTCCTAGACTCCGCTTGTACAGAAGTTGGACAAACTGGTAAAATTTATCGTACTGATTACAGGTCAGCGCTGCCCTATGAAGTTATTATAGATAAGGGTGATTGTGTTTGGGTTGCTGGATGTACCATACAGAATGTTGATACTGAAGTGTACATAGAAGAATATTCGGCAGATGTTGAGAATGAAGTATCGCCAGACAAGGACATACTGGAGAACGGATTCTCCAGACAAGTAACATTTTATGAAAAGGATTAACAAATATTTATTTCTAGACGTAGACGGAGTTCTTAATAGTGACGAGTGGTATCACGAAGAATGGAATAAAGACCATGTATATCCTCAAGGTGACTTCGACCCAAAATGTGTTGATATCATCAACGATATAGTTAGTAAAACAGATTGTAAGGTAATAGTTAGTTCTTCTTGGAGAACAGATTCTAACTTACAATCAGTATTTGACAAAGCTGGGTTAAAGTTCCAAATTTATAGTACCACTCCCTTTAGAGACCATAGAGGTAAAGAAATCCAAGAGTGGTTAAATTCTCAAACCGAACCTTACGTCTATGCAATTTTGGATGATGATAGAGAAATGTTGTCTTGCCAGAACAAGTTCTTAGTAAGAACTAATGGTAACGTAGGTATTACTAATGAGGATTCTAACCGAGTTATTAACATTTTAAATAGAAATGATATGTGGAATGATAAATTAAACTCCTTAATTATGGAGTCTATGAAGAATCACGACGCTGTTCGGACTACAGTCCTCCGTGCAATTAAGACGGAATTTAGCAACTATGCAACTGCTAAGAATGCTAAACCTCTTGACAATGCTGCTGAAGTAGCCATTATTAAGAAGTTACGTGACCAACGTATTGATAATGCCGAACAGTATCGTATGGCAGGTCGTCAGGATTTATATGATAATGAAATGGCAGAATCTCTTATCTTGAATGAGTTTCTGCCCGAGGTCCCTGATGATAAAGTACTTGCTTTAGGGTTAGTAGAAGTCTGTGCATTACAAGGATGTGAAGACGGGCCTAAGATTCCTAAGAGCAAAATGGGAATTATTATCAAAGAGCTTAAAGCTATGTTCCCTACCGCAGACGGTAAACAGATTGCTGATTTAGTAAAATCTTGTGTAGTATAATATGACATTAAAAGAAATTGTAACCTTACCTTATCCAGCTAAGATATCACATGCTATAGCTGGTGTGCTTTATTACCAAATAATAGCTGGTGATAAAGCTATTGTCTTTCCAATAGACATGAATGACAGAGACGATGTAGGAACTACTACGTTTCTAGCAGAGTATCCGAAACCTATCACATTAATGAGATACATTCGTAAAGCAATTGACTCTGGTGAGTTAGTAATAGCTACTACTGATGCCGAAGTATAATGTAAGTATCGATAGACAGCTTAGATGTCGTCTATGCTTTGACATAGAAGTTGAAGCCGATAGTGAAGACGAAGCTTGGGAAAAGGCTTACGACACAGTAGACCTAGGAGATTTAGAAGTAAGAGATTGTGAGTATAGCGACGATGAAATAACCCTTCTAGAAGAATGATTATAGGTATAGTTGGTAAGAAGCAAAGCGGTAAGGATACAGTTTGTACTATCATTCGGTATATAAGTTGGCTTAAATCTTCTAAACTATGGGGAGAAGTAACTCTGAATGCTAAACACTTTGAAGCTGTCCGTGAAAGTGAGGATATTGCTCCTATACTTAGTGTATGGGAGAAACATCCATGGGCAGAGAAGCTGAAACAGTGTGCGTCCATTATATTGGGTTGTGATAAGTCAAGCTTTGAGACAGAGAGTATCAAAGAATCATTTACATATATTCCAATTAGTAATAGTGAAGGGGAGCCTATGACTCATAGAGAGTTCCTACAAGTACTAGGTACTGAAGTGGGAAGAACTATTGACCCTAACCTATGGGTTAAATCTATGATGTTTGACTATGAAAGGAAATTTAAGAGTTATCCTACTTATGGTACTGATGAATACGGTAACACTGTATTCGTACATATGAATACAGTAGAGCCTTGTTGGATTATGCCAGATACTAGGTTTCCAAATGAAGTCCAGGCTATCAAAGATAGAAAAGGAATTGTCATTAAGGTAAACAGAGATACCGGATTACTAGATAATCATATTTCAGAACATGCTTTGGATGATTATAATGACTACGATTATGTTATTGATAATAACGGAACTCTCGGTGAGTTAATTGTCAAAGTAGCAACTATGATGGAGACCCTAGGGGTGCTTCAATAAACAATAATGGCCTGTATGGTGGAGTGTAATGCTCTACTGTACAGGCCATTTTTTTTGATTACTCAGAAGCTGCTGCTTCGTACATATCTTCTATAGTATTGATACCTTCTCTGAACTGTCTAACAGCCGAAATATTGGTACTTAAATAGCTACCTAAAGATTTGTCTCCAGCCACAAAATCCCATGTAGAATTAAAGAATCTAGTGACATATTCCACGGCGGCAGGTTCAGAATTGTCTAAAATACTACTAATAGCATTTAATGGAGTTAGGTCATCATACGAGCTATTAAATCCCCTTTCGAACACATCGAATGCTGCATCTTCTACCGCTTGCATCATGCTATTAGGGTCTCTACTTTCATTACGCTTTTCATCCCATAAGTCTATTAGAAGCTTACCTAGGGTTCCCAATAATATCCATAATAGTACATCATTGCCAAACTTCTTTAGATTTTGTTTTCTGACTCCAGTAGGGTCATTGAATATTGTATCCTTAACTCCTGCTATTCCACCTTGTCTAAAAGAATCAAATACAGCCTTTAATGAATATAATATTCCTTCCATATAAGAAGAGCCCCACTCATATACAGGAACCCCTGTATCTTTAGTAGTTATTACGTCTCCGTCCCAGTATAACAATTCACCAAACTCGTTTGTAGCATGTTTCTGTGCCCCAGTATTATATTGGTCTGGTTTTAGGGCCCAAGTATTCTTTATTGAAGATAGATATGTTCTAAACTGCATAAACAACAATCCCATTCCAACCTTTTCTGCAACCATTTTGGCATCGTAATCATAGTGCCCGTAAACAGTATCAGACAAAGTTTTGATACCTGTTATCTGGGCTTCTGTATACGCAAATGGTAAAGAATCTCCTTCTTTTATTTTACCATCTGGGCTGGCCTCTCGTAGCATAGAAAGATATAATGCCCTTTCCTTGTTGTAGTCTGGATGTGACGTATTATTATTCACGTAGTGTGTGAATCTCTTGTCTTTCTTCCAATCATACGTTAATTGCCCATCTTTAACTTCCATAGCATCCCAAGACCCATCATGTAATGACCTAGCTATAAACAAGGCCATTCTATGAAAGTAGTCAGGAGCTGTGGACATCCAATATGCTTTCTGGCTCAGATTTGCAAGACCTGACTTATTAGAAACTAATTCCTTCTGAATCTTATTCATATCAAATCCAGCTAACCTAAACCTTCCATTTATAAGCTCTATTTTAGTAACTATACTTGGATAATCTTTTATATCTTTGGACATTATTTTATAAGCTGCTATTAAGTCCTTCATAGTTATTTTAGAATCCGGGTCTTGAAATGCTCCAGACAGTACTAAATTTAAGTTCTTATAGAATCCATTTAACATATCTCGAACACCTCCAGCAGCGTTAAATGCAATACAGAATTGTGTAATTAAGTTCCTAATAGGTTTGACATACTTATATAGCTCTTCACCTTCTTTTGAAACTAGAGACTCATTATACACAGCAACTTTAATGTATGCATCTATAGCCTTATTAATATTCTCCACATCAACTCCAGTCTCGTTACCATAGGTTAGGACTTTAAGCTTAACTGCTTTAAGTACTGGCAATATCTTGTCAAATGCAATCTTTCTCATAGCGTACAATTCGTAACTGGTTACTAATGTTTCTATGTTCTGCTCCCAGTATTCAGGGGTGTATTTGGCTAGAACTGAACGTCTTGCCTCACTACTAGACTCGGAATAATTAAATCTGTTATGCATTTCATAATCATTCATCAACTCCCTCTTAGCTATCAGCTCCTCTTCTGTATAAGAGTCATGTTCAGAGATTGCAAAATTGCTCTTAAATTCTGTAATATAATTATTATATTTTTGCTGTATATACTTAGAGAACCCTAATTCACTTATACTTTGCGCTAGTAGATTGTCACTCTTCTGAAGAGGTATCCAGTACCATTTCTCTTGCTTAATGTATTGCTGTACTTCTGGAGAGTTAATGGATTTGCCCTTAAGATTAAACCTCCATTTATTAATCTCCCATAGGGCTTTCTTTAAGAACTCTCGCTCCTCGTTAGTTAAAGGCGTACTATTATCATACGGATTCTGAAACAGCATATCACTATTAATGGTTCCGTCTGAATTTCTTCTAATCATATTAGAGTATAGAGACCTCTGGTTTCCAATGGCATTACGTCTTAATGCGGAGAACCCTTTGGCTTCCCACAGAGGTTTAACAGCATCTTCAGCAAATTTCTGATGTTGAGCCTGAACATCTCTAGTAAGGTTAGCCCAGGTACCTCTTACGGTTTGTACTACCTGTCTCATATTATTCTCAGTTATTAAATCTGGGTTGGTTATCTTATAACCACTAAACATTTGGCCCTTTCCACTCCATTCGGCAAGGTGCTCCGGCTGAACCTCTGACAGACCACTGCAATAGCGTATCGCATTTAGAACCATCATATAAAGTCTTTCTATAGAGGTTTCAGACACTCTATTAGCTAGCTGTTCTGGAGTAGACTTCTTAAGTAAGTCTGGGAAACTGTTCTCTAGAGTCTTCTGTATGTTCATTAAGTTGTTAACAGTGAAATGATTTATTCCAGGCTGTAACTCATATATAGAATCTCTTATACCTTCCAGCCCTTTACGTCCAGAAGCATACAGATTTGGTCCGTTTAAGGTAGCTAAGTATTCATTCTTCAACAAATCTATAGCATCTGCGAAGCGCAAGTTCCTAATGTTGTTAGTAACCCCAGTCTCATTGCAAAGCAAACTAAACGCATTAATCAGTAATTTATTACTAGCTATAGTAGCCTTTTGGGTATCTGGGTTAATAACTTTAAGCTCTCCTATACTAAATTTGTCTTCAAATTGAGAGTAAGTTTGATTTAAAGCGGCCATTATCTTTATTAACTCTATATTGCCTCCTGTAGATTTAAGAATATAAGGGTCTTTTATGTACACGTCTTTCTCGTGACTCCCTAGTATAGTACTTCCTAACGACAATGGCATGGGTGAATTTAAGTCATGGTAGCTTAAAGAGATTACATCTATCTGTTTAGTTAATATGTTTTGCAATACAATCATTCCAAGCTCGTTGAAATTGTCTAATTTTACAACAGACCATCCTGGAGCAGTAGTATATTTAGAGAAGGTAGTCACTAAAAATGATGATACCTGTACTCCACCTGTAGAATACAATTTGGAGATAGGCTGCCTGCCCGACACTACCCTTTCTAGCTCAGTCATAAATCTATCTGTGTTCTCTTTATTATGCTTCCTTAGCTTCTCTATGTACTTTGTAACTTTCTCTCTAAGTTCCTCATTTTGAGTTCTGTCGGACTCTTCCTTTATGTATATAGGCTCTTTAGTAAACTTGTCTATAAAGAAGTACCTACCCTTAGAGGGGTCTGGGCTATCTATCACAAACTCTGGGTTCTTAATAAAACTGTTTATATCTAAATCCATTCTTCTATCCCTTAATTTAGAATCCGGGAAGAACTTCTCTAACATTTCTGTCACTTCATTAACTATAGGCTTATAAACTGTGTTCTCTTCTACTCCGACTGGGATATGTAGATTAGCTATTTCAGACATATATCCAGTTCCCCATGATAGAGGTTTATTACCGTTACTAGTAACATAGTCTAATCTGTTTTGAGTTTCTCCAAAAGTAATCCCCCTCAGACTTCCATCTTCTCTTAATCCTTCAGTAATAATCGGAACTATGTTTAAGTCCATACTTTTAGTGGGCACTCCCTTAGATGCTAGTATCTGTCTATAGAATGCAAGTTGGTAGTTATATCGTACATTTCTGGCTTTGTCTAGACTTGCCATGGTACTAGTAGAACTTTTGAATAAATAAATATGAGGTTGTCCAAACTCATCTATTACCACCAAATCTATAGCTCCAATTATGTTCTTTCCGTCCACAGTATTTGCATCTACTGTTAATTGTGGTATTAGTTTAGACGATTTACCATGTAATGTGTATATCTCCTTCTTAACCTTATCTAAGTTGGTATACATACTACGAATAACATCAGGATGATACCTGTCTCGGTACTTATCTACGAAATCTACTAGGCTATAATGATTACTAAAGAAATCACCTACCATAGAGTGTATGTCTTTACCGGCTTCCGCAATTAAATCCCATTGCTCTAATGTTCTGTTAGCTTCTTCAAGAGCATCCTCTCTAACAGAACCTTCTTCCACTTTAGAATTTATGTATTGACGTTTCCACCCCTCTCTATCAAATTGTTGTATAATAGTCTTATTGTTATCAGACTGCCTAGGGGTAGTCTCTAAATATTCAGTTACAGATATAGACCCTTGAGCAGTTACAGGTGATTCCAAATCAATAGTATTAACATCTGATTCATACATAGAAGTCTTAGATGTCTTGACAGATTTTATTTTAGCTGCCATTTCTTCCACAACATTATCCTGACTCAGTACTATATCACTAATAATACCTCCATCAATCATGTTTCTATGTTTCAGCAGAAACTCAAATAGTTCCTGATATCCATTTTCACCAAATTGGCGAACTTCTCCATTTATATTTAAACTATATGAACAAGCCATTAGCAATTCTCCTTTAAGTTACCACTCTTTATTAATTTCTGAATTAAATTAGTTATAGTACGGGATTCAGAAGCTAAGTTCATATCAAAACCTGCTGCTAAATCGTTGTTAATAAGTGCACTACCAAATTCAGACATAATATTATCTATAGACATATTAAGAAGTCTTCCTAACTTCTCATTCTTAATATCATCACTAGTTTGGAATGTCTTTTGAGTCTTCTCTTTAAATATTCTCCCCATTTCCTCTAGTGAAGCTTCTTTACCTTCAAACCAAGGCTCTGCGATTCTAGCGAAGTAATTACCAAACTCTGTAACAAATATCTCCTCATTCAAGTCAGGAACAGCCCTAGTATCTCCTATCATCCTAAATGCTTCCAGTTTATCATCATAGTTCGCCAGAGACTCCACCTGTTCAACTAGCCCATAATAAAGACCTGGATTAGTCCTCTTCATAGAACCCATAATCAAATGTGCAAACTCATGCAATGAATCAGCTGTAGTAGCTCTATCTACATTTAAATAGACTTCTCCATTATAAATAAATGCATTAGTTCTTCCAGCATTAGGAATCACTCCTCTGAATTTAGAAGCTATCTCTCTAGCAGTAACTACGTTAACATTAATGCCATAGTTCTTACTAAGGTGATTGGCTATCTCTACCATTTCACTTTTAAATGACCTGGGTACTTTCTTGTGAACTGGTACACTTCTTTCTGATTCTAGCTTTCTGAATGAGTATTTGTCCCCATTTGCCCCAGTTACTTCATATACAGATTCGGTAGCATTCTGAATTGTATTTAAAGCTTCTGTCATTAATTGCAGCTCATAGTCTAGTTTGTCTTGAGTTAGCATACTAGGTACTTTACTGTTATATAGAGAAGCATGAATGTCTGGGTCTCTTAATTGATTCTTTAATAAGAAGAAAGTCTCCAATTTCTCTTGAGTGTTAAGTATAGATTCTATATTAAGTCCCTGCTCTTTAAGTATGCCAATTAGTTTCTTATATTGGGGCTTCTTATTAAGCTCTGATATGAAGTTGTTAAAAGTAATACTCTTAACTAAATCCTTATCATTGTATAGCTTTATGTTATCATTTAGTTCTATATCCAAAACGGAGAATCTGTCTCCAATTTGTAAAGATTGATAACTTTGTATTGCTAAACTTCCATTTTTGAGTTTACTAGTAACCGATTTCAAATCTATAGGTCTGTCTAATAGTTTATTGGCAATACTTCTAGCATATTTGAGATTATCTACTCCTGCTCCTTTCAGCCCGTCTGAAGTTGTAACAATCCTACTGTCTATATAATATCTGTCATTATATTTAGCGATGTTATAACCCCCTACAGTTTCAATAGGCTCTATTAACTCTCCAGAGTATTCTGTGTTAACTATAGTCTTGTCAAACTCCGGCTGCTTAAACGTATTTCTTAATAATATTCCCCCATCACTTATAAATGCAATGTCTAAGAACTTCTCATTGTCAATTTTATTATTCAAGTCTTGTATAGTAGATACTATAGATTCATCAGACAGTTCTCCGTAGCTATAAGCATCCATAAAGTCTTGCATATCTTTCTTAGATATACGTAAGTAGTTCCCAGATACTTCTGCTCTATCTACTAGTGCTTGAACTGTAATATCTGAATAAGAAGGAATTTCAGTAGTAGGAGTACCTATTATCTGATTAAACAGTTCATTAAATTTACTAACAAGCCCATTCTTATATAATGCATCATTGAAAGTAGCACTAGTATAGAAGTAATTCACAAAAGCAGGTATAACATTACCATGAATACTATTAGTGTTAAAGTCATACCCTATATATTTCATGATAGTCTGCACTCTGGATGAAGTATCATTACTTGCAGCTAGCATCTTTAACGCAGACTCTATATTCTTGTTTACTTCCTGAACTTGTTCTTTAGGAGCCTTATCTAATACTGTATTCACATATCTTTGCTTTAGATAGGTCTCTATATATTCTTCTTTAGGCTTAATAACTGCCAAACTGCCACTAGTGTCTCTAAATATACCATAATTGGTATTCCAAGCAAGGCTAAATCTAGCATTAGTGAGTAGTATATTATTCCTATTTAAGTCCTCACCTTCCCCTTGCAACTTGTCTACTAAGTAGGTAATATTTGGAGTTGGGAACTCATTTTTAATTGTATTTAAATTATAATTACCAATTGGTAATCCGTCCTTGCCAAGATTCTTGGAATCCAAAGCTGTAATAGGAAATCCTCCTGAATTTACTGCATTAATAAAATCATTATAACTCTCTACATTTCCCATTAATGCTCCTACTGCATCTTCTAAAGACATTTTACTAACGTCAGGAACCTCTAGCTTAAACAAGCTAGGGGCTCCCTCGTTAGAATGTACTAAAAATTCTACTGTACAACTCATGTTAACAATTAATTCTTATTTGTATAGTATTACGCTCCATTAAGCTCTTAATCTTATTAACTATATTCTCCATAGAGTCATTCCTACTGAGAACTAACTCTTTCATTTTAGCATTCTGATTTGGAGTTCTAATAACGAAGTAATTATCATATAATCTTCTCATATCTACATTACTTGAGTCCGGGATGTCATTTACTTCATAATAATCCTCTCCATCCCTTTCATATAGTTCGAGACGACCTGTTTCTTCATTTCTCATTCTAATATACTTATCTCTAGCTCTACCTTTAGCACTTTCACTAATAATAGGAGCCATTCTGATAAGTGCATCTTCTAATGAGAATGTATCTATATTAACATCCAAACTGTAGTCTGATTGTCCTACATACTTCTGATACTCTATTAGTAAGTCACTAACGTCAGTCTTATCAAATGTATTCAGCAGAGTCGTAAACCTATCCGCCCCGTATTTGTCCTTATTAACAACTAAGTTATATAAGAAGAACCAGTCAGTAAGAGGCAATCCTTGTAGATTAATTCTCTTTAGTGCTGCAAAATCTTTCTGATATCTACTAAACATAGCTTGGTCTGATTCAGTTCTTATATTCATCATGTCAATAGGTAACTTCATATATGTGGTGTTACCTCTAGTAAACGGGTCAATACGTCTATTCATACTTAATCCTTGCACAAATTGGTTGATTAATAACGAGCGAACTCTCTTATCTCCAACCATTCCGTTATGGAGTTCTGGAATAACTGTTCCTTCCATCCATAGTTTAAAGTTAGCAATTCCATCGTTAGTGGCCAAACTAAATACCTCACCTCCTTCTTTAATATCGTGCAGAGTCATATCATTTCCGATATACTTCTGACCTTCATCCATTCTGAAGGTAATGTTGCGTTTAGCCAACCAGCCAGTGATTAGTACATCGTCTACATGCTCACCGAGTGCATTTAGTTGCTCTTTAGTAACAGCTCTACCATATGTAGGATTCTCTTTAATAAGAGCTTCTCTATAGGAATTTACTAAGTTGAATTTAGTACTAATATTTACATCAGTTGTGTCAGTTAAGAATAACACTTCGTATAAGGCCTTGAAGTGGGGAATTTTATCAATCATGTCGAATATATTCCAAGTTCCCTTTATTAGATTATAGTAAGCTATAGTTGACTTTTTGTAGCCAGAGTTCATTGGGTCAAGGAATTTCCTCATACTAAATCCTCCATTAGTAATACCTTGTGCAATAGCATCATTGACCACAGCTCTTACTTGCTCCTCGGATAGGTAAGGTTTATCATTCAGGATGTTCTTAATAACTACCTCAGGGTTATATCCTTTCTCATATTTGTCATCTTTATATAGTTGCTCTCTGCTAGTAATTGCAGATTCATATGTATTTAACATAGCCATTTTACCTCCTAAATCTGTAGGCATACCTTGATTTAGTCCGTAGAATCTTCCTAACAGTTCTGTCTCCCTAGCACTTCTGTTTACCTTCTTAAATTCGGCAAATCTATCCATGTCTAGTCTATTCCTCATCTTCTGTAGGTACTTGTATTCTTCCAAGAATCTGTGTTCTCTATAAGATACAGCTGGGAATATATCATCAATAGAATCACCTTCTGCAAATCTATCTTTAATAGCTTGAATCCAATTACCTCTCTTATCAAATGCCTCCTCTCCGGAATCAAGTAGTTTCTCTTGTACTCTTTTAAAGAAATTACCTAAAGAAGTAGAATCAAAGTAATTCCTAATGTTAGGGCCTTCTTCTAATGCTCTAACTACAGAGTCTACTGATGCATGGTCATGATATTCATCAAACACATTTACTTTCATTAAATCATTTATAGTTTGTACTGTCGGACTTGTCATAAAGTTAGATATGTCGTTGAAACTGAATCCTAACATAATCATATGTAAGTACATACCAGCTAGATTAGGGCCTGCATTAATTTTAGAAAGAATCAACTCTTTGGCATTGTCAGTAGCAGCTGATAGTAATGCAGAGATTACTAATGACTGGTCTGATTGCACACCTAATTGCTCTTGAACTATTCTGGCGATATCTTCGTGTGATAATTGTTGCTCTACTGCTCTAATAATTAGATTCTTGAAATAATTTTTCTTAGCTGCAAGATTATCAAAATTGACATTAGCCATTATATTTCTTAATGTAGGCACTGTTATAGGCTTGCCGTCTTCTCCCAATATAGTCTGTATTCCATTAAATCTAGTAGAGAAGAACATATTGTCTAACCATTCCTGGTCTCCATTCCTGACACCTTCATTGAAGTAGTAACAATTAGCGAAGAATACCTTCTCACCTACAGCTGCAATACCAATTACCTGTTTACCGTCCATATTTTGCATCTGCATTACCCATTTAGCTGAAGGTGACATTAATGTAATTTTATTAGCTTCCTGTCCAGATGTAGACTGTTTAGCTGCTGCTTGTGGGTCTCCCATTTCAACAGGAGAATATGCAGAATTCATATTCTTTAAATCCTGAATAATATTACTAATTTTAGACGATACGGAGTTTCTAAATGCAGGAAGTAAGTTGCTTCTTCTAATCTTCTGTCTACCGTTTCTAGCTTTCTTTCCATTCTCATCAAATTCCTCAGTCATATACATAGTATGATTGTTAATTCTATTAAGAATGAAATTAGCATTATCGGTATCAACTTCACCTGAATATGTTAATATTCTGGCATCGTCAATAGCATTAAGCATCTCTGCTATTACCGGAACAGATTCTGGATTATAGAAGTTCTCCCTATTAAGTTGATTTAGATAGTTAGTAATATCTACTCCACCACTTCCGTATGCGTATAACTTACCATTAGGAGTAGGTAACATTTCTGATGCCTTAAGTGACTCAATACTATTAAAATTAAAGTATGGAGACCAACCTACATAATGTCCACTGGTATCAAAGTCATAACCCATAATGTAAGCCTTATCAATATCCGTTTACCTTATATCTTTCAATATAAGACTGACTATATCATCACTCTAATTCAAGAGTGTCTCGCGCTTCGGAAGCAGCTCTCTGCTGCGCTATAAATTCAAGCTTAGTTGAATCTCTTCTTATTTTATATAATAATGATGGAACTTGCTCTATGTAAGGTCTTACTATGTTTACAAACTTGTCACAATCAAGCTCTGAAGATGTAGCGATTGAATATGTTCCACGACCTTCTTTAAAAGGTCTAAACTTTATATCCCACACTTCAGCAAAGTAAGCAATTATTACATTGACTGTATCTTCATCCACACATGTAGCTATTTTAATCGTATGTTGTATAGAGCTACGCTGCTTAGATGTATTCACATTAATACAGCCATCATCCATATACCAAATAGCTAAACCTAGAGGTGTTATCCAATTTAATAACTTCCTGGTTATATGTTTCTTTGGAGTATATACCGTTCGCCTTAAAGCCTTAATGGTCGGATTTAGAGACATCTGTGAATACAATACCTTTTTACCAGTGTTATACCCACAAGATGATATATACTCTTTAACGCCATTGTTTTTAATTCCATGAACATCTAGTAATCCAACTTTCCATTCTAAATACTCTCTTTGAGCTTCAGAATGACTCAACTTAAATACACAATTACTAGATATTGTTCCATCTCCTAGCAGGAGTCCTATCAAAAGACTCTTCTGCTCTTTACTAAGCTTTTTAATTATACTTCTTTTAGCCATTTCATTTAATGTTTAAATTAATACACTAAATGAAAGTTCCTACTCCCTTACGGGATAGTCGATGAACTTTCATCCTTATAAATACAAAGATATGACTTTTGTTGTCGAGTAACAAGTCTCATATCAATATATTTATCTAGGATGCTCAGCTGCGGATTGTCCAATTCTAACCTTTTTTACTATACCAGTAGTAGTTACTTACTGCCACTAAGTACATTTCTGCCCTAGTTTAGTAGGTTAGACTCTAAGGAGTTCCCCGTCAGTTCACGAGATTTATTATAGTGATTACAATATTTATAATGGAGCTAACCTAAACGGTAGGTTTAGCCGATAATCACTTCCCTGCAACCATGTCTGCCAGTGAGATACATGTACCACATTCTTATCAGAATCGTTAAATGCAACAGCTTTCATCTTCATAAATGACTGCATTGTCTGTGCAGGAATACGAGCTACTGTAAATTCAAGTGATTTCTGGAATGATACAAACTTCTTCTTGGCATCTGTAATCTTCTGATTCTTCTCTATTCCGTCTAATTGATAAGCCAATCTAGACACACTGAACTCTTCTCCTTCGTTCTCTTTATAAGTATCAAATAGTAATTTAAGCAATCTATCATTTCTTTCAGAACCTGCTTCAATTACTTGTTGCATCATTTCCTTATTCTTAGTGTATTGGTTAATTTTGACAGAATCGAAGCTGTCCATTCCGTAAATGTCAATTACACTGTCAGGAGTTTTAGCTACTAATACTTCTTCAGTAGTGTTATTACCTAATGCATTGTAAGATGTTACTACTTCATGATACTCTCCACTTTCATCATAGAATCCAGCCTCGTACATCTTCTCACCATTTTCATCTACCCTCATAACACTATTACCAACTCTAACGAAATCAGATTCAGTAAGTGCTTTATTAACTGATAGATGTTCCATTAAGGAAGGAGTTTCTCCGAGTGCAACATACACATGTTTACCATTAGCTCTAGTAAACATCATATCATACCATTTAATTTTAGGAGCGTGATATTTATCATACCTATTAACGAAGAACTGATATCCTTGTGTAAGTACATCATTAATACTATCATTAGGTCCTAAGTTAAACTGGTCTACATATAGTTTACTAATAGAAAGTTCAGCAGGATTACTAACTAAATTCTGAATAGGAATAGCAATATCTCCATTGCCTAAATCCCTAATATAGCCATTGGCTGCATATTTATCACTGAATGCGACTGGGTCTGCTAAGTACTCTGCTTTCTGAATACCAGTTACAGGCATATATCCGTTGTCCAGTAACGTAAATGTTGCTTGTATTTGTGCTTGTATTTCAGAATCTAAAGCTTTAGGAAGTTTACCTCCGTCATACTTAGTTCTTTCACTGAATGACCTTTGTATAGCTGGCATATCAAATATGCTATGTCTCATACCGGTCATATCTTCCCAATAAATCTCTGCTGGCTTTAAGTCTGTAGGTCTAGTAATATCAGTATAGAATTGAGAGAAATTAGCTTTTACTAAGTTGTATGTATCAAAATCATTTACATATACTGGTACGTAACTACCCTCTATACTCCAACCTCTGTCAGCTAGATATTGGTCTACAGTCATTAAGGAATTAGCTTGATTCTTAGCTTGTGCAGATACAGCCTTGTCATAGTTATCCTGTGCTTTAGCTATCTCTACACCTTCTCCGTCTCCATTCTGTGCTTTCTCAAGCTCTGTTAGAGTTCTCTTAACAGCCAAATCAAGAGCTATTTGCTTGTCTAGTGCATTTTGGCTAATTCTAGCCACTACTGATGCTACTTCTTGAATAGGTAATTTAATTCTGTCTCCTGGAAGCAGTCTGTCTATAGTAGTTGCTGGTTGTGCTTCAATTTTAGCTTGCTCACTCTGTAGATATTCTTTAACACTCATCCCATTATCCGAAGCAATTCTATAAATATCATCATATTTATAATTAACCCCTCCAATACGGAACTGTTGTACTATGTTATAAGCAGGAACCATTACAGCTGCCATGCCTGGAAACTTTCTCTTAATAGCAGTCTTGTTCATGCTAGACGTGAACGTAGACAGCATTTTATTAAATATGGAAGGCGTACTATACGGTATTTTATATGTATCAGCTCCATGAGAATTGTTATTCTTTCTGTCTAATGCGAACTCCGCTTTAGCCTTCTCAATAATAGTCTTAGCAGTACCAAGCTCGTCCCCGTCCTTATTAAGCTCTTTAATAATAGCTTTACCTACTATTTCATAAATATCAGACTTAACATCAGGATTATCAGTTGGTTTAATTCCAACAAGTGTATATACTGCATCTCTAATACCACCTATTGATGATAATGCTACTCTACCCAAATCTTTATATGCCATCTTGGCCATATCATGAGTATATCCCATGTTCTCAAGTGAAGATACTACCTGTGAGAACTCTGTCATTGTAGATTGATGTTCTGGGTCAGTTACTACATGGTCTGCATCCATTTGAATACCAAGACCTTCAGTATTAAATTCCATCTCCATTAAAGGACTGTCATCAAACCAAGAACTATCCCCGTTTATATTTTGGGCTCCTACTTTAATTGCAGACTTGTTAACCAAGTAAGCAATCATTTTATGTTTGAGCGGTTGAATAGTATTACGTTGAGAAGGTATCTCTCCATTAGGTCTATACCAACCTACATTGTTAGCATAATTAGCAGTAACGGCTAAAGAAGCATCACTGTAAGCAAGTTCTCCATTTCTAAGAGATTCACTATATACTCCACCTAATGCTGCATGTAATTCAAATAATGAATTAATAGGAACATTTAACTGAACCATTACATTAGCGTCTCCTACAGCTTTAACTGGATTACCATATTCATTAACTGCTTGAGTTCTAATATTATATAATCCGTCACCTACTCTATCAAGACCTAATATCTCATAATGATTGTTACCGTCCCTGTAGAATATTCTTTCACCACCAGTAACATCTTTAAGCTCCATAGTGTTTCCGAATATGTTCTTAGTAAGGTCTATTCCTTCATAAGCATTATCAAACTGGTTTGTAGACTGATTCCATTTAAAATCAGACATCTTTCTAAACATATTGTATAGCTTAATGTCGGACTCCAAAGAATTTCTCATTCTCTCGTTGTACATCGAGAATATCGCAAACTTTAATAATGAAGCAGTACCGTAATCTCCATTGAAGTCGTGTCCAATAGGTTTTTTATCATCACCTACAGCAGAATCCTGTAATGAGAAGTTCTCCAAATAGGACATAATAGGATTACAAAACGCTGAACCGTCATGTGCATCTATTGAGGCTGTTTCTCCTTTAAAGTTATATACAAATGCTGCGACATCGCTCATAACAGCCAATCTATATGTGCTAGTAATTCCCAACAAACTGTTTTGATGAAAGTACTGCAAAGTAGCTGGGTCAATCACATTTCTTTTAAGCTGCCCCATTTCTCTAGATGAATGCTCTAACTCAGTTCCATTTACTGAAGTAGCTTTTACATTACCGTATTTAGCCTTATTAGGATGTGCTATACTACTACCTGTAGTAACTAATCGTAAGTTCTCTGAAGTTAGAAAGTCAGCTAAGAAGTATCTTTCGAGAATAGGATTTAGAGTAATATCTTCATCATTCCTTAACCATGCACTATCTAAGTCAGACAATCTGTTAAGTACCTTATCTCCCTGTTTAGCTAGTATTAATTCTTGAGTATCATTATTTACCCAAGACGTCTTATCAGCAGGAATAAGAGTATTTAATGCTTTATTTAAAACAAAATTTACTTTACCGTTAGCATATCTAAGAGGAAATGTTATATTATTATCAATCATATCTTTAATAAACTTCTTCCTCTCTCTTAAGAACGTTTTATTATATATATCCTCTTTAGCGTATAACTCGTTAGCATTAAAGTTCAATAAGTTATTAGGTATAAGACCGCCTTTCTTATTTCCATTTAGGACAAATGAACCTCCCTTATTAACATGTACATTATCAATATTAGGAACTCCATTACGGTAAGACATACTACCATACTCTCCCTTAGTAGTTACTGACAATACTGCTTGGAAGTCTTTAAATGTCATTTTATCTACTAAGTCGATAGGTTCCTTAGGCTGTAATTCTGTTAATATATAGTTATTAATTGCATCAATTTCCATATAATCTCCAGCCTGCAATGCCGCATCAGCTAATGCTTGTTGTTTAGCAACTTCTTCTGCCAATTTAGCATTATGTGCTTCTATTTTAGCATTCTCTGCATCCACTGCTGCTTGCTTACCAACTATGCTATTATAAGCATCTGTTAGTCCATTCTCTTGTAGTCTCTGTAGGAATGTATCGAGACTTCCTCTATATACATTTCTATAATCATTAAGCACATTATTAAATGTGTTCTTATAGTAAGAACCAACAGTAGACCTAATAGCTTTGTTTAAATCAGAAATTGATGAATTAAGTAAGTCAATAGTAAACTCTTCTCCATTCTCGTCAACAAGTTTGATTCCGTCGGCAGTTAAGGTCCACATTACGAATGTTCCCTTATCAGAATATACAGTAGGTTGAACATTAATAGTCTTAGATTGTCCTTTGTCAACCTTCCTTAATAGATTAGCATAGAAGTCATATAATATTGAAGAATATCCAATCTCTGCTACAGAGAAACTAGTAGCACTCTTCTTAACTCCAGTTCTACTAACAACATCGGTTTTAATTGATGTACCTCTAAGCATACCTGGATTTAATCCAAATAATGTATTCTTTAAAGAAGAGTTCGGATTCTCTATAATGGTTCTTGTGACGTATCTTCTAGTCAATCCAGCTAAATTAGCAATCCTACTATTAGGAATATTATTACCTTCAGCGTTCTTAATAACAGATTTAAATATTTCTCCAGTTACTATTTGCTCTGCTGCTACTAAATCATTCAAAGTGTTAATTAAAGCACCATCAATAGCTTTTAATGAGTTAGATGACTTGTCGTAGTAGAATCTAGCTTCTGGACTATCCTCATCAACTTTATCAGTATAATATTTAAGGGTCTTAATAAATGAATACAGGTCTAGGTTGTCTGGATTGTTAGTCTCGAACTCATTATATACTGTATTTACAAATGCAGAACTATTAGCTAGAGACATTAAGTTCTCTGTTAGATATTTTAGATTGTCTGCTTCTTTTACATTCTTAAATGCCGCCAGTAAATCTATGTTGCCATTTAGGAATCTAGTATTAATGAAATCATCCATAAACTCTACTAAAGATACATATAGTCTCTCCTGTGGAGTTATAGTTTGAGGGTTATTCTCTTCATAGATTGCTTTTAGTGTAGTAAATGAAGGCTCTTTTAATATAGTATCTAATGAACCATATTTAACCTTATCAGAAGGACTTAACTCAAGTTTCTTTTGACCTTTACTACCAATAGCAGCCCTATTATATATAAGAGTAATAGTGTCGCCATTATAAGGTAATTTAAATGAGATGTCTCCCAGAGTAGCGTTATGTACTTCTACTCCCCACTTGTCAAGTAATTCCTGTCTATTCTTACGTAATTCATTACTAATATCAATATCATTCTCTCTCTGAATTTTACGTCTATTAACATTGGTTTGTTTAATCTCCATAGAATCTAAGTCATTTGTGTCTTGATTCATGGCATATTGAATGTATTTTGCAACGTTAGTTCTATCTACAACTCCTGAAATAGAATCTAGTAAAGTGTAAGTTGTAACTGCTTTAGATTGTTTGTAATCATTGTTAGTGATTGTATACAAAGAGTTAGCTTTATTCTCATTATAAAATTTCTCATAAATGGATTTAAATACATTCAAATCATTTATTTGAAATATTCTAGAACCTCCACCATTGTTAATAATTTCTTCAAGAATCTTCTTTAAATAGTAATTAGGAGCTGAGTGGAAATTGATAACCAATTTTTGTAGTCTGTCTCCAAAATATGAAAAATTAGCTTCATCTTTCAACTTAGTTGTTGAATGTAAGAACTGTTTGAGTGTAAGATAATTGTCCCTTATTTGCTTTCCAGTAACAAAATCAAGAACAGGAGTTTGCTCAATGAGTAGTCTAGATACATTACCTATTTCAGATATTGCATCCACGTTCTCATTAGTTCTCCAGGTTTTAACCATGTTAGAACCAGCTCTAAATTGATATTTATTAACTGATACGGGAATCTCTATTCCAATATATCCTTTGTTCTTAATCTCCATATTCTTTCCGAATAGATTCTTAAGAATAGTATCAAAATTACCATTTGACAGTACAGCCCAAGCATTAAACGCATCAATCAGCATTTGATTCTTATACAGGTCTCCGAACTTCTGCTTTCTTGAGACATATGCATTGTCTAGTTTAGACCTAGGCATGTCCTTAAACAATTCATCAGCTAGTCTAAGAACTTTCTGCATACCTTCCACATCTGGAGTTCCATCTATGTAGATAGCGTTAGGCATATTGAAATCTGTAGTAATTCCATCTTCTTCATTAGTCATTTTAATATAATCGACTAAGTTCTTGAACATAGTATTCTTATATTTAGCAATATATATGTTCAAATCATCAGTAGTCTTGATTAATTTACCATCAGTAAAATTAACTAAAGACGATTCAATTATATTATATCTGAATTGATTTAGCATGTACTCTTTTACTACTGTAGCAGAGCCATACGTATCATTCAAAGACGGAGTAAGTATTCTCTTCTCCGAGTTGGAAACCTCATTATTGATATTCTCTGGAGCATCCGGAATGATAAGGTCTTTATCAGCTACTTCAATTGTAGTTGCTTCAGGAGAAAGTCCAAAATTCTGACCTAGAGGTTGTGCATATTCAGCTAACAGCTGTTCTTTCTGTGTATCTTTAAGTATTCTTGATGTTTTAATATAATCTTCAAAAACCTTAGAAAGCGAGACGTATTCTGCCTCGCTCTCTAGGTTGAATAGGTTAGTACCTTTCAAGTTAATAAAGAAATGCTGAACAAAGTCTGTAGTAGACAATGGTTCAGCCTTTCTAAACTTAAGTACTGTTCCTCTAAGGACACTTTCGGCATCAATCCTATGTAGTCCTATGTCAAAGTTAGTACATGCCATTATTCTTATATATTTAATTTACAGTTCTGACTATCAATTATTTGCTTATTATTAGCAAGACTGTTAATATATTCCATAACATCTAATATGTCAGGGTCGTCAAGTTGCTCATCAGTCAAGTAACCTTCGAAGTGATTGTCCACTAATCTTATCTTATCAAGAAGTGCATCAGCAGCTTCCGGAGTAAGAGAGGTAGTAGCTCTCAATTCTTGGATAACAGTCATGATTTCGGTCTCTCTAAGATTCTCATGGTCTCCAATGGTATCTTCGAATATCTTGAGTTTCTGTTCTCTATTAGGGTCAAATGGAACTTCATACATCACTGTATCAACTATATTAACTTCACTTCCAATAATGCTTCCTTTAATTGTTTGTCCACCTTGCAAATATACTGTAAAATCTTGTAAATTACCACTACTATAATCAACATTTTGAATACCCGTAGTATCAATCTCTCCGTCTTTAGTTTTGGGTAGTACAGACGGACTCTTAACATTTATTTCCTGTAATAGAGTATGTACCTTATTAATGACTGGCATGTTGTTAACATCAACAGTCATATCTAGATGAATTACAGGGTCGTTATTAATTAATAGCTGTCTGTTATTTATGTCATTAGTAAGACTAGTATTTACCTTAGTTGCTACTCCTTTTAATATTTCATCTAATGCAATATCACCTTTCTCTAGATATTCATTGCGTGCATCATTAAGGATTTGGTCTATTGAGGTATAGCCAGTGAAAGCACTGGATACTCCATTAGCAATTAACGTAATGTTATTATCAAACTCTGACTGTCTGTTATGTGGAACTCCTTTATTAAATTGTCTCTCTGATAATACAGTAGGGTCAATGGTTATTTCAAAGTTAGGACTTTCTATAGCAGTATCAATATAGAATTGATTGTCATTATTTCTAGTTGGATAGAAATCAGAAGGTCTACTATCATGTGAAGTCGGAGTTCTAGGAGTATAATATATTCCATTTATAAATGGAGCATATGTAGTAGTTGCAGCTCCTTCTTTAATAGTTGGAGTACCATGGAATATCACATTAAACATGTTATTTAGTACAGAGAAGTAGTTATCTCTACCTGCATCTCTAACTGCCCTAACTATATTAAATGATAACTCCTCTAACCTAGTTTCCTTCATTTTACCGTCTCTAGCCTTAGCTCGGAATACATAACTTTCATCTGATTTCTTACCAGCGGAGAATAGTTTGTAAACTGATGATAACAATCCAACCATTTTGAATGAACCACCCATTCCACCTATATTAGATGCTGCATGTTTATAAGTATTCTTACCGTCAGTCAATTCTATGGCTCCGTCGTCAGCTATTAACTGTGCTAAGATATTGTCCATATCTCTGCCGTTAGTAGCTATGGTGAAGTTCGGATTACCCGGTAATGAAATATACTCTTCTAATATACTAAATAGATTATCCAATATAGATAGTTGAGCTTGAGCTACTTTAGGGTCTATGTAAACACCGTATGTAAGAGTTCTAGGAACTTTACCGTTAGAGTCAAATGTTTGCCATTCATTTCTACTTAAATTTATAGGTCTTACTACCATACCAGGAGCATTAGTCTTGATAGCATCTGCGTATGTAAGTCTAAACATAAATCCATTATAAATAGAAGAATCCCAAGGAACTCTCTTCTGTCCATCCACAGTAGATTGGTCGATTAGTCTATTAAACTCATTAACTTCAGAAGTACCTCTAACATCATCAAGGTTATTAGCCTGTCTGTAAGTGTCATAAGCCTTAATGAAGTTCTTTAATCCAGACCTGTAATTCCACATACTTACTAGCATTCTAGCAGCAGTAGTATTACTTCCAAATGTTCCTAAATATTCCTTTACTTGATTCTTGTCTAATTTAGTTTTACCGTCATCAGCAGTATGAACTAAATCATTAAAAGACAGTCTAAAGTAATTATCAATAAAGGTTCCATTGGAATTAGCTACTATCATTCTTATAAGTGGTGGTACCGTCTTAGCTACTTCAGCTTGAGCATCCTTATCACTAAGACCTCTAGATTTAGCTTCATCTAGCGCGGCTTTACGCTTCTTCTGCATTCTTAGATACATCTCTGCAAGATTAGATTCGGTTACTTTCTCTCCGTCAATTTTAAGATGTTTGTTAGAAGTGGCAAATACTACACCTTTACCTCTTACAGACTTATCTACCATAGCTACTCCACCATGTCCTGCATAAAGATACATCGGACTAATAATGGCATTAGGAAATGCTTCTCTAACCTTATCCAAGTTCCAAGTTTGGTCTGGAACTTTCTTAAGTCTAGTCGCAGCAGAGAATGATATATCACTTTCATCAATTCCAAGATATTTAACAGTACTAGGATTATCTAAGATTTCCTTCTGCATATTCTTATACCACTTCTTGTACTTATTAATTCTAGCAGCAATATCAGCATCTTTGCCGTTACTATTGTTCCATTTCTGCCAAGTGTCAGGATTGGTTAATTTACCTATAGTGAATTGTAAATCATTACCTTTCTCCATAGGTATTCTATATACTATATTGAACGCAACAGGTTCTACTTTAGTAGAGTCATAACCCTGTTTGTCTCTAGCTTTATCAGTGCCTTCTTCGTTAGTATCATCTTTCCTGATTTCTAGATTGAACGTACCATTATTCCAAACTTCTGCACCCAATCCAGCTAAGTATTTATAACCATTGTCGCTTAGTTTCTGAATGAAGTCAGCATCAAACTTCTCGCCAAATGTCAAGTAGTTTCTAACGTCTACTAACATATCCTTGGCAGGTTGTAATGTATTAGTATCATACTCTACATTACTTCTAGTGAAGACATTCAAATCATCAACTACATCATTCCTTACCACTCTAGTAAATTTACCATCGGAAGTTTCTGCCATACCATATCTCATATACCAGCCGTATGCTCTAATTCCAGAAAGAGGTTCACTTAGTAATAATTCATCTATAACAGATTCTTCTCCTTTACCCTCTATATCTGCTAAGAACTCATTTTCAAGCTCATTAGTGCCAGTCATAGTTCTACTAGGTGGTATAAATGTAGGAGCTTGCACTTCCTTAGATTTCTCTTTAGTTGTAGGAGTAGGCTCTGGTATATCAGTAGATTTTACTGGCTCCGGAGCTTCTTCTGGATTAACTGGAGCAGGTTCAGGTATAGGTGGCTCCTGTGCTTTCCTAGAAGGAGTATATCCCTCTAATTCGGCATTAAATGCAGCCATTCTAATTACCTTGAATCTATCTATCACAGCAGAAGGGTCAGAAGTAGTAGATGTATATTCATCTTGACGTAAATTAGCTTCTTTGATAATAGTTCCCATGTTGCTATTAATAAAATAAGCTCCGTCCTTAGAACGAGACATCATAGTATAAAATGACTTCATATAATCAATAAGTCCAGAGACTGTATTTGTATTATACTTACTGAAGTTTACATCAATTATAGCATGTTTAAACTCAGAACCTTGAACTGATTTAGGAGTACGCATAATAATCCTACTATCTGCCATATTAGTTAGCATTTTGTAAGTAGGAGTATTCTCATCATCATACACATATCCGACTTCTCCGTCCCTTTCTAGTATTTGTCTAACGTCGTCTTCGGTAATAGCAGTGACAAATTTACTTCCATTAAGGATATTGTCTTCGTCCTGATAATAATGTAGCTCCATCATGTTACTTATTGTGTCTTTGACATTATTAACAGCATTAGCTTGACTTTCAGAATCAGCCATTTGTTCTGGAGTAAATGTCAACACACTCAAAGCCGCATTTACCGTAGTATTATTATCATTCTGTTGAGTATTAGTAATACGTAAGCTAATATCCAGCTTAGGAGTTCTGACCATTAAAGATTCAGATGACTTAACATTATAAACACTGATGGTAGGATTCTCATATCCATTCTGATTTAAGTCTCCTAGTGGAACAATAGTTACATTGTTCTTATGTGCCCAATTAGACAAATGTTGCATATAAAGGCTATTTACCCAGGTAGCCTCATCAATAAATACAAGCCTCGGAGTTTGAACATCGTTATACTCTATATCTTCATTGATAATGGCAGCTCTATAAGATTCCATTACTGTTCCACCAGGCGATGTAATGGGGCCAAGTTCTTCTATTGTGAACTGCTTAGACTCCTTATTATTATGTAATATATCATTAGACAGCTCTGCATAATTAGATTCTCCCAATACATGACTCATTAAATCCTCTATAGTAAACGCTTTGCCTTCACTTCCTAAAGAAGACACTAGATTATCTACTTGCTGTTTAGTTGGACCTACTTTCCATATCTCTGCATCAGGATAGTACTTCTTAACAATGTTCTGAATTAACTTAGCAATAACAGCTGTTTTACCAGCACCACCAATACCGTCTACCATTACAGTATTCCAGTATCGTATTAACTCACTACCATAAGTTCCTTTAGGAGTGTCTATGTTATTAACAGCAGCATTCATTATATCAGGATTAACTGCCATAGCTGTAGCCAGATATGCAGCATACTCTTGTGAATATAAAGGAGCATAATTAGCGTCTGTCTCAACAAGGGATTCTCTTAAGTAATAATCAAAATCTGACTTCTTAAAAGCTATCATTGCATGTAATAGCATATAAACATCATAATCCTCTAAAGATTTAGTCTCCGGGCTAAATTTGGTGTTTCTTTGCTCTACCAAATTATTAATGTTGAATTGATTTCTTACATCAGAGAATAGGTCCTTCAATATAACTTGTGGAGAATCTCCAGTAGTTTGCACTATCTCCTGGAAGTTGTCATACAGTTTGTTCTGCAATGAACTAAGTTCCTTAGAGATAAGCGGATTGTCATAGCTAACATTGTCAATATCATCAAGAGTAGGGGTTGGCATAGTATCTATATCTTTAAATAGCTGCATGCCTTTATACTTAAGTTCTTTTAGGAACTGGTATCTATCCTTACCCTTTAATATATTAGCTGTCAATTTAGATATTTGTTGACCTGTTCTACCATGTTTGCTGAACTGATTAACAGCATTCATTCTGGACAACTCTTTCAAGAATGTGAGTTGCCTAGTTATTAATGCCAACTCCTCTTTCATGATTGCAGCTATATCACCTCTAATAATCCCATATTTCTCTTCCTTTGGGAAGTAGGTTTCTAAGAAGTAATTCATAGTAGCATTGTGTCCAAATGGATTATTGATGTCTAAATCAGTAGTAGAACTGGCATCAATAACAGCACTAAGCATGTCTATGATTTTGAATGCTTGGTCTATTTCCTTCTCCTTATTACCGTCCAATACGTAGTCAGATACAGAAGGGGCGTTCTCTAGTCTTCTATTCTCATCTCTTAGTAAGTCAAAGATAGTGAGTTTGCTTCCATATACAGTATTAGTAAGTTGGTCAAGGAAATCATATACTGGACTAGTTTTGATTTGTAAAACATCCTTCCTTAATTGAGCTATAGTAGCATTAGTAGGATTAGACATTACAAGACTTTCCATATCCTTAGCTGCTTGTACAAATGTCTTCTCGAAATTATTTATTCTCTCTTCGACTTTCTCCATTACTATAGGAGCGTCTTCCGAAGGGTACACATCCCCATTGTTGTCCATGAAGTCTAAAGTGTCATAAACAAGTCTCTTTCTATGTACATCAGAATGAAGAATATTATGAATATTGTCTATAACAGTATCCAAATTATTACCGTCTATGTCTTTTAATGTTTCTAATAAGGCATCATATATAGGATGTGGTATTCTGTTCCCGTCTATATCTAAAACTGGTACATCATTTGCAATAGCTTTTAACACTACATCAAATGCTGCTTCATTAGAGATTTTGTCTCCAAGTACACTTAATAGAATCTCCTTGGTATCAGCATCCATAAATCCAAACTGCATAGCTTGTTGTATTACAGCTTGCACTCTTCCGATTACTTCTAGATTCTGAACTTCAATAGCTTGTCTCCTTAAGTCTGCATCAACTTCAGATTCGCCTTCAATAGGAGAGAATCTTTCTCTTACGAACTTCTTGTTTAGTACTGGTCTAATATTCTTGTCTCTTCCTAATTTAGAAATAAGTACCTGTTCAGCATCAGCACCTTCTGGCACATCTAACTTGTCAACAGTGGCTCTTAAATCGATTAGATTATTATATGCCCATGCTTTGAACTTATAATAATCATCGTAAGTTACTGTGCCTTCTTCAAGTTTAGTAGAGAAATCTTTATTAAGCTTCTTAAATATACCATAGGCTGTATCAAGAGCTTGCATCTTGTCTTGCTGTTTATAAGATGCATAATCAGACTCGTAACCTTTAACTTGTTCAGGAGCCATATCTTGGAATCTTTGTCCTGATTTAAACTCAACAAAATCCCTAAATGTTGGTGCATAGAAGAATGCATTTACACTATTATCAATAGCGAACAGCATTTGACCAGTATAGTATTCAGAGAATGTTCCGTCTAGGAATTTCTGTTTCTTCAAATCAAGGTCAGCCTTCTCTTGTCTTAGCCTTTGTAAGTCGTCAGCATAAGTAGTACTCTTCTTACTTTCTGTTCCAGTGTCTTGTGTATTAGACTCTAATGCCGCTATCTTTCTACGAACTTCTACAATGTCGGAAACTAAACTATTAAAATCCTGAAGCATTTTGCCATTATATCCATTCTCTATAGCTCTACCGAACTTCTGCCCGTCTGATACTTCAAAGCTAGCTAGAGCTTTCATCCTGATGTCTCCCATTACCATTTTGTCAAGGAGCTGTTCATCAGAGAAGTTTAATCCCTCTTGATTAATAACAGCGTCAAGATGCTGTAGGTAATTCTTAGTCATGGTATAGACTGCTTCGTTTTGATTGTCACTAGGAGTAGTAGGAGAGGTCCATATTGTGCCTTGGTCTGTGTCTTCTGTCTTAGTAGCAGATAGATTCTTATTACCAAGCTTGCCCTTTCTCCGCATGTCATTTAATTCTTCCATTAACTCGCTAGTTCTGCCATTTCTAATAAGGTAGATAAGTTCTTGGTTAGTTTGTTCATTAGTGGCCTTCCTATTCTGTGCAATATCTACACCATAGAAGATAGCACCACCAAGAGCTCCTCCGAAGAAGTTCATACCATATCTTTCGGCTGCATTCTCCCAAGCATCAAGTTTCTGTTTACTCTTAGTGTAACCCATTTCTTGAGCCCAGTTAAATGTAGCTTTCGATAGGTCAACTACTAATTCTTCAGACATTTCTTCCAGACCTTCACCTATGGCCTTACCTACGAATCCTGTAGTATGATTTCTAATGTCAGACCAATAATTAGAAGAGTATTGTTTAGCAGTATTAAACATTTTAGCCAGCTTGTTAGGCTTAGGCATGTTACTAGTAGCAAGTTGGCCCAGCCCCTTATTAATTTCTCCAGTTACTTGTGAGATAGCCTTTCTATAAGTGAGAGCGTCTCCTTTAAGTTCTGGGAAGAATAATTCACCAAGTCCAGTTCTATCAACTGCATACATGCCAGCTACTGCTCCCCATGCTATAGCTGCTGCTTCTGCTCTATCAGCTCCTTGCTCTATAGCATCTTCAAAAGTCTCAAGACCTTGCATCATAGCCATATAACCTAGAGCTGTATTAGCTGCCATTCTGTTGTTTCTTTTAAGAATAGTCTCAAACGCTTTTGTACCTTTAAGCCTATTCATCTCATACAAGCTGCCTATGGCTCCTTTATATTTATCAGGATTAGAAGCCAGTAATCTAGTTGATTCCAAATCAGCAGCTTGCATTGCAGCTTTGTACTTCTTATCTGTACCTAGTAATGCATTCATGCCTTTGAAGATAGTTCTTTGCTGTCCCCACTGTAATGCCACATCGGTTACTAAATCAAAGAAATTCTCTGCTGACATCAATTTACCTTGAGAGTATTCTGATTTAGAGCCTTTAAATGTCCTACCTATACCTTGTATTAGATTAGCTGTAGGCGTATCTTCGTTCAGTCCTAGAGTAGATTTATAAATAGCGGGTAGTATATCCATTAACTGAGCACCAATCATAGCTCCTCCATATACCAAATTCACATAAGGTACAAATAAAGGTGCTAGTGAAGTCACTGTCTTCATAACAGTACCAGTAACAGACTTATCAAGTCCGTCAGAATCAAAGAAGTCATATTTATTAGCAGCAGAACCGTCTACTGTAAAACTGTCAAACATAGATTTAAACTTACGACCATAAGCTTCTCTTCCGGCTAGTGTCTCATAGTAGTAAGTTCCTTCGTCATTGTATTTAAGGTCACCTTTACTATGCTTAACTATTCTGCCAGAGTATGGGTCTTTATGCTCTCCGTCTGAATCCCATTGGGCAAGTACTAAAGGTTCTGAAAGTGATTTCAAGAAACCTAATGGGCTGCCAAATAGAACGTTATCATTAGGAGTATAGTCTTCGTACTTACCAGTTTCGTAGTTAAATACCTTCTGTGTTTGTGCTAGTTCTGATGCTGTCCATTCTCTATTATCTGTGCGTCCTATTTGTGACACACCAGTCTTCAATCTATCAGGATTAAGTACCCTTCTAACATTAAAATTAATAGGTCTATCCTCTGCATCATTAGGTTTTAATTGAGAATATGGGTCCCAATCAACGTCCTCCATGATTGTATCCTCGAATTGGTCATTGGCAAACTTTTGATAAGTAAATGCAGCACTATCATACTTTTGGTTAAATGCCACTTCATTAAACTTACCATTCTCATCCTTAAACATTTCTTGGACAAACTTACTATTCCTGTAAGTATTCTTATCTAGTAATCCAGTATTATCAGCTGTTAATCCTACATCTCTAAAATTGTCCATAGTAAATGAAGGATTCTCTAATTGAGCTACAAACCAATCATTAGGTTTCTTTATATCATTCATATCAATTATTTAATATTTTAGATGTGCTTGGAGTCATAAATGAGTCTAATTTAGCTGCTCTAGCTGCCCTTCCTTTTAGGATTGTCATATCTCCCCAGTCAGCAGGTACAGTAGGATTCTCGCCAGCGACGTTAAGAGCTAATCCAGCACTCTCTCTTAGTGGCATATAAGCAACTGTTTTATATATGTCATCATAAGGTTTCATTCCAAGTGTTCCTTTAAATAAGTTCTCTATATCATCAGGGTCAACATTAGGCATACTTCTGATATTAGTCATATAACCTTCCCCTGCCCTATCTACATCAATTGCACCTTTCTTGCTACCAAACCATGGGTCTTCCCCGCTGGCATATACGTTAGTCATTAAGAAAGGACGGAATTTAGATTTGTCCCAAACTAGTCTTCCGTTAGCATCTTGCACCATATATCCTTCTAAATCATGCTTCATAAGTATGCTCTGCACTTCATCAGCACTTATATTAGCTCCTCTGGATTCTATTTCTTTTTGAGCTTCAATGAATCTAGGCATAAGTTCAAAGTCTGGAGCTATACTGCCGTTTTGGTCATATGTGTATGGTAGAACTGCCCTTGCAAGTTGAGTTCCGTCATACAGCACCTGCCCAAATTTAGAAGAATCAACTTTCTGATTGCCTAAATGAATGCTATTACTGTCAACAATACCTCCAATTCCAGACATTAGTAATGACTCTAATGAGCCTTTAGCAACTAAGTTACCGTCTTGTCCTTGTGGTGTACCATAAAATACAGCATCCGCTTCCATTTGGTAACCTTGTCCGGGATTAAGTATGTATTTACCAGCATCTCCATTCTCCCCCATGTAATAAGACATAATAGGTTTAATCTGCATAGTCTTATTAGATTTAGAGCCAGATTCAGATGCTCCCTCTGTGGCATTCTTATCATAATCTACTTTAATAGAATAGTCAGAATCAATTCCAGATGAAATCATACCAGCCAGTAATTCATACGCACCTTTAGTAGGGTCCAATCCAGACAATGCAGCCTTACCTCTTAGTAAAGCCTTTGCATTATTAGGCATGGTAGACAGCAAGTAAGTAAGAGCTACTCTAGCCTTCTTTGATTGGTCAGTATTACTTTCTGTAATTTTATACACTCCGTCCTGTCCAGCAGCTAGTAATTCGTCTATTCCCTCCTTTATATCTTTACCTTTCTTAGTTTTAAAGAACTCTTTAGAAGTGCTATCCTTACCTATTTTACCAATGAGGTCCCATACTGTCTTATTAATACTATCCATGCTGACTCCATTAGCAATTACAGTTGATATATTATTAGCATACGGCAATTTATTAGCTCGTAGGTCAGCCAGGTCTGCATTAGTAAGAACTCTATCACCTTGCTCTAGAGTTGCTTTAGTAGTAATTCCGTCCTCTCCCATCACATAATATCTACCGTCAGTAGTAATCGCCATTTCACCAAAGGAGCCATTCTTCTGTGACTCTGCTATAGCATCTTTTAGTTGAGTTTTGCCCTCTCTAAGTCTTGCCATTAGTTGAAGAGTTCTTCTATAAGCTGTGGCAGTTTGATTTGGATTGAATGGGTTGTTCTGACTACTGAATAGATTACCTATTTCTTCAGCTACTGCATCAGTATCACTAATAAGTCCTTCTTTATACAGAGCAGTAATCAATGACTTATCTATACCTCCTATTGTATTCTTATCTGCTTCTGCATTGCTGCTCATTGCTCCTTCAACATAGGGAGCCGTAGGTTGTGGTTGAGGAACGTTAGTATAGCTAACAAAGGCGGGAATACCCCCGCCCTGTAGCTTCTGTATTTTATTTATTATTTCCATGACATTCCTTTCTTAATTAGTTCAGAAGTTAATGAAGACATATGTTTAATCATATCAGCATGTTGCTTCTTCGCTGCCATTATGTCTTTATGGAATTGCTTATTATCTGCTAGCATTCTTCTGTTGAAATCCTTAGCTCTTTGAATTATAATCCTTTCCTGGGCTGTCAACCTTCCACCCTTAGCATAAGTATATGGGGTATTAGGAGAAGGAGTAGTTCTTTGGAACATCCAAGGCATTCCAACATTATTTCTAGAATAATTAAGCATATCTGTATTGTACTGTCTTAATAATTGTTGCTGTTTAGCTGTATCCCCAGCTTGAACTGCTGCATCATATTGTGGCTGCATTGTAGATAGTAACCCCTGCCTATAAGATTCAGCATCGTATTGTTTACGAGCTGCTCTATTCTGTCTGAATTGATTTTCAATGCCAGATAGGTAAGGATTAATAACTTGCTGATAATTAGCTGTAGTCTTAGCAGAATCAATTTGCGCCTTAGCAGCATCAATTTGTAGCATTGAAGCTCTATTTCTATTGGCAACATCAGTTCTTCTAGCCTTAGCAGCATCTGACTCTTGTTGAGCCATCATTCTTGTCTTATAGAACATATCAGCATCAGCCATATCTCCTTGGAATCTTATATCACCAGCTTTGTTCTGTGCTTCTAATTCTCCAGCAAGCTGAAGCGATGCATCAGAAGTTCTAGGTCTAGCGGCAAGAGATGTCAAATTAGAAGCTTGCCTATCAGCAGATGCTTTAGCAAAGTAGTTACCAGTAATGGGTACAGTGTTCTCATATGTATCTATTAGCAATGGTTTTAGTCCAGCTTTGTACTGTTCAGCTGCCTTGTTATTAGTTGCCAATCCTCCAACCATTCTGCCTAATGCTATCACATCCTCTGGCAATACACTAAAACCTCCTAAACCTTTCTTTTCACCTCCAGCTGCTCCGCGTACAGTACCGTCTCCGGCAGCTTTCTGTGACCTTTTAGCATCTCTAATTTGCTTCTTAGTAGGATTACTACCCATAGCTGGTTGTGGATTTCCACTAGTAATGCCTGCTGCCTTAGCTTTAGGCATAAAGTTTAGCATTCCAGTATTTAAGTTCTTAATAACATCAATATTATCATTAACTCCAGCTCTAACTTTAGCTAGATTGCCAGCACTGATATTGTTAGTTCCTAGATGTCTTAACCAAGTTTTATCTCCTGCGTAACCATCAGCAACGTACCCTTGTGCATTATTATCAGAACTTCCTCCCCTACCTTTGATTCTTCCAGAGCTTTCTAAGCCAGCTATAGTTCCAGTGTTAATATTAGTATTAGCATTAAAGTCAGTTTGATAGCTAGCCACCTTATCACTGTATGGTAATCTAACCGCTCCAGGTTTGTTTGGACCAAATCCTAAAGTACTATACTCCCTTTGCATATCATTATAATTCCAAGCGTTACTTGGAGTAATCATGCCAAGAGTACTATTATAACCACTACTTCCTAATATATCCTTATTCCAACTTAAGTCGCTAGCAGATTGTACATTACGTATACCTTTACCTCCTTGATATTTAGGAATTAGTACTCCTCCATTAGCTTTCTTAGTAACTCTGTCGTCTTTAGACTTCTTCTTAGTCTTAGGTTTAGATTGCTTCTTAGGAAGTTCTCTTTTAACATGAGCAGTACTACGTTTGGGCGGATTAACTAATTCCCATAAGTATCTGGCATTCTTATCGGTAATCTTATTAGTAGGAGTAACAGTAATTTCAGTTGGAGTTGGTGGAGTATACACATTCCTTCTAGGAGTTACATCCTCATATCCAAAATCCTTTTTATTCTTAACTGCTTCATCCCATACTTTATTGTACTCACGTTCAGCTACTGGTTGGAATACTTCTCTGTAAGTCCTTTCCTTATTAGCTCTGGCTGCTCCAGCTAATGGTTGTTTAGGTGAAGGTTGATTAGTAGCCCATGCAGTCAAAGCTTCATTTCTAGCTTTTTGAGCTTCTCTAGCTTCAGCCTGCTTATTAAGTCTTTCATTCCTAATAGCTTCATTACGTCTGTTTCTATCTCCTGTGGCTCTAGTTTGTGCCAGCTTGTTTGGGTCAGTAATGTCTACAACTTGTCTTGACTTACCATCTCCCATGTAAAATACCCTGTTAGACGGAGTTACTTGATTAGGGGCAGGTAACGCCAACAGCTCTGAAGGCTTAGCTTGACCTTTATTAAGATTTCTGTATTTGAAAGAGTCGTACCATTGAGCTGGCTTATTAAGACCAGGAATAGATATAACTCCAGTTTGCATTCTTTTAACTATTCCCTTCTCTGAATCTGAATAGACTAGAGGCATTTCGATATCACCTTTAGTAGTGCTGACTATTTTAGTTTTGTTGAAGTTGTATTCTGGTCTTACTACAGAATTGGGCAAACTAGTTATAAACGGATTGTGCCATGAGAAATTAACTTGACGACCTAATCTATCATCACTCTTAGTAATCTTCTGGAAAGCTGCCTGTTGGTCTTTGAGTTTACCATGACTAGCTATCTCGTCCAACTGCGCTCCAGTGACAGTGTATTCTCTACCAGTAGCGCTAGTTATTACATGATTTCCAGTAGCAGCAGCATTTCTAAGCTGTTTAGATTGTATTTGGCGTTTAACCCCTTTACCACCCCCAACTACAACTTTTATTAGTTCAGCCAAGTTTCTATAATCATCTACGGAAAGGTCTTTTGGGTTAGTAGCCAACTTTCTAGCTGATTCTATACCAGGGCCTGTATAGCCTATTGCAGCTGCTGTCGATAATAGTCTTGGAGTCCATTTTATAAGATTCTTGACTACCTTACTACCTTTAGCTGCTGCACCCAGTCCGGGAATTAATCCAACTGTATCTAAACCTAAATTCATAGCTAGACGTCCTACATCTCCCCAGTCAAGACCATCTTGGCCCCAATCAGCTCCAAAATTGGCTAGTGTTCCAGCATAACCTACTACCCCAGCTCCAGGTATCATAGATATTAAATCAGCACCTATAGCCCCAAGCCTTGCATAATCAGAAGCAGTGAATCCAGTATCTGCTGGCTTTCTGCTATCATTAACGGCTTGTTCTACTTTAGCTTCCTTGTCAGCTTGACGTTTAGCATCTCTCTCCCTAATAGCTTTAAGTATTTCAGCATTAGCAGCTTCCCTATTAAACCCTATGCTTCCTCCCTGTTGGAAATATGAACCTCCCCGCTTTGGTACTCTAAGAGCAACTCTAAGTTTTGAACTATCAGTAGGATTCTCATAATGAACATAGGCTATCTGTTGCAACGCAGGTATATCTAGCATAGATACTTCCTTGTACTGTTTAGTTTCAGGATTATATGCTATACTAGTATAATTATTGAAATCATATGTAGTGGGCACTGCTACAAAGCCATCGCCCATGTCTGGGAACTGTGACCTCATGACACTTAAGGCAGCATCCATATTATTAACTATATGCTGTCCGTTGTCTGGTCTAAATGAAGTTCTTCCTAATACATTGGTAAAGTAATTTGCCATGTCTGGTTGACCTTTCAAGTAATCCAGTAAGTTGTCAATATTGTAATTAGGATTAACATTGCCGAAATGTCCTGACATGGAAGATTTAAACGGATTATTCTTTCTATAATCCTCAAAGTATTTCTTAGTAGCTTCAGTCTTCAGTTCAGCCTTGTTAGTATCTATTATTTCTTTCTCCTTATTAGCTTGGTCTCTTAGACCTTTCTCTACATAGGCGTTAATTGCTTCGTCTCCTAATATTCCTTTACTTTTGGCATCTGCTATTAAGGACTCCCTGTAAGCATCTATCAAGTTTACATCACTACCTCCATTTAGATAAGCGCCTAAATCTCCATAGCCCATAGCGGCAGAGAATTTTAGGTCTTCAGGGTCATATTTATTGTCTTCTAGAGCTTTTAATAGATTAGAGCTTCTCTCTATCCAATTCTCTCTAGTTCCGAATACATCTTTGTTATATTCTGCTTCTGGATTATTAATGAAATCATTATGACTAGATTGTATTGCTTGTCTTAGGAATCCTAAGCGGTCTTGTGAATTAAACTTCCTCCATAGACTATCATCCCAGTTTCCTCCCATAGCTATATTAGCTAGTCTTTGTTTAAATGAAATTGGAGCTGCCTTAGTTTGAGGTTTCTCTTCAACCTGTGCCTTATAAGGACTCATACCTTTAATATAGCTTAATGCATAATCACCAACTCTGTTGAATGCATTATTCTCTGTATTCTTAGTACCTAATCCTAGAAATTTCTTGTCATATTTACCAGTACTACTCATTTGCCCAGAAGCATCTGTAAAGGTTCCGTCTCCATTCATAGTCACAGTCCCGGACTTAAGACCCTCTATGAATTGACCAGCAGCCTTTCTGAATTGGTCAGCTTTGTCCCCTTTTAGTCCGTTATTCTGTATATAGGTGTCAATGTTTCTATATAAGCCAGATACTAAATCTGATTTGTTATATTTGTTAACATCTTTCCACTCAAACAGCTCTGGTTCTTGTGAGGACTTGCCACCAGTTTGATACTTTCTTATTGCTTGTGACATATCGTATTATAAACTAAGAAAGGGACATATACTGTTTGATATATGCCCCTTTCTAACTTGTTAAATGATTATCTAACTCTTCTAAGTTTAGAACCATTTCTTGCAAAGGTTGGTTCCTCTTGAGGAGCTTCTCCAGGTCCCATACCTCCCTGTGCTGCCGACATAAGAGTCTGACATACAGCTAGAGCTGCTTCGCAGTTACCTGTTTGCACTGCCTGTGCTGCCACTTGAAGAATCTGTTCCATAGGATTACCTGCTTGTGCTCCTTCCGGTGCTCCGCCTTCCATTGGTGCTCCTTCAGCAGGTGCGCCTCCTGCTGCTGGGTCTTGTGGTACAGGAGCACTCCCACCTTGTTGAAATTTTGAAATTTTAGATTGAATTTTCATGTTAATTACTATTTAACGTTAAACATTAACTTTCCCACAAAGTTAGTTATACTTAACGATATTACCAAATTAATCTTTTGTTTCTACATATTCAGGCTCACGTTCATCTTGCTGTTTTAAATAGGTAAACATCTTCTTCCCGAGTGCCTTATAATCTCTATCTGCCTTAGATTTATCTGCTCTCTTAGCCATACGAATAAGAGTTTTAGTATTCTTTCTACTAAAGATTCTCTCTCCTCCATTTAATTCCATTTGAGTGGAACCATCGGGAGCTATAACCTTCATAGTTGGTACTTCATCATCGTCATCTATGTCAAGCTCATCTCCTTCCTTAATTCCAGAACCTTGATTTACTTCTAATACAAACTGCACATCGTCTTCTTCAGCAATAGTTTCATCGTGCGGTTGTCCCTTATAAACTGATATTACTTCAAAATCTTCATCAATAAATATTATATCAAGTGGAATGTCAGTATCTTGCATCCAGAAACCAACTGTTTGAGGTTCATCATATATGAACAGCATACCTTCATCTTCAGCAAGCTCTTTCTTGCCTTGCAGTCCTTTGGTCTTCTCCTCATCTGTTTGAGCTACCTCTACATTATACTTCTTATCGCCAATTTCTATTCTCATTCTACTACCTCCATTAAACCTGTATTGTCAACAGTGTTATTAATAATTTCATGTGCAAGTAATTTGCCAGCTTCTATAGCTGCATCATCGCTTCCGTCCTTCATAAGTTCTTCTAGTTTCTTAGTAACTTCTAATCTGAAGATGATTTCATTACGCTCAATTTCAGCATGTTGCTTCAATTTACCGCCTTCCTCCTCCGTTACTACAGGTATTCCTTTACTAGTTACTTGTTCATACTCTGGACTAATATCCTCTAAATGATGCTTGTGTGCGTGCAATGCTCCGTCTGGGATTACATTGACTGTACCTCCCTCTGCAAATTTTGGTGGTTGCTCTTCTAACTTCTCTTTAGGTCTAATCTTAGCTTTAGTAAGAACTTCCCTAGCCCATTGCGATTCAGCATCTAGTATCTTCATTCCGTTTCTACCAACTGCCATATTTCTATAACCTCCACTAAGTGCTAGTTCGTTTCTAAGACCAATTCCACTATAATTAGAAGCTGCAAATGCATCTTGTGCTTCTTGATTAATATCAGATACCAAATTCTGCTGCCGTTTAGCTTCTGCTATTTGTGCATTAGCTTTACGTCTAGCCTTACCACTGAAAGCTCCATACTTCTTACCACTTTTGGTAAGGGCATCATCTACCTTAGCCATTGAGCCTCCATAAGCTGAACCTTGCTGTTCCCAAGTTTCGTTATCTTTATAAATAGTATCAGCCTTCTTAGCTCCGAAAGCGTTTACTAATCCCATTGGAGTTAACTTCATAAATTTACTATCAAGAATCTTATCAGTAGTAGTCATTTGGTCGGTTCCTACTCCTAAAGCTGTAAGTCCATCTGACAACATACCACCAATCTTCATTGCCCCTCCAACGATAGTTCCTACTCCAGGTACACTAGAAATCATATTAGCTGCTGCATCATATCCCTGATTTAAGCCAGTAGTAAGTGCTGATTGCTCCTTCTTCGGAATAAAACTGCCAATCATATCAGCATAGCCTCTTGCCTTAGACATGGTGTTACCGATATTTGCTTTACTAAACAGCCCTCCACCAGGTTTAACAGTACTTCCAGCAGTTCCAGTTGCCATATTAGCAGCTGATTTAGATAATCCATTGACAGCTTTATTAGTATTAGCATTCATTAGTAATGCCTTAGAAGCCATGTCACCACTAGCCGCACCAGCTTGTAATAAAGGATTATTGGCGGGAGAGAATTTATCGAAGTTAGCGGATTGTAATCCAGTCATTGCTGTATAGAGGTCGCTACTAGACTGTAGGGGAGTTATACTCCCCATACCTTGTCTTAATAGCGAATTTCCCCATTGGAATTTCATAATTTTACGCATAACTTATTGTATATAATGTCTTTAATGCTGTTATTATTGCTAACTCTTCGCCAGTATATCTTACTCTAATCTTGATGTATTTGTCTCTAAGTCTTGCTTCCTTCCTACCACTCCACCAATCAGATGTGTCTATATCTTCAGGTCCATATCCTAAGTCTATTAAATCTTGAGGCATATAGTCTTCCACAGGAGTTTCTGAAGTTATATCAAATCCTTTTAAGTCGTTTGGTATAGGAGAATTACCTACAGAGATAGGAACCTTATCTATAGTTTCCTTAGTAAGTTTTGCTGTATTCCATGCTGGCTCGTTTCGCTGTACAAAGATAATAGGATTAATTTGAATATTCCAAACATCTCCTTGATAATTCATATTTCCTCTTAATCTTCCAATTCTTGGGTCTTTAATATCAGCAGCCTTAGCATGAGTCCAGACTCTAAACTCATCTAGCTTCTCATTATAAACTATTTCAGAACCTGACAGATTAACATAATCCTTATTAGGAGCAGTCTTACCTTTGTAGTAATCCTCAATCTCATTAAATGTATCTACTCTAGCATAGTATAATGGGAACATTGTAGATTTCACTTTCTGTCCAGTGGGTTTCCAGTTTCTAAGAATGTCTCTTTGCTTACCTCTTAGGTCTAAGAAATTCCTGTTGTACAGTATATCAGAACCATTATATTGATAGAAGTTCTTAGTAGCTTCTTGTCTTATATACATGTTCTTCTTGTCCTCATGGAACTCATAACTTTCACCTACTACTTCATAATGGAATGAGTCCGGAACAGCCTTGTTACTTACAATTTGTAAATTCTCGAATATCTTGTGTGTAGCTGGGTTGTCAACTACTACAAATTCATACTCAAATGGATGCTGTTTACCATACCAATAACATGGATGAATTGAGTCTTGTATATCAATAATTCCAGACTGACCATGTTTCCAGAAGTCTGTGGATAAGAATTGCAAGTTATATTCAGGTATGACTGCCACAGTGGATTCGTAATACCCTGCGTCTACAAAAGTGGTATTCTTCCATCCTGCTACATATTGTTTAATTTCATTATCAGCAGCACCTTCATACTCTAACCCTATTTTACATTTTATGTTCAATAGTAATACTAACTTGTCATTATAAGCCGAATCTGTTTGCGGTATTCTTATTCTCCTTCCCAATTCATCCTTAGCTATTTCTCCATTACTCATTAGGAACATATTTGCCTTGATAGAATTATAATCACCTGTAAATAACAGATTTCCGTCTTTAATATCGAATAGCTTGTAATTATCAAAGTTGTCATGTTGCAGTTCAAAAGATACACTTATTGTAACTTGTTCAGTTTCAATAGGGAGGTTTCTATTAGACAACGACAAAGCTCCTACTAATGTACTTCCTTCTTTTATTACATTATCACTCAAAGAGATTCCGTCAGCTATTACTGAGTTAGAATTAGATGTGCCTAATTTGCTTATCCATTTAGAGGTGTTCCTATCAAAACTAAAATACATATTGTCAATGTTAGCTGAATAGGAAGGAATCCAAGAGTAAAATGTTACAAACTTCTGCATGACCTCATTATAACAGATGTTCCAAGCCTTCTCTTCAAATCCATATAAATTATCATAGAAAGTGAACATAACATCTTGTTTGAATGCATTGTAATGACTTTTAACGTTTCTAACACCTATTACCGGGGTAAGTTCTCTTTCACTTAGTGTAATATTCTCATTTAAGAACTCCTGTATCTTAAAATCAGATATAATCTCGAACTGGTCTCCATTAGTTCTCCAAATCTTCTTTCCAACTGTATCCACTCCATAAACGAAATACGGGGTCTGTACGACACTTTCCGGCCACTGAGTACCATAGGTATCCGACAGCATCTTTGGATTCTCTGGGAGTACATTAGAGGTGTTAATGAAGACATTTCCACCCGAACCTTCACCTGCTACGGCACGTTCATTAACTGGAATTAAAGCTATGCCATGTTCAAATATACAAAGAATATTGCCGAATAACTCAACCATTTTGATGATAGAGCCGTACATTCTGGGATAATCTCTGTAATGCGTTAATTGAAACACCCTAAATCCGTTCTTGAATGCATCATTAACATAGATGTCTGAATACATAATTCTAGTTCCAAATTCATTCTTTATATATGGAACATTGGGGGTCTCAAAATTAAATCTCTCCCCTAGTGTGTTCTTAAATCCGTTATTATATGTTAAGGACTCTGGTATCTTAGAAGAGCCATCAGTACTCATGTCTAATAATGGGTAAAATCCCCTTTTATGTCCAGTCAAACCTTCCTCAGTTGGATATGAGGCGTCTAAGTCTCTTAAATTTAAATTAAAGTTAGACCTAACTTTAAACGTAACCCACATTCCCATTTCCACAGCATTCACATCACCTCTATTAATTTCCTTGTTCTTCTCAGTATCTTCATGACTGTAATTATCCTTCCACGTATTTTCATCTACTATGACGTCGTTGGTAGGAGCATCTGGGTCTTGGAAATTTCTATTAACTCTGTGGGTAAATTCACAGATATAGCAATCTCCCCTATATAAGGTTATTACTTCAGCTCCCTTACTTAGCCTTCCATTTACAATAGATAGGTCATTAATATCAAACCTATTTGAGATAGCATAAAATGGGGAATTGTCTTCGTACCTAATAGAGAAGTATTTGGTTTCATGCCCATACTCATAGCCAGGTACCATGATGTCTATTATAGTCATGTAATCGTTATATCCTTCAATGCCTATGTAGGGTCCAAACGAACCCCTGACTAGGTTATTAGCTTCAGCTATTTTATTCTCTCTATTCAGATACCTAAATCTCCAGGCTTCTTCTGCTTCCCCTACTCTACCTCTGTATTGATAATCACTAGTTGCAACTAGAGGAACATTATCACTTACGCCTATAATTTTGGTCGTAACATAAGAGTTCTCTATCTCTCTAGACTTATAAGTAGGAACATACAAATTCCTATAACTTCTTGTAAAATACTTGTTACTTGGGCTGAACGAAGACTCTCTAATTTTAAATTCTCCACCAGTAAACAATTGATTCAGATAAGGAGCATTTAAATCATATTCTGGACATATTGCCGCTCGCATATCGACTTGATTTGGACTTAAATAGTACAACCTATCATCAAAGGATTGAGTCAGCACTCTATCATCGTTAAAGAATCTTTCGGCAATAAATTTAATCTCGTTATTAGACCCTTGACCAACTGGAATCACTGGTATTTTAGCTTCTCTATCTAAGCCCACTGTTAATGCCTGGCATAACACAAGAGGTATTCTCTTCTGCCTTACAAAGAAGAATCCTTTAGCGTATTTAGCAATTTCAGATAATACCTCTTGTGTTACAACGAAATCTATTCCAAATATAGTATAGTCATTATTGGCTGTATGGTTAGAGTTTATTTGAAACACGCCTTTAGCATTTTCTATGCTAGATGTTACAGCTCCTTCTGAAGTTTCTCCAGTTAAAGAATAGTCAGATTCATTAACAGATATATAAACCCTTTCTTCTCCTTTATATAACAAGAAGTCTGTAGGTTCCAGAGAGGTACTAGTAATTCCTCTTGTATTAAACACTGGTGATAATGAGTTGTCAGGTAATATAAACACTATACCAGTTCTATATATCTCTTCGTCCCAGTAACCAGTATATTTATAAATAGTGATTGGGTCCCTATAATCCCAGCCTTCTGGATTAACAGTCGCATGTTCTTTTGGGCAGAATCTTAACGCTAAATCTGACAATTCTGAATACGGAATGTCTGGCTTATGAACATTCCCTAAGAATAACATATTTTGACAAGCAGTTTGCGCTTCAACAGCTTTTGCTATGTTATATTGTACATTTATGTCAGACAGCGCAAGGTCTATAACAGTTTCAAACCCATTGATTATTATATTACAATTACCAGCGTTATTTACAAGATACGTTCTATCCAATTTATGAGCTGTAGTAACCGCAGGCTCTCCATAAGAGGAAGTGCTCCTGGTATAATATACGGTAACGTAGTTGTATGCAGAATCAATATTACTAAGATTGAACTGAACTGACTTGTATGAAATTTCATCCCTGGACCCTGACCTTATGGTTTGTTTGCCATTACCTATAAACACCGCTACCATTCCTGATTCTGCTACAAAATCAGTCTCATTACCATCTGCGTCTGCATATTTAAAATAGAATGTATAATTGCCTATTTTAAGGTTTCCTCCGTCCAAAACTCCATAGAACTCTACGTTAGGAATCTTGATAATTCTTTTATATAGTGATGTATCTATGTCAAACTGGTCACCCTGATTATATATATTAGTATCGTTGCTTCCAGCTCTATCTATTATCTCATATCTATTCTTGCCCACAGAAGTAAATCTGGAGTTAATCAGTCTAGGGATGTTATTCCCATCATTTAAAATAAGATTGACTGACCCATCATAAGAATATTGAGGAGTAATCATTACTGGATGATTTAGGTCAAATCCCAAATCCGAAGCATCAGTATCAAAATCAACCAACGACCCTGATTTGTATATAACGGGCTGTCCGTTCTCTATTATAGTCTCCTCTTTAGTTAGCCTGTAATTTCTGAAAGGATTATACTCATACACTAGGTTGCCTTTATTACTCAATTGCTTTAAATATAATGAGAATTGCATTGGTTGCAGTTGCAAATCGTAAGTATATGAGTCTAATCCATCTTCAAATAGGGGATAATTAGTTGTTAACATATTTAGCATGTCTGTCTATTTGAATATTATATATATTACTAATATCCGCATTGTATTCATCATCTTTACATTTCAATTTAGCACCGGACGTTTTAGTACCTAAGTTAGCTGTTTTTATAAGTAATTCTCCATTCTTATATACAAACATATCCCTTAAGTTTTGTGCAGGTACTTTGTTACTAGTATCTATGGTTTCTTTAATACTGTCCTCGTTGTTGTAAATATAGGACTTGTCGTATATTACTATGTTGCTTAAATCTGATAACACCTCTATTCCGTCATCCTCTGTTCTAGGATGCCAATATATATCATCCGCGATTTGGTCTATGAATTGTAATTCTCCATCAATGTATACAGCAGTCATGTCTAGGTTCTCCATAGAAGACAGTCTTCTATACTCTTCAAGCCTGTCAGAGAAGTTAGGACTTATAGCTATAGAATCGCTATGATTATATACAATAGTGTCTCCGCTAGTTATGTATTCACCCTCATACTTAACCTTTAGTGTTAGGTTTGCACTAATAGTGTCTTCTTCCAGAGGGTCATTGAAATATTGTTTAATTATAGATATTCCCTGTTCCGCACCAAATCCATTCTTAATTTGAGGGGTATTGGTCATAGTCTTAGCACAGTTAAGGGTGTAGTTATATACAGTATTAAATGCGTTGGGGTAATACAGTTGATTTGGAAGTAATCTAGCCTCAGTTATATTTAAATCCTTCAACACATATATTTGAGAGGTGAAAGTCACTATGGTTTCTGCTAGAGATTTTAAAGGGCCGTTTTTAACTTGACCATACTCGCATTGTCCAAACCCATACCAGTCAAGATTATTTCTATCATTGGTATTATGCATAGCCATAATGGCATTTAAGGTAGCATATTTATCACTGTCAGTCTTCCATAGTAATGAACAAAACCTATTATACCTCCATCTCTTTCCTCCGTCCTTTTCTTCTCCTCCGTAGCGGTCGAAACTATATAAATTACCTCCAATTTTACCTTCTGAGATATATTCTACAGCTCCTCCAAACCAATTCCAATCAATAAATCCTGAATTAGCAGAGTCTATACCAACACATTCCCAACTTCTATACTTATTACCCCTAAAATATCTCCACCATACTGCATTTGGGTAATTACCAAATGCTGAGTTTATTAAACTCATAATATTTGAATATAATCCAGAGCCTGCATCCATCGGATTACCGCCCCCACCTCCATCTTTCTTGCTATATAGAGTTTCGTTGTATTCAGACCTAATCCCTGCACCATTAGGAGAGTTAGTAATTGTTCCTCCTTGATAACGCCCGTTACTACCGTCATTGTTTCCAACCATATACGCTATAGCGTTTCCAACATAGAATGGATGAGAAGTAAAACTGGGGTTAATTCTAATAGAGAAAGAGTTTTGGATGTTGTTGCTTTTCATGTTGTACAAATCAAAGTAAGGTTTGTATCCTTTACCTATCTTAAATCTCTTCTCCTTGTTAGATGCATTCAATTCTCTGAATGTTACTGTTTCAAATTTAAATCCTGAGTTACCTAGCTTAGTTATTTTAGACTGATTACTAATGACATCCGGATTATTTATTATTTCACTTAATTCAAACTTCACGGTACTACTGAACGAGTCTTTAGTTTTAGGAGCTACACTATTTACAAATTCATCCTCTGGGTAGTCTGAAGTAGTTATTAATTGATATCCTGGATTATCTATGGTTCCTTTAGAAACACTTTGGACGAAAGAATTAAATGAAGGTACATTGTCAAAGAACTCATAGTCTTCATCAAATTTCTCAGAGAAAACCACATCACCGTTAGTAGTTGTATATTGACCTATAGCCGAATACATTCTATATGTTTTATCTAATTCTAAATCAGCTGGCTGGTTTAAAGTCTTATAAGAACTTATAGCTCTGGTGGGTTCAACGCTAACTGAAGTTTTTATAGATGTGCCAACCTTCAAAGTTAATGTCGGTGACTGGTCCTTGAAATCTAATATGGTAGTATCCAAATATTCCTTATTAAATACTGATGCTGTATAAACTGCTCTATATGTAACCATATCGTTGGCTGGTATGGGAGTCCCATCTGCACCATATACGTAGGCCTTAATTTGAACTATATATAAAGTATTCTTCTTTAAAGTTTTGTTGTTAGCAATCTTGACGAACTCCTGGTCGAATGGTATAGCTTCTGTAAAATGACCGTTGTAACTATTTCTGGATGTACATGTATATTCTACTATATCATCAGAAGACACTATGTTATATGGCGCAAATTTAAAAGTAACTGTTTTAATAAGTTCTCCTTCTCTAGGATAAGCATCTAATCCCCATGAGATTAGCATGTCATTGTTGTTTATATAATACCTCCATTCTGATAACTGTATTTCACCAGTTCCTAACAGCTCTAGATTTATAACTCCACTCCTCTGTAAGTAATTCAATTCACCATAACTCATAAATGGAGTAATTTTATACCTTAAGTATTTATAGCGCTCACCCTCTGGATTGTACATATTTTGAAACTTGACTATGGCGAACTCCTTAGCCATTTTACTCTGTATTTGAAACCATTTAGCAACTGTAGGCTCGGAGTCAACAGTAACTTCATATTTTATGCCGTCTAAAGCAACTGTAGGCTCGGAAGTATCTTCATCCCAATTGCTGTGAATTAGCAGTTTATAAGCATTTTCATCATCAGATGTTATTGGGCTGACAGATGTACTAAATGATTGAATAGCTTCAAGTTCAGCTACTAGTACTAGCTTTCCTGACGACTTCTCGGAGAATACATTGTAAATATAATCGTCTATTAATTTCCTATACGCATCTATATCTACTTTACCTCCAGCTGATATAGTGTTATTGTCTTTTACCCAATATCCATCTTTCCAGCTATCCAAGTTTCTCTCTATGTATGTGAGTTTGCCATTGTTGGTCACCACTGCTAAATGTAGTCTGACAATCTTACGGTCTTTTAAATAGTAACTACTTTCCCCAGCGTAATCAGATAGTATGTCCCCATTAGCCTCTACGTTAGTTGCCGATATAATAAATTTGTCTCCAGGACGTATTTTAACATCCTCTCCCATTAATTCTAATTTGACATACATAGATTTAAGCATGTCTCCTTGCACAAAGTCGGCTTTAGATAGAACTTTTTGAGTTGTACCTAATTCATCTGTACTTATGTTTCTTTCAGGAGACGGGAAGCATCCTATTTGACTCCTGTCTGTTATTGGATTATAGGACACTATATAAATTATTCCTCCAAATTCGGTTATACCTATAGGAACATAGCCTGAAGGTAAATAGGCAGTTTCAACTCTACCATTACCCATATCATTCTGAAGCACAAATTCATTACCATTATAAGTAATCATAGTAGCATTCAGAGCACTTGTAAGTACATTGTTAGGAGTGGTTAATGGATTTAGGTCCATTATTATTCCTCCTCCAAAGGTATTTGTTGCTTCTTGTTTCATTGTTATAAATATTCATAATTGTCGTTACTTACTAAGATGTCTTCAAACTTAGCATTTCTATCTCTTGTGAACGCTATCTCTGGATACTCACACTTAAGTACTTCTTTCTTATAGGAGAATCCTAAATCTACAAGTCCTTTGAATTTTATAATACAAGGACTGCCAGAGAATGATAGTTTACATTCGTCTAGAATCTTAAATACCTTCTTATTATTGAAAGTATAATATTTCCTCTTCCTGCCTTTCTTATTAAAAGATTCTAGTAGCTCTTCGTATTCTTCATTGGTTAAGGCTACATAGTAGTACCCGTCCCATTGAATCTTCTTTCTAGTATACATCACTCTCAACTTGTTCTGCATCTTTCTCCTGTAATATCTAAAATGCTTAATAGGATTCTTAGTCAACTCCCCTATATATAACCAATACTTATATTTATGGCTATTAAGGATTGTATCTCCTCCTCTTTGGTTTAAGAAGTATATTTGTCTCCAGCCATATCTAACAATAATTTCTATGTCATGCTTACTAAGATATGGAAATTCCTTCATTATTTCGTCTGTATAATCAGTAAACTTCTTAGTAGTATTGCATTCCATTGTTAGTATTCTCTGTGATTACGTTCTTATTAACAGGGTCTAGATAAGCCATCTTCTCCCTTTGTATCTCTTGATTCTTGTAAGTTAATACCATTCTATATCCGCAGAAATCAGAAGCTAGAAAGTCTACATCTTTCCACTTACCAAATCGTCTAGCTTCGGTAAATTCATTACCAGAAACTCTCTTCATGTATAACCAGGCATTTCTTCCTAAAGTTGGAAGCTCGAATCTATTGTTTCTATGTATAATATCATCAATTACTAGCTTAACTGCGTATTTAAACACTTGCTTAGCAATTACTTCTTTATGTCTATTACCTATTAATTCCTCACATGTCTTACTATCCAAGTCAAGTCTGCTGGTATCAAAACCAGCAAACATGTCATGGATGTTAAAGGCATATCCTAAAGCATAATTCATATTATTTTAAGGGCTTATATGACTTATTAAATATCTTTCTATTCCAACTAGTTTTAGCATCTAAGATTTCATTCATGTCATTTTGACTTAAATGAATTGAAACTCTGGCTGCGTCACATAGTTTCAACCACCTCTGTTCCAATAATTGTGCTTCCTGTAACATATTCTGGTTGTGATTCTTCCAACCTTCTTTAAATCTCTTAGTGCAAGCACAGTAACATGCAATGGCGTCTTTCTCTTTATAATTGATTTCAGGTAATCCGTCCTCATCTACCAGAATGCCCTTATAGAGAATGTTTACCTGTCCATAATTCTTCTCAAAGTACAAAGTATCACCCACTCTTTCAAATTTGGCATACTTGCCACTTATATAGAGAGGGTCACTATAAAGCTTTCTTGATTCTATATAGTTTTCAGTAAACTGTGAAGAGTAATCTCCGTTTACTGTGTCATTCGTAACATAATTCCACTCTTCAAAGCCATAAGTGACTGCTTCAATTATGTCACAGTTGCAAGGTAAATCCACTGTGTTGTCAGGGCATTGAATATCAGTAACATACCTGTATAATCTAGTTCTCCTGTTACCTATCTTATGCCAGGCAATCAGTCCAATTTCTTCGAACTCTTCAGGAGACAATTCTGTTCCATAGAGCAGATTCATTTGATAATAAGCTGAATTAAAATTCTCCATTATTTAGGTACTTGGTCATTAGGTAAAACAGGAGCTGCGAGCTGCCTATAATAACGAATCTTCTTTTCAGTTAGTCTCTTCTTAATTTCAGCATCAATGAATGTCATATTATTAATATCAACAGGGGCACAGCATCCGAACCAATCTAATTGTCTAGGGTCTTTTAATATTGCCACTACTGTTACTTTCTTTAATAATGGAGCATTAAATACAAAGCAATCGTACATATTGTTCTCGTTAGGAGTTATATCAATCCACACGTATGGTTTATTCTTTCCTCTTACTCTATATTTATGATACTTCATTACGATAGGATTAGTATAATATATAAATGGATTACTCATATCAGTAGCTCCTATATATTCTATACCGTCTTCTCCGAACTCTGTAAGAAGTTGAGGAATTTCAAAATGAGCAGTTAATGTGTCACAGGGACTAGCATTACATCTACACCTTTCAATATTCTTGCAGTCAACTTCTATACAAGGTATAGTCATCAGTAAGTCCTTCTTAGGAACTAATCCCTTAATAAAATATTCCTTAATAATTTGAAGTCTTTCATCAACGCAATCATCCTCTAACTGTTCTAATGACATTGTTGGAGTGGAGCTATAACCTCTAAGACCACTCATTATGTCATTATATATGGCTGACGATAATTTCTCGTAATATCCCATATGATTATAATAAATAAAGGCGAAGGCGTATGACGCCCCCGCCTTCAATTACTGTTTTAAGTTGTTACGCTTTTAGCTCAAATTTAGCATCCGCTTCTGTTTTAGTATAAACATCAGCAGCGTTAGCCTTGCCAGTCTTCAATTTAGCAATTTCAGCTGCATTAGCACTACTAGCTTCTAGAGCTTGTTGTGCAGTTTCACCTGGAGTAACTTCTTGACCGATAGTACCTATCTTAGCAAGAGCTGCTTCAAAATCAGCTGCCAAATCTTGTTTAACATAGAATACATGAGTCGTAAGTGACCTTGTAACTTCTCCTACAGCATCTCCGCCCATAATGCCTCTATTAACGCAATAGTTAATAATATACTCATTATACTTAGCTCCTGGAACAGGAAGCTCTTCTTCGTTAATACCAGCAAAGCGTCTAGCTTCCATAGTCGGAAGTCTTAGGTCTTTAAGAATCATCCAGTAAGTACCGAATCCTTCTTTAGATTTCACAATAGTGTTTTGTCCATCGTAGTCTGGGTCGTCAGCTGGAAGTGCTGTTGCAATTGTTTCAAACTCTCCACCAACTAAAGCAGTGTTCAAGTCTGGATTGAATTTCTGAATTTCAGCTTTAGTAAATAGTTGATATTCATCCATTCCTTCAATAACAAGGTTGTTACCATTTGCACTAGCTTTAATCCAGTGGTCTCCATAGATAGTCTGAATCTTCTCAATTACTCTAGCCGCTTCTTTAGCAACATCTGCTGCTGTAGCACTTGCATTCTTAATTGCAAATTCATACATTAAAGGTTTGCCTTTGAATACGAAGTCATTTGAGTAATAAGAGTTCTGGCTTCCAGATAGTCTGATGTAAAGAGCAACTCTATAATTACCTACACCTTGATTGCTCATAGTGAAAGTAACTTTACCAAGTACTGGGTCTGATGCTTCTTTCTTATAGATTGCTACTACGTTTGGTTTGAGGAATTTGTTAACTCTTTTAAATTCGAAGCTACCTACAACTCCACTACCAGTGTCTTCAGCCTGTGCTGACCATTTTGGTTTGCCACTAGAATCTAAATTAGAATTTACGATTAATGTGTTTGTCCACTTAAACATAATTTAAATAATTATTTGGTTTGTGTCTGTTGCTGAGCTGGATTTGCAACTGACGTTGATATTGGAATATGTGTTTGTAATCTAGGATTACCTTCGTTCTCCAAGATTATATGTACCAGCTCATTAATAATCTCGTGACACACGTAATCAGGAAATTCCATAATTTGGGATGTGTCTTCTGTCATATCCATCTGTTCTTGTGTCAATCGTATAGTTTGTGGAGCTTTCAGGTAGTCCACATATACTTTCTTTAACTCAAATAGAGTATGGTCCTTCCCGTACCGTATCTCCATTCTAACAGTAGAAGGATTACCGAAACGAATCTGTCCTTCTCTTTCTACTGTGGTAACAGCATTACCACCAATAGAAATTGTTCTTGGCAATCCACCAGCTACATCTGTAGCATTAGTATCAGTATCTGTCTTAGCAGAACTAATATCAGTACCATGTGGATTATTAACAGCATCATACGGGTTAGTAGGATTGCTAGTATTTATGTCAACATTGTGTATGTAAAAATAAGGACGTTTATAGCTAGGTCTCATATAGATATTCTGAATGATTTGAGACCATGCGTCAGATGTTAAACGGCTAGCTCCGACTTGAACTCTGGAGCCAGCGTTATAACATTTGAAAGTCTTCTTTAGTTCAAAATCACATACACAATTAAGTAAATGTAAGTAATCACTAGGTAATTCCACTTCATACGTCGCACCATATAGTGAATCAAGACCTTCTGTGTCTCCGTAAGCGGACGTAGCAAGTGTTACAGGAAGGGCTATTGTAGCTTTTAGAACCCTAATGTCGTCAGTAGTCTGTTGGTTAATATCATATATATTATATCTCTTATTAATATATTGATATATAGCCTTATTAAAGAAGTAGTTAAAATCCTCTAATAATAGAGTCATAGACTGTACTTTATTTACTTCAGTAGCGGTTCCTTCATAAACCTGTCTAGCAGTCATTATTTAATATAATTACCAGTTGAAGATGACTTCTTAGTCTCTTCATCTTTTATTTTGTTAGTAAAATCAGGCTCTGGTTGTTCATACAGTTCCGGATATGTGTCCCTCTTAATTAGTTCAAGAGTTCTTCTATTCTGTGGACTCTTCATCCAAGTAATAACTGCATCATCACTTGCGCCCAATGGTATTTGATTCTCGCTATATAGATATACTTTATTCTTAACGTATATTACACGTTTGTCTTTAGCATCAATAAACAGAAGTCTAAGTGCAATGTCATCACCAGTATATAGATTAATAATCTTCTCTGGGTCCTTAGACGCAATGTTCATCAAGAAGTCTTCTACGTCGGCATCAGGGGCATTACGCATGTTACGTCCAAGCAATTTAGCCATTTTAAGTCTACCAGCAGCACCTTGTGGGTCTTTAATGATATACTCTTCAGCATCATGGATAAGACGTCTCTTATTAACACGCTTATTAGTTTCGTAGCCTGGTCTCTCTACATAGAGTTCTGCACTACCATACCTTTTGGAGTCTCCATCAATTACTAAGTTTCCGTTCTTATCACGTTGGTCACGTGACATAGCAATCATCGGACAGTGTTGAATAGAATACCACTCAGCGGCTTGCCAAGGGTCATTAAGGTCAAATGTTTTACCGTCTTCAATAATAAATACACGGTTCTCTGCAATCAAGCATTTACCTTTGTCTTCTTCTCCTCTTAATAGCATATCACCTTTACTATCTACTGGTCTTACACAGTCCGGATATCTGCCTGTCTGTGGGTCTCTAACTGGATTAAGGAAGTACTTTTGTCCTACTTTACCGAATACACTTCTTAAGACAATTATGTTGTCTGTTTCATTAGCCATATTATTTCAATCATTTACTTAATATAAATTACTATCTTGTAAAATAATGTGAGGAAGGTCTATGCCTTCCCCACAATATCTACTTATTTAATTACACTTCTTTCATAATAAAGCTTCTGTATGGTGAGAATACACCAACACCAGAATAACCCCAGTTGATTAACTTAGAAGCTGCTACAGGACTAGAAACTACACCTGAGCTTAGACCATCAAGTCCACCAACACCTGGATATTTATTAGAGATGAAGTCACCACCTTTAAGAGTGAACATTTGAATAGCTGGTTCTCCACTTACTTTGTCAGCAGTCAAGTCTAACATTAGCATGAAGCCCTTGTCGCTACCCCATTCACGAGAGAATGTACGGTCAACCTTGAATGAAATTGTGTTACCACCGATTTCATAAGATTGGAATGTAGCACCAACGTCAACATAGCCGTTAGCTTTCTTAGACCACAGATAAGTTCCGCAAGTTTTGAATCTTGCAAGCCATTCTGATAGACAAGTTTGTACGTCTTGCCAAGCTTTCTCATTGCAAATAAGTACATATTTGTTACCAGTTGGATTCTCACTCTTTTCATTCATCATAGCGATAGCAGTAGTGAATGCTTCCACAGTAAGCTTATTATATGCATATTTAGATGCAAATCTTTCTACTTGTGGGATGATACCATCACCAATGTAGATAGGACGACCAGTGTCAGGGTCGAACAGTGTCGGTTTACCATTCTTGTCAACGTTAGTTTTGTTGAACAGCAAACCGTTGTTTCTTACATATAGGAAGTTCTTCAGCAAGTTAGATTGAGTCTTATCCATGCGGTACATAGTTTCAGACATCTGACCATTACCTTTACCTTCACCTATTTTAATAAGAACGTCTTCTTGTGCAGCATACAGAGCTGTATAACTGTCATCACATCTGTGAGTAGTAATATAACCTCTGTGTCTTTCAATGTTAGATTGATATTTAACATATCCCTCTTCGTGTGCTTCTGGCATAGCGTTAGATTGGAAACGAGTAGTGTCACCAATTTGGCATCCGCTAAGGTCAAGAACACTAGAGTAGTCGTTGTCAATAATTCTAACAGTTACTTCCCAGTAATTATCAGCTTTACGAACTGGTCTCTGGGTTACAAAGCATTGCTGCATTGTTTTGTCAATCTTGAAGATGTCGTACTTCTGGTAATAGTTCTCTTTGAAAGCCATTACGATTTCAGTTCCGTTCTCTCCAGTTTCAGTTGGTACATCTGCAAACTCAACTCTCTTAATGTAGTTGGTTTCAACTTCCCATTCAAAGTACATTGAGTCAATGCTTCTGTACTTGTTATTTGATTTAGAATCCATGTAGAAGATGTTTCTCAAAGATTCTGTTAGGTAAGAAGCAGTCAATTCTGGGTAGAGTCTTGATACTACACCAAGTCTAGTTGGTTTAGTTCCTAGAAACTTATAGAAGTCTTCATAAGTTCTAGTGTCGCCCATAGTGGCGCGATTAGTTACGAAATTTGCTACTATCATAATAATTTATTTGGATTTTAATCTAAATCGTAAATAGATGTTGTTTTAGGTTTACGACCAGTTTGCTGCTCTGGTCTTTTAACTACAGTCTTAGCAGGATTAGAGGCTCTGCCAGCCTTAGCATCCTCATAACCTTTCTTATAATTGGCTTTGGATTGCTCTGTAATCTGATGTTTATAGTATTCGGAGATTTGACGTATAGCTTCTTGTCCTTTAAGGGCAAACCACGACATCTGCACTAGCATTTGTGGGTCATTAATGGCTTTGGCTAAGTATCTTACTCCAGCAGCATCTGAATCTAAGATAAAGGAAGCAATTTCATTCATATCGTCCTCTGATAGCGTTAATGATGACTCTCCCAAATCTATAGTTTCGTTATCTTGAATAGCTTGTAAAATTTCGTCTTCGTAAGCTTCATACATTTCTTTCTGTTGAGCTTCTGCTTCTGCTTGAGCTTGCTGCATAGCTGCTTCTTCGCGTTGCTGATAGCTAGCTCTCATTCCGCTCATCTTCTTATTAAAGAGAGCTTCGTTTTGCTTCTCAAGATTTAACTGTTCTAAAGCTTCATCATCAGTAAGTTCTGGGACATTTGCCTTTAAATCTGCAATAAATAGTTCATCATCTGTCATGCCATCTACTTGATATTCTGGTTCATCTTCTAGGTGGTCTAGGTAATCCTGAATAGCTTGACGTCTATGAGATTCCAAATAGTCATCTACACTTAAATTATTTCTTCTAAGCTCGTTAATAAGGTCAATCTCTTCTGGCTCTAAACCATAATTATAATCTGTATCATCATAGTTTAAAAGCTCTAATTGCTCTTCCCTAGATAGTTCAGAGAATGGAATTTCTTCTACTTCTCCGTTATCATTTTGGAACTTAATAGCCTCTGGATTGATTCCTTTAGCTTTGAGCATAGTTGTGATTAAATCATCCTCTGTAGGTTCTGTATCTCCGTCACCTTCTTTAGGTGGTTCTTGATTGTCCAATGGTTCGTCTAAATCTACTGGAGTATCATTGTCAATCCAACGTTTAATGTCATCATCAGGGTCTCCTGTTTGCACTACACCGTCTTCACCTAGCAGGTCTTCATCATCAAAACCTAATTCTTCTAATTTCATGTCCATATTATTCCCTTTTAAAGTTATTTGCAAATTTAGTGATAAATTTCCATACCTTAAAATTAAAGACTAATTATTCTTAATTTAACGTAAATTAGTAATCTATCACTAAATATTGCTATCTCCATTAAGCCAATTTCATAATAAACACTAATGAGTAATATGTAATAGGAGTTTCAGTTGAACTACCGGAGCTTGCAGGTATAAATTCCCCTGTTTCACCAGCAGTTTCACTGGCTTTAATGAAGTTGCCAGTCAAGTTAGGAGTACCTTCAGTACCATCGCATATAGCCCAGCCCGCAGGTATTCCAGATGTTCCGTTATACATTACTATTGTGCCCGCAGGTATTCCAGATGTTGCAGTTGACATATCAGGAATACAAATAACAGAGACTGTATTATTGTTGTAATATACATCTTTTACCTTTTCATTATCATAAAGTAGAGCGTATACAGTAGTATCAAAGTCAACATCGTTTATATCTGAATGGAATGTAGTCCTTGAGAACGATTCATTAAATGTTACGTTAGTAAGACTTCTAATAGCTACCTCATCTATAGTAGAATCTTCTTTAAATGTTACATTCTCTAATGTTCTGGACACATTCAATTTATTAGCAGTCCCGGAAAAGTTAAAGTTACTATTAATAGTTCCAAAGTTATTATCAGAAAGAGTTCCTTGTAATGTAACAATATTACCATTGTCACGTACAGTCACAGTTTCAGATTTAATTTCGTAATTATTAACAGTTAGTACATTATTCTTACATGTATCAGTTAAACTTAAATCCTCTTCTCCGTTTCTAAATGTATAAATCCACTTATCTACACCGTCTTCGGTGATTTTAAATCTCAGATGTTTAAAGTCATAGTTACAGGAATTACCTTTCTCATCTGTTAATTTAGTGATTCTCCCTTTGGCTCGCACCTCACTAATGTCCCCGTTGGAAGTAATTACTTGAAAAGTGTTGGTATAATATGGGTCATAGGATAGCTTCCATAAAGGATTGTCTTGGTACGTAACTTCTCCCGATATTTCAGAGGAACTGATAGCTGTTACTATCAATGGCCTAACATTCTTATACGTTTCTATAACTGGTATGGTTTCATCTTCATCTTGCCATAACCTATTACCATCTTCATCAGACGCTTGTACATCTTCGGTTATGGTATCTTCCTCTATGGTAAGTTCCCATTCATTTTGGAAGTCGTTAATAATATAAGTACTAAATGGGGTTAGACTTTTATCATTTAACATTTCAACAAATTCTGAATAGGATGTTGAAATACTATTAATTCCATTTCTAACTAATAGGTTATCAGTTTCTATAAAAGACTCCCCTGCCTCGGTGTAAATCCTATAACCACTAGATGGAGAAGCTCCTATCGATTGAAGCTTGTTAGAACTTAAAACTCCGTTAAATGAGGTATCTGATGTAATAGTATTATCATACTCACCAATCCTTAGTTTGTTCTCTCCATTAACCCTAAATTCTATAGCATCAGAATTATCAATCACAAAAGTATTAGAATCTTTATAAAGCACTCCTTCATTCTGTGTTGTGCCAATTACCATAGAATTACTTATTCCTATTCCTTCTATGTACAAAGCTCCTGTGGAAGAATCAGATTTGGATATTCTAAACTGCTCAGTATATGGATTTGGTATTTCCTGAGCATAGACTGAGTAGGTGCCATTATTTACTATATACCACTTTTGAGTATCCTCCAGAAACACTATACCATTTAAGATTCCGGCTTTTGTAGCATCAGACATGGACTTATATCTAAGTCCTATATTAGACTGCGCAGTCAATCTCTGCTTTTCAGTAGTATTTTGGTCTATTATAAACGACACATATGAACTCTCAGTATCCGCAGACAAATTTATTAATGTATTACCAACCTTAAGTATAACACTACTAGTATCCTCTATGAAATAGATTCCGTCTTGTACAATATTGGAAATGGTTTTGACTTTTTTAATAACCTCTGCATCAACATTAAGTTTACCGTCCTTTATAATGTCAATGAACTTCTTGCCCCATTGTACCTTAACCTGTCCTCTAGTTTTAATAATAAAGTCAGAATCAGAGTTACCTACTGTACTATAAGTTCTTCCAAATAATTTATCAAAGTTGCCCATTACTCAATAGTTATTTCTATATTCTTGTCCTTATTAAGTTCAGTCATAAGTCTATTAAATGCAGCAGTACTATTAATAACTTGCCCTTTAACCTTATTCTCTCCAACTAAAAGACATCCCAATGTATCTTCTGGTTTATTACCAACGTGAATAAGAACTCCACTGTAACCTTTAACATCTAATAATCTAGGTAATTTACCACTATATGGCTTAGCCCAAGTCCTATCCTTAAACTTAGGACTGACTGTATTCATATCAACCTTATATGTGCCGGTAGGTATAGCGGTTTTACCATACACCTTAATCTTCTCAATTTCCTCTGTAGGCATAGTATCTTTCAGCCCTCTGTCTGTATCCTCAAGAGTGTCACAGAAATACTTACCGTTTAGGTACAGCTTCCCTATAGTATAAGACACACCTCTATAAGTTCTCTCTAATCGTAAATTAATCATGGCTCGAATTTGGATTAATTGTTCTGTTTAAATGTCTTAAATATTTCTACTAATTGATTAACGTCGTCTTCTCCAAACCTTACTGGCTTGTTAAGAATGTTAACTACAAACCCATCAGCAGACTTCTCTTTCATCTCTGCTTTAACTGCATTGGCAAGCAATTCCAGATTAATATTGCCGTGCACGTCTGTGAATATGTCTAAATACTTACCATATTTATCTTCCATATTCTTAACTACGTATGTGATAACAGCTTGACTTGCCACGCTATTAAAATGAAATAGGTTACTCGCCAAGTCTTTAGCATACTTATTAATAGCTTGAAATACAATTTCTTTATCGCTCATTACTTACTTTTACTTAACATAACTTCGTCTAATCTCTTCTTAATCTCTGGGTCCTGTTCCACAAGTTCTAATAGTGTGTTAACCTTATCTTCTTTAGCTTTTAATTGAGCATGAATGTGCTCTTTACTCTTTCTAATAGTAGCTAATAGGTTATCAGCTTGCTGTCCTTGAGCCATAGCTAAGGTTTTAGCATTTTCAGCTGCCTGCATAGCGCAACAATTGTTGTTGTTTCCTCCGAAGAGGTTTCCAAGGATTCCGCCACCGTTACCACAACCACATCCTCCACCGTTTCCAGCGAATGCAGCTAGCGCAGTACCAATGATACCAAGTGTAAGTCCAGCGTTTGTTCTTCCTTTAGTACCGAACTTTGACTTAGCTTCGTCCATTGTTAGAAATTCTGCCATAATTAAATAAATTTACGATAAATAATACAATATCTGTTGAGGGCATAATATATAAATATATTATACTTCCAAATTCGATGTTGCAAAGTTACGTTAAATTCTGGACATTACCAAATTATTTAACACTCGTTAACAATTAATTTATTGCATAGGTGGTTTTAGTAATCAGGTACAAACAAAGAAAGGTCGCCTATTGGCGACCTTCTTAATGAAAACGTTATGAGATTATAATAATTACTCTGCAAGTAATCTTCCAACTAGAGCTTCAAGTCTTGCAACTTTGTCCTCTAGATATTTAATTTTAACCATAGCAAGTTCGTTATAGTTAACTGATTTGAATCCTTCATCATCAGTGTTCACCATTTCTGGATACACTTTCTCAAGTTCTTGAGCAATTACTCCATAGCCATGATGTTTTTTGTCTGTTCTATCAAACTCTACTAGTCTAACAGCATCAGCTTTACTTGCATCAATTTCTACTACGTTAGTTTTTACTCTAGCATCAGATGTATCAAAGAATCCATTAGCTGCATAGATAGCTGCTGTTGATGTAATTGCACCACCTTCAAATCCTTGCAAAGACATAAGAATTCCATCATCTTCTATGTAAACACCATTCTTACTGTAAGTTTGTGGATTAGCTCCTTGTGATGTAGCTCCAATTAGGTATAGTCTATCAGAAGAATTTGTTGCACCTGCTGTGTTCTTTGTATCTGTAAAGTTATCAAGTTTCTTCTTATCAGCACCAGTTATTAAACCTGCACGACCTTGACTATTACCGCTTGCTGGAGAAGCCATAGGTAAAGAAATGATTTTATGAGAAATAGACGTATCACTGTATGTAACATCTAATGGAACATACGCTGATTGCCAATCCGTACTGGGAGTTCCAGGTTCTACTTGTTTAACTAAGGTAGGCTTGCTTGTGATTTCTGACCAGCTATAAGAAGGTTTAGAAGAACCAATCCATGATGGTTTACCTGTCACATTGCCCCATGCAACTGAGTCGGCTTCTCCACCACCTGTAGCAGATAGAACACCATTACTGATGCTCAATCCACTACCAACCTTTACTCCACCTAGAGTAGAGGAAGAAGCAGTGGGAAGAGTATATTTAGTATCAGTCCAAGGAACATTTACTACTGCTTGTTCATTACTATTAACCTGAACAGCATATGTTCTGCCTGAAGTTGTAGTAATTCCGTTAGGAGTTCCTCCCTGTGTGCTACTTGATAACTTGATACCTCCACGGGTATTGTTCGATGCTAACGGTAATGTGTATGAAGAACCAGAAGGTATGTTTACAGTTTTAGCTGAACTACCGTCCCATGTGCCTGTTACTGCACCAGTAAAGGTCAATGCGTTTGGGGTAGGTAATTTAGTAGGAATTGTGGGCTTGTTATTCAAGTCATTATAACTACCCGATGTAGCTACAGTAGCAAAACTAGGCTTGCCTGTAATAGTACTCCATGTTACAGCAGTAGCATAGAATTGTCCATGAGTCCAAATTTCTTTAGAATCTTTAATATAAACTATAGATTGATAGTTAATGTCAGGAGCTCCAGTCTGAACAGTTCCAGTACCTCCTACCTGATATTGAGTATTAGAATCATTGGCTGATAACTTCTGTGAGTTAAAAGTAGCTTTCTTATTAAAGTGAATTAATTTCTTATTAATTGCCATATCACTTAAATTTTAATCATTATAAAATAAAGGAGGGATGCTACTCCCTCCTTCTTGTACATATATTATAGTTCAACCCAATCCCATGCAGCTTCTAGTTTACCAATAGCAGCATTAAGTGAATCACCAGCAGCAATTGCACCTGTATCCGACGGTTTGGTATAACCAGTCATTGCAGTTACCTTATTAGAAGGCAGATTGGCTAGAGTAGTAGCTAACGTAACATTAGTAGAACCATTTAGAGAAACACTTCCAGTTACACCACCACTAACTGTGATAGTACGAGCAGTAGCCCATTTAGCAGCAGTATCAGCTGCACCAGCAGTAGCAGGTTTACCAATACTAACTGTTTGAGCACTTCCTCCGGAAGGAGTTACAGTAAAGTTACCAGCTGTACCATTAGCGAATGTATAAGTAGTATTAGCCCCTGGAATACCTAGAGCGGTAATATCAGTCTTAGTAACAGCGGTTACTGAAGCAACGTGGCTAGTAGAATCTGTGCTGAATTTATAGAATCCAGAAGTTTTACTAGGAGCACCTCCAGCAGGGTGAGTATAAACTGTGTCTTTCTCTGCTTGCCATGCAGGACCACTAGCAGTAGCTTTTAGTACATATCCAGCAGTACCATTAGCTAGAGCCTTAACAGTAGAACCACCATTACCTAGAATTACTGTATTAGCAGTTAGAGATTTACCAGTAACAGCACCGTCTAAGTTTCTCTGAATAACTGACCAGTCACCATTTGCAGCAGTCGTTCCAGATTTAACACAAATAATCATGTCACCTGCTTCACAGCCTTCGCCTGCAAAGTTACCAGCAGCCTTAACTACGTAAGTATCTCCGACTGTGTGATTAGCTGGAAGTTCAGTTACATCACCGTCTGTACCAATAGTTCCTTTGAATCTAAGTGCTTGAGCAGCAGAAATCTTACTTCCAATCTCGTTAATTACAAATGCAGTTGTTGCAATTTGAGTAGTATTAGTACCACCAGCAGCAGTAGGAGCTGTAGGAGTTCCAGTAAACGCTGGGCTTGTAAACATTGTAGCCTTAGATTCATTTGTTACGTTACCTAAGCCTACATCAGCTTTAGTAACAGTAACATTAGCATTAAGTGCATGTCCGTTTACAGTTCTAGTATTTGGAACAGCATTATCAGCCTTAGTACCTTGAGCAGCAGTTGCATATGCAGATGATGCTGTATATGCAGCAGAGCCTAGACCCTTAACAGCTACATCTTTGCCATCAATAGCAATTGTACCGTTAGCAGAACCAGAAGCAGCAGTAGTTGCAGCACCATTAATAGTTACTTTACCAGTAGCATCAGCTGTAACTGTTACTTTACCAGTACCAGTGATTTGATGTGAGCTTCTTACAGCGCCATTCTCAATTAAGTTCAAGAATGTAGTCGCATTAGTAGTTACAGCATTAGCTGTAGCTGTATCTGAAGCACCAACAATATTCTTAGCTTGCCAGTTAGTAAAGGTAGGAGCTGCTGGCATTGTCATTGTAGTGGTTCCTTTAGCTGTAACGTGTCCTTGTGCATCATAAGTAATGCTAGGAATAGTAAACGTTCCACCAAATGCTAATGTCTTACTATTATCACCTTTAGCTGTGCCAGCAGTTACTGAATTAGAGTGATTAATTGTAGTACCTTCAATAGAGATACCAGAACCTTGTGTGTATTTAGTATCTGTAGCGCTAATTGTTACTCCATCTGTTCCGACAGTGATATTTACATTAGAGCCTTTGTTGAATTTAAGAGTTCCGTCATGAGAAGGAGACTCTGCAACATTAGTACCGTCAGAAACTTTAGAGAAGGCCTTGGCAGCCTGTAAAGCTGCCACAGCACTCTCCAATGAAGTAATTTTGCCTTTGTAAGAATCGGGAATAGCGTAGAACGTTCCATGAGTATAAATCTCCTGTGAATCTTTAATGAAAACAATACTATTGGTATATTGTTCTTGTAGTTCACTGGTAAATGTGGACTTCTTCGCTACGTGTACAAACATTTTCTCCATTTTAATATATTATGTGTTTTATTCAGTTACTTCGTGCCAAGCCATAGCTGCGTCGATAGCTGTATTAATTGTCGAAACTACAGTAGTGGTGATTCCAACAAGTTTAGCCTCGTTAGCAGCAACTCTAACTTCTAGAGCATCAATATCTGAAGCGTTAGTGTCAATAAGTGCAAGTTTAGTTTCTGGAATCAGAGTACTACCTTCTACCTTATCAACTTTATTAGCTACTAAATTACTAACATCACTAACTTTAGTATCTGCATAATCTTTAGCCTGTTTCAGAGTATTAGCTAGAGAACCTTCAGCATCAGCACTACCATTAATCTTAGCAATAGCTTGAGTATTAGTAGTAATTTTACCGTCTAATGCAGCATCAGCTGTTTCTCTTAAAGTCTTCTCTGCATCAACAGCAGCTGCAATTGCAGCATCTGCTTGAGTCTTATTGTAGTATGCAGACAGGTCAATAGCTCCACCCAGAGCATCCCATGCTGTACCAGTCCATGCCCAGTTAGTACCAGCTGGATGATTGTCATGAGCTTTCTCTACATTCCATACATCACCTGCTGCTGCATCACTAGGAAGTTCTGCATAAGTAGCTTTGGAGCCTTTGTATGAATATACAGAAGAAATTTTGCCCTCAAGGGTAGTAACTCTCTGTCCTAATACTCTACCTTGATTAGCTGACAATGCAGCAGCGGTAGAAGAAGAATTTAAGTTGTCAATAATCTCTACTGTCTGTGCAGCAGCAACGTCCATTTGTTTCCATCCGGAGTAATCTGCTTCCAGAATTTTATCTTTATCAACTAGCATATAAATTGCCTTATCAGCAGCAACGGCTACTAACAATCCATTATATACGTAGATAGTATCGCCATCATACGGCCAAGTCTCTTTATTAATAAGTTCAGACTTATTATCTACTAAGATTCTTGGGTCTAAAGCACCTTGAAGTTTAACCTCAAAGTTGGCTGCAAATTGGAATGTACCTTTATTTCTTGCCATATGTCAAATTAGAATTTAGCGATTAAAGTTACTGAACCTCTAGTAGAACCATTGTAAGTGTAAACTGAATAAGTTACAGGTGTGGTTCCAATAGTAATCTCTTCTTCTGTCTTAGTCCAGTCACTAAGTCCTATAACTTCCATGTTACCTGATACTGTGTTCAACATTTGAAGTTGAGTGACAGCTCTTGGCAGCTTGAATACCTGTGGAAGAGTACCAGAAGGTTGTAATTCAAATCTAGGAGTAGTCATAGCTCCAGTAGAAGCATTCCAAGCAATAAGAGCTTGTTTAACCACAGGCGTACCAGAAGAAGCTGTACTTGTAGATGCATACCAAGGATATGTACCATTAAGTGTGATAGCTGAAGAGTTGACCGAACCAGCTGCAAGTGGAGTGCTATAATTGTTTCCTTTGTTATCTTTAGGTTGAGGTCCTTGCAAATAAGCTGCCTTATAAGTATAAGTAGTATTACCAAGTGTTACAGTAGTAGGCAGAGTTGTGTTAGACTCTTGTCCATTTACGAAGATAAATGAATTATCTGCATCTAAGTTACCAGACCTGTCTGCTTGTTTTGTTCCATTTAAGGTAATAGCTCCCTTATTAAGACTAGTGTTGAAGTTAGCAGCAGTAGGTGCAGTAGCTCCAACTTCTTGAGGAGTTGAATAACTCTTAAATGAGATGCTTGCAGTAGGAGCAGTAAATGTAGGATTAATAGTAGGGAACAGCAGTTCATCCCACATATAATCATATGTCTGTCCTTCCAGAGCACTTACCTTAGTTCCTTTAGCGATACCACCGACAGCATTAGGCATAGCTAAATCTTTGTCTTTAATAGCTGATGTATACTTACCGCTACCTACTTCAATCTCTGTTGTAGTGGTATCAGAGTAAGTAATGACCAGTTTGCTTTTATCAGAAGACAAGGCTACATTAGTAACGACTTTACCAGCAGCTAGAGCTCCTGTGTAAGCCTTACCATTCATAAGGATTTCATTGGTGTCTGTAGCAAAGTAAATCCCATCCTTGTGAGTAGTTTCAGCTACGTAATTGGCTTTTAACCCTCTGTAAAATTTTAATTGTGCCATAAAATTTAATGATGTTATTTAATAAATATGTTAATAGGGAGCACAGTATTATCACTGAATCTTACCTCCCCGCCAGTTATTTCACCACTGGCATTCTTATACAAATCTACTCCAGTTGGAGTTATAGTTCCATATGTTTCCCAAGTTTCTCCATTCCAAGCATAGTTAGCACCGTCATTAATAACGTTGTAAATATCACCTACTTCTGGAGCAGAAGGTAAATACATACGAGTAGCTACAGACCCCTTATATCTAATAGCTGTAGAATCAGAAGATATAAGTATATCTCCATTACCGAGTACTGACTTACCATTAATCTTCTTAATGTTAACTCCACTAACAAGCTTATCTTGTTTAGTAGATAGTAAGTACTCCATAGTATCTTTCAATGTATTAATTGATTGTTGTATATGTGTTAAGTCAATAGATACATCTTCGGAACCGTCGTAACTAACTTCTCCTTCAGAATGCTTAACTGTTAAAGTTCCTACTGGATAACTCTCTGGTAAATCAGCGAGTCTGGTAGCTTTAGCAGTAGTTACTTCATTCCAAGTATAAGAAGTCAAGTCTGACATTAATGCAAGTGAATCAGTGTCTTCCCCTACTACAACGGCTGGTCTTGTATTAGTGTATATCTCCAGATAAGAATTAACATTACCAAGTTTAAACCCTCCGGAATTGTCAGATGATATTAAATTCTGAACACCGTCTCTACGATTAACCACAATTCCTTGACCTTCCTCTAATACTATATTACCATCAACCAAACTAACTTTATTGTCTAAGTCACTTTCAATATTAGATATAAGAGCATCAGTTTCTGATTTAGTATAATACAAGTCAGGGTCTAAACCTCCACCACCTTCAGAGGCATATTTAACTCCATTAAGGTAAATAGACTTAATGTCCTTTATGAAGTAAATGGTATTAGGTTCCAAAGTCTGTAGTAAATACTCATCGTAAGTATCTACGGCTTTAATTCTTACTGGATATTCTGTACCTTCCCAACTAAATTTACAAACAACTCCTTTATCACCCTTAGTAATAACTATGTTAGAATCAGCATCAGTATCAACTACTAAGTCTGCCCTAACTCCAAAGTTTGAAGTTAATAAATCTACAGACCTATTAGTAATTGGATTATTAATTTTTAATTCTGATGCAATATTACCATTCTTAGTCTGGGTAATAATAGTATTAGTTATTTGTCCTTTAACTACAAAGTCTTCCAGAGACACTTCAAATCTATCTCCATTAGAAGCAGTAAGTATCAGCCATTCCTCATTCAGTGCATTACCGAATCCGTTATCTATATCCTCTTGTGTTATAAGATGTCTTTCAAACGAAACTATCTTAGTATCTTTATCAAGAAGGATTGATGATATTTCCTCACCACTTCCTCCTTTACCTATAACTCTAACCTTATTACCTTCTTCTTGAGTATCGAGTTCTACTATACCAGTTACCTGGGTAGCAATAGCATCTTTGATAGCTTTAGAAGAAGGAATAGAGTCTTCAACGTCTATTGAGTCCGACACCGTATATGGGCCATATGTTGTCCACAAATAGTCCAACTGGCTCATATTAGCGGGCCTATTAGGATACTGTTTCTTCATCACCTTCTACGTCAATCCAAGTTACTTCACCACCTATATCATCTGGAAGTTGTTCTTTAGGAACCTTTCCACTTACTAAATCTGCTTTAGACTTTAGTAGAATTTCAACTTCGGGCAAAGAAATGGCTCCAATCTGTGCTGGAGTGACTCTATGTGGATTGTTGAAATCTTTAAGGTGGCTATCAATATCACTTTGTAATTCACTAATAACAACATCCAAGGCTTTAGAATCATGTGTAATGTTATCGGAAGTACCTTTAACATACAGAGCATTTCCTTCTTTTACTAAGATGTTATCTTTAGCTGTATACAACCTAACGTCAGCAGAAAGCTTATCAGTGCCAGTTCCTAATGATAACACTTTCTCCAATTCTACTACCTTATCAGGAATAGAGTTATCAACTTCCCATTCTCTAATAAGAGTTCCAACTGGAATCCTAACTACTTGCTTATCACCAGTTAGAAGTTTAAATACTATAACTAGCTCTTCCGTATCTGGGTCATACTTAGCATCCTCTACGATAGCTGACAAACCAATTTGATGTTGCCCTATAACATTATCGTTAACCTTAATAGTTAAGAGTCCGTCTAAATATTCAGTAGTTAGTTTATAGAATAGACCGTCATTCTTTATGGTAATTCCGTTACCACTATCAGTAGATACCTTAACATTACCAGATATTGTAGTTCCAGTAATCTGTCTATCAATATCTAATTCAATGCTTGGAGTATCTTCTAGTGTGACCCAGTTAAAGTGAATAGCATGATTCACTAATTCGTCTAGCTTGCGCAGAGAATCCATTACAGATGTAGAGTCTTTAAGGTAAGTAGTTTCAGTATCAGGAACATAAGCTCCGTCTTCTCCCAAACCTACTCCTTCTTGTGTCTTATCGAGTTCGGCTTGCACCTTATCAATATTACTCTGTAATCCCTCATCAGTGCTGTCTAGATTACCTAGATGCTCTCTAATTTTAGTAATTTCCTCTGCAATGTCCTTCAGACTGTTTAAGTCCTCTGGTACACTAGTATGGTCAACACTTCCCCAGATAGCATCGTCTGCTGTCTTTCTATCTTTAATTTCCTGCTCTAATCTAGTTATCAAGTCAGCTATAGTTTCATCACTCTTAGAAGTAATAAGTTTAGTAAACTCTAACTCATCGTTAGTCTCCTTTCTAGTGACCCAATATAGTGCTTGATTACCATCTCCGTCATTTTCAACTACCTTTAACAATCCCTTGTGTAAAATAGCATTCTCTTCAGGAGATGAATAAAATTCTTTCAGTTTCGCTTCAGTTTCGAAGATATAGTCAGCTTCTATAGGGAACGGACCACCTCTTCTAAAACTTGCTATAATTTCACTATATGCTCTCATACTTATTAAATGTTAGCTGGGTCAAACTTAAATGTTACCTCCAAGTTGAGAGTTACTAGAGACTCCTTGAATACATATATCTTATATATTTTACTATTTGACAATCCAGGAATTTCAAATGGGATATCGCTAATAATGTCAAACGATTCAAGACCAAACTGTTGAGAAGGCGTTGTCATTTGAACTAAGTCTGGATATTCCTTAGGCATTGCTACAAATATTTGCTTAAGCTCTCTAGGACTTGAGAAATTATATTTGTGTTTGATTTCTGATACTAAATCACCAGAACTGTCAATGCTATTGTTCTCTGGGTCTGATTGAACTAGCTGAAGTAAGTAATCATAATTAACATTAGAGGCTGCATACCATTTAGGTAAGATTCCTACAAATATATCATATGCTACTTTAGTAGTACAACTAGCTTCCAGATATGTACCATTAGGATAGAACACTTTAAATGTGAAAGTAGTTTCTTCGTTAATAGGTAAACTCTTTACAGTCAACTGTCCTAGTTCGAAATCATCCTTAGTATATGTTCCAATAAGCTCATCGTTCTGCCATAATTCAGCATAAGATATCACTCCAGTAGAACCTCTAACGAATAGTTCAACGTCTACTATAGAACCCAGTAAAGCATACGCAGGAGCTTTAACATCTACAGATTTACCGTAGAAGATTGCATCCATAACTTCTTGAAGATTCAATTTCTCTCCTGGGTCAGTTTCATCTTCAACGAAGCCTACTGTAGTCTGAACTGGTCCACTAGTAATCCAAACAGGCTCTTCTACAATAGAAGCATCCAGTTGTCTCTTAGTTACTAATTCGTCATCTTCTACAGCATCTACTCCCTTCTGTGGGGCAGTAAATGGAACTGAACCATCACGAGGTACATAATGCTTACTATAGATTTCTTTAAGAGTTCCATGAGGGTCATATTGATTGATATGTTCCTCAATAGCCCCTCTAGCCGCATCAATTACCAATTGATTAATAATGGCATCAATTTGAGCTCTTGAATAAGTCTCTGCTCTAGAGTAAGTTTCAGTCTTCCTGAAATAGTTGTTTAGTCTCTGATTAAGTAACGTTACAAATCCGTGAGGGTCTGCATCAACTAAATGTTTAAACATTACATCATCTACATATTTCTTAGTAGATAGATGCCCATCAGCTACTGGAGTAACTCCTAACTGTGGTTTTAAAAATGCAGTAGTTCCGTCACGTCTAACGAAATTCTTGATTAAGTCGTCAACTTGTTCTCTAGTATATAACTCTACCTTCCTATAAATCTGGTCAGTAGTTACATATACTTTAAGTATTTCCTCTACAAGAGGAATTATATTATGTGGGTCTGTTTTAGCTAAATGACTGTCCATTAAAGCAGTCACGAATCTCTTGGTTGTTAAATGAAAGTCTGTCAACGGGTCAACACCTGTTTGAGGTGCTAAGAATGGTGTGGTTCCATCCTCTTTAACAAAACCCTCCAGTTTACTTTCTATAGTAGGAATTATATTATGTGGGTCTTCAGTAGCTAGGTGAGTATCCATTGAGGTCTTAACTGCCTCTAATGTCTTTAAATCTGCTGAAGTCTTATCATAGACATCATTAATGCCAGCAGCTCCAAGATTAATTCTAGCAATTTGTTTATCTGACTCACTCTCAAACTCCCCTAAGCGGTAATCTACTTTCAGAAATTGTGAAGTATCAATTTGTTCGTTAACAGGATTGATACATTCATTTCCAGAACCACCTGGTGTTAAAATAGAGTTATCTGCCATTTATTATTAAGATAAAATTGTTCTACAAATTCAGACCTATTAACTTCATTCTCTTCTAGCAATTCGATGAGACTTATCTCTTCGAGAATTAGTTGGTAGTCATATCTATGCCCCCGTTCTAAATACTTAAGCAGTTCTTTGTATTCACAAATCACTTTATCTTTGAGAGCATCCACAGCCTTGCTCTGGCCATTTGCTGTATTCTGATTTACACAAGCCATTACAACCTCCTATTTGTTCTATGATTCGTTCAGCTTCAGCTAACTGATTAGATTGAACCATATATTTGATTACATTAATAGCCATCCAGACTAAATCTCTCTTGTAGGATAATTCGGCCGCTACAGCATTCTTACTCCAACATTTACTGAAACCTCTGCTATTAAATATTTGCTGGCACAAAGATATATAACATTTCTTAAGAAAACAAATAGACACGTAATTATTATATGTCCTAGAAATTGTAGTATCTTCTACGTTCCTCTCTACTATCTCATCTACAGTTACGGTCGTAGATGTGCCATTAAAATACTTATAGATGTAGATGCCGTCCGAATAGTACACAGTGGCATACATAGTTACAGCTGAACCAGCCGTTTTACCCATCTCTCTATCAAACCAATCTTTAGTCGGCAGAACTATATGATATACATTAAACCACCCATCAAACCCTACTGGCATAGTTACTGACTTATTACCGTCATCATGTAAAGTGTAAACAGGAAGTTGTATTTCAGGCCCATCTGCCTTATTATGTTGTAAGACATCAATAGATACAGTGTCAGAGTACTTGAATCTGTTCTTGACGATGACTGAAGAAGATTCAGGCAAATAGCCATTCTCTCCTGTACCAGTATCGTCAAGTATGATTACCTTACAGCTATCGTTAGTGCAAACTTTAATTTTTAATTCCATTATACGTTCTTCACTTCGTTATTCTGCTGATTCCCATCGTACAATTGGGCTATCTCAATATCTGTTCTTTTGGTGTCATTGTCAGAAGTACTCTGCTTATAATCTCTATCAGCGTTAGCCTTAATAAGGCCAATCTCATAGTCATATTCAACCTTCTGCCTATCAATAGCAATCTTAGCTTCATTAAGAGATGCAATCTTATTATTAAGCTGCTCTTTCTCTTGTTCCGCCTTTTGAAGTTGCTTCTGTAGCTCTTCGTTCTGTTGTTGCATCTGTGCAGTGTTCTGAGTTTCTTCTCTTCTCTTTTGAAATGCCTTAGACAATTTAGACTTAAGTTCAGTCATACTTCTGGCAGTCATACACTCCATAGCTATGTCTGGGTCTAATTGACCACTCTTAATGAATTCAATCATTAATTGTTGCATGTTCTGCATTTCCTCCATAATTCTACTACTAGCTATTACATGAATATCATAGTCAGTAAAAGTAAAATGTTCAGGGAGAGCAGTAAATACTTTCTGTAGTTTGTCACCTAGCACTAAAGTTCCAGTAAGTGGTTTATGTTTCCATACCTTCTTAGCACAATTAAGAGAATCAATCAGAATATCCTCTGCCAAAGTATCCATTTGTTGATAGTAAGATTTAGTAATGGTATAAGAGTTTCTCATACCTGCCTTAACATTACTAACAGCATCCCTAGTTTCTATTCCATTTAATCTCTCTCTAAACACTCCAGTAATAGATGATGTCTGCTCTTCTAACATCTGCAACGCCATATTAAATGCCTGAATAGTATCAGCTTTTAACAAGTCATCGAATCCAGCAAAAGAAGTATTGTTGTTAAATGCCCTACCTTCTTGTGAAGTATCAATAGGAGCCACACCAGTCTTCTTATAGGCAATGAATTTCTGCAATCTTTCAGTCAAATCATCACCAAGAGCCATAGGTAGCATACTAAAGTCAATCCAGTCTCCACTAGTACCACTATTAGCAATTACATTGTCCCTAAAGAAAGTAATCAAATCATACTTGTCTTGAAGATGTGAACATGCAAGCACAAGTGAATATGGTTCGTTACTTCTGTTTACAAAGAACAAACCATTAACTGACAATCCACAGTGTGTAGGATTATCTTTAGTTCTAACTACATCAGGAGACTTACCAGTAAGAATGTAAATAGATTCTCCGATTTTAACTCCTTCATATCTATTCTCTACATAATCTTCTCCTTCTTTATCAACATCAATCCACTCAACTTCAAACACAGGTATTAACTTATAATTGTAAGTCTCATAGTAGTCGGTAGGGAATCCGGGTATTACTTCTTTACCCGCCTCGAGTCCGTCTGTAATAGGAGCTCCAGTAGCTTGATTGCTCATAGCGCGTACATATATATAACTACTATCGTAATATCCCTCAAACATCTCCTCTAATTCATTGATACTACTTGTATCTAGTTGAGGACCATATTTATTAAGTATTTGTTGCTTAGTTAACCAACGTCTAATAACTACTCTGTAGCTATCTCTAACATATACAGATTCTGGATTTCTATCAACGAATACATTACGTGGGTCTAATACCTCTATTTCTATATTAGTTCTCTTCCTACTAGGATGAACCTGGTAAAAGCTCATGCCAGTTACTAGTAAGTCAAGTAACAGGTTCTTCAATTTAGTAAGTAAGTTAATATCTCTAGATTGAATTATATATTCCACAACATTCTGTGCAGCTATTTCATACTCGCTAACAAAGCTATTATTAATATCTTCTACTAACTTATTAAGTTGAGCCTCTACAGCCTTATCAGTTACTTCTTGTCCTCCTAAGAACGCTAGTATCTGATTGTTAAGATGTTGTTGTAAGTATTGATATACTTCTTTATTAATTTGTAATTCCTTATCTCTAGATATCTTAGATATAGTTTCTTTATCCTTGCATGACACTTTAGGCAGTAATGGAGTACCTAGGTATTCTCCAAGTAAAGCATCAACATGCTTCCTGATAAGAGGAGTGAATTCTATAGAAGTAGGATTGCCTATTCCGAAATTCTCTTCTAGATACCTATATTGTTCGGCATCTCTATATCCATTATAATAATTATATGCTTTCTGTAATTTGTACTTAGGAAATACTAATTCTGATACTGCCTTATCAATATGCTCCATTAAGTACTCATCACTCCTGTTCTGTGCACTCATTACAACTCTCTAATCCGTTATATTGTTTATATCCTAGGAAATAATGTGTGTCGCCTAATCTTCTATCTCTTAATTCCTGTCTAAGAAATTTAAGATATGCTACTTCACCACCTTCAAACGATATAATAAGTGGCTTGTCTATATTATTCATGCCAAGTGTTAACTTATAACCTCTATGTGTCCCCTCGGCAGTTTGTAGCTCTTCTAGCTTTAATTTAGCCACATATTCTTTATGATAAATCTGTTTGAATAAATCTCTGATTGCTACTTCTAATTCTTGTAGGGTCATCGTATTGTGTAGGCCATAAATTAAACTTAGGTACTATCTGTTGCTTCTCTGGAATAACTCCTTTATGTCTAATTCCTCTTTCGTCAACCCAATAACCGAAAGGTCTTAGTTTGTTATTAGGACTGTCCATTTCTTTAGGAACTACTCCCATTAATTCCTCGTCTCCTAGTTCGCACATACCCCATGCAGCTATAATATCAAACTTACGTTTATTCTCATAACTGTATTTAATTGCTTCTTCTAGAATTTCTTCAAACCATATATTATGACAATAATCTTCTATATGTTGAGCTATTAAATCTAATTGATGCCTAATTACTACTTCAGTAGCAGGAGCTCCGAATTGTTTACTACGACCTCCTTGTATGTCAGATTGAGTAGCTCTAGGTCTTCTCATCAAATGTCTATTCTCTTTATGTTTCTCTCTAAAGAATTGCAGAGTAGACATTCTAGTAGATTCAAGAACAGCCTGACAATCGTAATACTGCAATATCTTAAGACATGTCATATGTGCTTCACGTAAAGTCTTAGGTCTGTCCCTATAATAGCACACTATTTTAGGTTCATCTAACCCATAAGCTCTCTTTTTAACTACTACACAGAAATCAGAAGGGTCTTGAGTCTTATCAGAAGTGTCTTCACCACCCATATCAATACCGTCAATACCAGCAACATATAAATTTCTAGGTACAGCTCCATGTTCTCCTCTAATCGGATGTTCAAGTATCTTAACCTTACCTTTAGGATTACTAACAAATCTTACACTATCAATTGCTTCCTCTGTGTGCTGGTTGTTAGTAAAATTATACTCTAACTGGCCTACATCAATATGTGGTCCCAGTTTATGTAATTTAATATTAGCAAGTTGCTCACTTAACAATACAGTATTAAACTGGTTATCTCCTTCTAGAGCCAAAGCATCATCAGGAGTAAAACAGAACTCTGCACATGCAATTAAATGCTCCTTCGGGTTAGCTAGTAGAGCTTCTCTTTGGTCTAAATAGAACTTCTTAGCCTTCGCAGTATTAGTAACTCCTCTATCGTCTACATATCCATTTGCTGCTACGAATGTATAGGCAGGTATGAAGAATGAGGTAAAAGCATAAGACCCGTCTTTAGTATGGTTATGTTTATAAGGTAAGAAATTATATCCAGCTGGATTATAAAACATCTTACTAAGTCCGTCAAGTGCAGGTCCCTGGTCTCCACCTGTTCCCCATACAAATCTAGTTCCAAACTTATTACCTAGAATTTCTACAAGAGCTGTACTCTGTAAGTAAGTCTTTACTAGGATTGGGTTAGAACCAGATTCTTCAAAGAACAATCTATCCACACGGTCTCCACGGAGTTTACGAGGAACATCTACTACGAAGCCAATGATGTCTGACATGAATCCAAATTCTTCTCTGTCTTTAGTAAGAAGAGAAGCTCTCTTATGCATATCAGAATTATACTTCTGTCTTAGATGTCTCATACCACCTTCTGTATCAGCATTTAAATATTCAAGCTGTTCCCAGCATTTACGAAGCACGTCACTAACGAATTTCTCGGTAAATGCTACATATACTGTATGTGAACCTCTAACAGTTGTATATAACCTAACTCCTAAAGATGCTGCAATTTCACTAAACACTTTGTTACCGTATAGGCTTTTTATCCTATACTTCTTATAGTTTCCTATAAGGTCAGCGCACATATTCATTCTTTTACAGAATGTTCCGCACTCGTGGGAGGATTATTACTCTCATTAACGTTCACCTCCTGCGCGTTACGGTGGTCAGCGATGAGCTGACTTACCTCGGTATTAACATAGTAACTAAACTTATTAAACTTTCTTGATAAATAGAAATTAGCATCATCATATAGATAATGATATAGTTTACTCACTTCGCTTTTAGATGAAGTAGATATCCTATACATATCATCACGTTTAAGATAATTAATATTTACATTAATATCATTCTTAGAAAGAACCTTCTGTATATCAGACAACATAGTAATTGTTTTACTACATATATCAAACTTATATCTAACTCTGTCAGCTTTACCCTTCTCTGTAGCTAACCATCCAGTAATACACCCATCTCCATCAAAATAACCTCTGATGAAATGTTTCACAAGGTCCTCAGGAATGCTTGGAATTTTGAGTTCTGCTACGCTTTTATTATATCCTATCCCTAAGTCTACTAAGGCATTACATAATTTGGAACTAGTAATGTCAACTCCAAATGATGCATGGGCATTTACTTTCATACCGTTTCTCCCAGTTACAATATGTGGTGCTACGGTAAACGTTCTAGCGTCTGGACTTATACTATCTTTAAATAAGTACACTATTTCAGAATCTCCAGACTGCAAATGAACTCTTAAGGTTTTGCGTTTCTCATCAATACTGCCATCAGCGGCATAAAATCCAAGCAGATAAGCTTGTAGTTCAGTTTCGATTGTATCGAAGAATGTATGTCTTATTCTTCTGTTAGATATATGATTGTTGTATAAGGGATAGTTATCCTCAATAAATTTTAATTGTTCCTTCTTAGTCATAATATTAAATTTAATAAGTGATTAATCACGTTAGTCTTCACCGATTTTGCGGAATTTATAGTCGGCTTTAGTTTATTGTGTCAACCGACTCCACGAGCTTTAAGGGCGCACACATCCTTCTTCAACTTCTCACACATTTCTATGTAATGAAAGTACTCATACTGCTTACTAAAGAATGAAGGGAATGTAGTTTCACGACCAGCACCAGCTTGAGACACATCGGTGTTCTTTAGTCTATAATAATTAAGGAAGAAGTAATTATCACCTGTGATTCTATACCCATGTGATTCATATCCTCGATTACATCTTCTAACCTCTTCGTCCCAAAAGTCATTATACTTCTTTGTTCCCTCCGGATAAGCACAGTATTTACCGTTTCTTAGTTTAATCTGTCTAGCTTCAGTGAACCACTCTGGATTAAAATCCAATCCTCTTTCTTCATCCACTGGTCGATATCCAGTCAGCTCATAAGATAGAGTAGGGTCGAAATGCTTAATCTCAGTATCTAATGATACATCCCATTCAACATTAGATGTTTTAATTGAATTGTCCTCTATGACAGGATTTATATGTTGAACAGCTTCTATTAACTCTGGTTCTACTCTCTGTATTAACTCTTGAACTGTTTCTGGAATTTCGACTTTCTTCTTAGGTCTGCCACGTCCAGCCATAACTAATCTAAATGTCCTTTCTTACCTTCACCTCTGATACCAGTCTCTTCCTCTTGCTCTTTCTTGTACATATACTCAAGAGTTTTAAGTTCTTCTATAACCTTAGAAACTGATTGCATTTCTTTCATTACATCAGCCACTTTCCAAACAGGTCTATTAGTAACTGGGTCTCTTTCAGATAAATCTATGGTGTCAAAGTAATCAGTAATTCTATCAACTACACTTTGAGCAGACTTAATGAGTTTAAGTGCTCTAGATTCGTTTTGAATATCTCTGTACTTCCTACATGCGGCTCTGAAGATTGGGTCTGCCCATTCCTCTTCACTTAAATTAGCATCCTGAAGACATGATTGATGTCTTTCTTGTTCTGTATAATCAGAGTATGGAGATGCCCAATCTAACATTAGCCATATGTAAACAAGCTCTCTATAAGCTCTTGATTTGCAAACTCCCGTAGGGTCTTCTTTGGTCTTATTCCTTTCATTAGTCCATAGAGCTGCGAACTCCTTAATAAGAAGAACCTCTGGCTCATTCACAATCACCGAATTAGTACCATTATCAAATAGGAATACTTTCATATTTATTTGCTTTTATAAGGCTTACCAGCTAGTGCTTTCTTTTGAAAGCCATTAAATTTCATTTCTCTAGTGCTATCTGCCGAGCCTGGTCCGCCTTTAATGTGTTTAATAGCATCACCGCTAGCTTTACTAGGAATACTCCATTTATTGCTAACAGTTCCGCCCATATTCTTCTTAATTCTCTTCTTAGCCATTCCTCCGCACTTGAACGAAGTAATAGTGCCACCGCTTAACTTTTTACCTATATTACTACCTCTAGTTGCACCTGCTCCGCTAGCACCTCTGCCGTTGGCCTGGTCTTTCATATCAACTTTCATTTTGTCTTTTAAAGGTAGTCCTTTGTAATCTGCTTTGGACATCTTCTTATAAGGGAGCTTCTTGTTACTAACATTATATATTCCCTTGCTAGTGTGTACGGTATCAGTCTTGTTAACTGCTATTTTATCACCATTCTCGTTCTTCTTAATACGTCTCTTGGCTTTACCTCCACATTTATCTTTGAATACATCCATAGCTTTACTGCCTCCAGCCATTGCTTTCCTTCTACACTTAACACATCCTCCAGCCATGAATCTCTCTACCTCATAACCTTCCGGACACTTACCTTGTAGTCTGCTAATGTAGTTAATTTTGGCTCCCATCTTAGCCATGATAGTTTGATTATTCTCCATACTCTTGTATTGTTTATAGATTTCATTAATTTCCCTCTCTGAGAGTTTGGATATAGTATCCTCAAACTCCTGCTGAGACTTAGGCTTAAATAACTTAATAAGGTAGGCAGAGAACAACTCTTGGTCGTCCTGCCCACCTTGTTGAAACTTAGTTGCCATTATAATTTAATTAAGTCTTTAGTATTAAAGATAGCTTCTTGTAGCTCTCCTCTTGTAGAGAACCATCTACATCTAATACCTTTGAAATACTCATCTTTCTTCTCATCCTTAGATGGTCTAAACGTCATCGTCTCTTTCTTAACTACAATCATCTGAGGTTTATATGGGATGTCTTGTCTTAATGTTACTACATCTCCTGGTTGATAAAACACTTTCTCTTCCATTATTCTATACTCTTAAATCGTTCTTTTAAACCTTCATTAATAACCACCTGCACTTGCTGTTCAGCTACAACTTCAAATCCTTGTCTGAAGAACGGAACAGGTACTCCAGAAGAACGCCTATAATATATATCGTCTCCCGGTTTAATAAACTTACACAAAGGACTTACTTCTATAACATTAGCTACAACTGAAAGTTGATACTCTGTATCTTTCTCTCCAGTGTCTGGATTCTTAAATGCTCCGTCATATTCTGGTATAATAAGTCCGCCTTTAGTCACTTCTATCTTTTGATACGGATTCTTAGCATAAGGTCTAACTAATACGTATGAATTAATAGGCATAATTTCCATACTATTCATCTTCTCTGTTACTTCCTCCGCTTTCTCCAATTCATCTTTAATGTTCTTATTAAGTGCTTTAGTGTAAGTATCTACTGCTTTATTATGTGCTTCCACAGCAGCTTCTTTCTTTAAATCTTTAAATCCATCTGCACCGGCAAAGCTTAATCCTTTACCCCCAAACATTACATCCATTGTTCCGTTATTACTCATAATTTAAATCATTTACCATTTACATGCTGGACATGAAGACTTAATATCTCTAACTTTAGCATTAAGTCTACACCCGCATCCACGTTTATAACCATCTTTACGTTCTGTTGATATATCTCCTGTTTTAGGGTTCAGCCACAGTTTACTACTGCATACATACCCTATAAATGAATCCTTCATAATAGGACACTTCTTACATATTCTAATACGAGCCCTAGCCATTTCTTCGTTATTACCTAGTAACTCATTTAAGTGTCCATTTACAATATTAGTAATTCCCATAGATTTCTAATGAGCTTTAATTATACTTTACTTTTAATATCTCAAATCCCAGTTTGAAAGATACTCTATGATTATGAACTAGCTCATTAGAACTCTATAGGCTTTCTCTTCTCCTTGATTTCCTCAAGTATACACTGCTTCTTCCAATGCTTACACATACGTTCTACATCATCTTTAAGGTAATCTAACTCATGTTCTGTAACGTTACCATTATGGTCATAATGTATAAGCAATAACTTCTTAATAACAAAATCAGGATTTAATTTCTGAAGCATCCATGCATAGGTAGATAGTTGTAAGGTATAATGTACCTTATTACAATCCATTAAATTATTCATAGGATACCTCATCATTTGACTCTTCTTAGTTCTGGTATCAAAGTAAGATTTCTCGTCAATACTTTTATTAGTCTTGTAATCAACAATGTAAATGTCGTTTCCGTCCTTAATAAGTAAGTCAATTTGACCTGCCAACCTAAATTTATTGTCATCCGACCTCCTATATATCATATATTCAGGGAAGACTCCTCTTTCTATGCTTAGTAGGTCTAAGTTATTCTTCTCTAAAGATTCATTAGTATTAACTTCAAAAGTTCCGCCTAAACCGTAACTTCTCATTTGGCATGAACTCTTACCTAGATATTGATGCTCCAAATCACTATGAATCTTTGTACCTCTTTCCTTGGAATCGGCATTAGTTTTAGACCACTCATCCAGTATATCCTGTTGTGCAGAATTAAACTCCGTCTCATTTAAATCGTACATGTCTAAGAAGTACTTCTTATCAAAACGTTTAGTTTCTAATAGTCTCTTCTTCTCCATGGCAAACTGTTCAGCACTTAATAGCTTCTGTAATGCTTTGTATTGCGACCAGAAATCACTGTCGAACTTTTGACAGAACTCATGTATCATTGTTGTTACTGAAGTGTATATAGTATTGTCGATTTCACTCCAATACATATGGGAAGAATCGTTGTAACATATTTCCTTGTTCCTCTTGTCTACTTTCATAATCCATTTTAAATTTCTTCCTAATTGAGTTATAATCTAGTAATGTAGATAAAGGCTGAATGCATGGGGCAATAACAGAATTGTAGTATCCTAAATAGTATTCCTTGTTGTTAGGATAGATAATTACTACTAACCCTATTGGTCCATCAATACCTACTATCGGGTACATCGCAGCAGATTTTGCCCCAGAGTCCTCTAATAAAGCTACTAAATTAGGGAACGTTCTACGATAGTTCTCAATAGTATCCATTCTGATGAATTGATTGTCATTAATCCTTTCAAGCTCATCACCGTAGTTAATATACTCCAACTCTTTCCATATCTTAATAGTTGCCTTAGTTTCATACCCTCTTCTCTTCTCTGTAAGAGCTGTTAAATAGCGATATGATAAACCATGTATACTTTGTAAGGTATTATGGTAATTCAATAACAAGACATTCGACGCATCCTTATCTTCCATAAGAATATGCTCTATGTGCCCGTTAACTTGTGGAGTAATCATCTCTGTATATTTCTCAGCTAATACCTTCTCCGTAACAGCTGCCTGTCTATAATCTTCTAAAATAGCTTTAGTGTGTGAAGAGAAATGAAGCTCTACCATCAAGAATGCAAGCATTATAATGACTATCGTCTTAACACCAGAACTCCAACTGTCAATCCACCTGTACACCTCTTTTAGTTTGCCCAATAACATTAATCTACTGATTTAAAGGTTAGAGATTAATAATAGTTTAGTTTCTTTATTACTTATTTACATTGACACCTTAAATCATTAATTTATCTGATTTGTTTGATAATGTGCAAATTTAGCAATACCTTTGTGAATAAAAAAGTGATTTAACATGTAATTTAATTATGGAATTTAACGCAGAGGAATTATCAAGAATTAATGAGGCTCTGAAAGAGTTACTCGATGATGCGGACCTAGAAGAGGTTCCCATGTTTAGATGTGGTAGTAAGTTAGTAAGGAAAGATAAAAATGGAAGCAAGATTCATATTAAGAAGAAGAATCGCGGCAAATTTACGGCATCAGCTAAGAAAGCTGGACAGAGTGTTCAAGAACATGCAAGGTCTGTACTTAACAATCCTAATGCGACTCCGTTACAGAAGAAGAGAGCTAATTTCGCTAGAAATGCCGCTAAATGGAAGCATTAACTATGAAATTTAAGTACGACAAATCTAAGGGATTACTATTCTTTATTAATCCGTTACTTCCGGTAAAAGGATATTCATTTATGAATATTTGTGCTATTATGTTTACTAGAAGTGAGGATTATATAAAGAGAATGAGTCAAGCTACAGTTACACATGAGAAGACTCACACGAAACAGATATTAGAAATGGGAATAGTATTCTTCTATTTATGGTATGTAATAGAGTGGTTTATTAAATTACTAGCTAGTGGCAATGCTCACACTGCCTATAGAAACATATCATTTGAAAGGGAAGCTAGGTATGTAGCTGAACATCCTGAATACGAGAGGAAGACTTTCAGCTATGGCTGGTTTAAATGGATATTATGAGAATCTCAACTAAAGGAAGAGGAATCATTAAGGAACAGTAGCAAGACCTAATCCCAAGGAGAATAAAGACAATCCAGACAGAGTTAATGTTCAACAACAAGGATTTAGAGGAGCTAATGTGAACATGAAAGATGCAAATTAAACGTAGAATTATTAAATAATAACAATCATGGCTTTAATTCAAAATGAAGACAACAAATGCCCTACCACTAAACAAGTGAATGACGCACTCAAGTCTATGGGGGGGGGTTCAGACCCTAGTTTTAACAACACAAGATTTGATTTATCCAGGTAGAAGTAGTAATATAGAGGTTAACAGTGCTGATAGTGCTGTAATGGAGATTATAAAGTCTAATATGACAGACATGGTCCCATTTCAGTTACTGTATTATGGAGTATCTAATCGTGCCCCAACATGTAGTAGTGTGACAATAATCGGAATTCCAACAGCTAATTTGTTCACATTATACGTAAATGTAAATCAAAGTGGTTTACAGTACTTTGGCCTTAACAAAGGCTCCAATCAAAAGTGGATTGCTTCTACACTTAGTAATTCTTAACATTTAAGAATTAAAGTACATTAATCGCAGTATGAGAAATTTTATATTTGACGTCTGGGTTTGGTCTAAAGCCAAACACTCCAGACTACTTAAGCAAATAAGGGTAAAGGCACTATCGTTTCCTTCAGATATATTCTGTTTGAATGAAGCTGCTAAAGATGCAGATGTATCACCCTATATGAAATCAGATGAATTTGAAGTAACAATTGGTAATTTAAGAGAATATCAAGAATAATGGAAAGTACTAATGAATTAGTAACAGCAGCTGAAGCTAGAGCAGAAGGCTTGAGCTTAGACGGAGTTGCGAACAATAGATGCATTACTAAGCAACAGTTCAATGATAACCTACCGTCGGGGGGGGTATTGCTGACGCTATAGATTTATTAAACGGTTCACTAGGCGGCAGCACCCTAATATTCTTTAATAACACTACTACAGACACTACAATGGGTATATCAATCATGAATATGTATGGTCAAAGCACATCGGCTACACCAGATATTCCTGCTTCATCTATGGTGGTATACCCTATAGCAGGTGCTATAAGAAATATGGCTTTGTTTGGCAATAGTATGATTGGAAGTAATACTTACATAGCATTCCTATTAAATAATACAAAGAATATGAGTTACTATTCTAATTATGAAACAGATAGACTTATTATAGGAACTAATCAGAATTTGCTAGTACAGGGTCTACTTGCCGTTATGTGTATAAACAATACATAGCAAGTATTTAAAATGACAAATAAAATTGCAACAGAACAATATTTAATTAATTTAGCTGGTGGAAGTACAAATACTCCAACCAAGTGTGCCACTAGAGATAGAGTAGAGTTCTTCGGACTTGAAACTAACGATAATTACGCTAATAATCAGTTAGTTAAGGAAGAGGATATACAGTTGTCAACATTCCAGTATGACTTCAATATACATGTTTCAATAACTAACTCTGGGCTTACGTCTAAATCCTATGACTTTGTAGCAGATGTTTACATAGATGGAGTTCCAGATGGGTCTATAACAATTCCTAGGTCTGGAACTCTAGACTATCAAGGGGCAACTTTCTTTGACAGAAACTTCCACTTTAATTTACCAACTGATTTAACTAATGTCTCTAAATTATTGTTCACTGGATATTTCAGTACATACAGGGTGACTGTAGATGCAGATAGTGTAACAAATAACGCAGTATGCCAATCTGGGGTAACTACTGAAATACCAATAAATCAGGCATATATAGGAGGTGACACAGCTAATATTTCTATAAATGTAATTATATAATGAAGTTTGTAACATTCTTAAAGCAAGTATTCACATCCCACTCTGGCATATCATCTAAGAGACTCTGCGGAGTAGTAGGGTGGTTTGTCTGCTTGGGAGTGTTAATATACTGTGCAATAAACGTAATTCAAGCCCCATTAATGATAGACACAGTCCTGTTGTGTTGTATGGGATTGCTTGGCATAGATTCAGTAACAGGAATATGGAAGAGATTCACCAATAACGATAAATCGAATAAATAATGAAAGTAATACCTAAACTACAACAAGGAAACACCATAGAGTCCGATAATACTAAAGTAGTTAGGCCAGAAATTCATGAACCTATTAAAGCTAAACCTAGACAGTATTCCATTGTAGATTTAGGTGGAGAACCTTCTAATGATACCAGGTCAGCTGCTGAAAGAAATAGAGACTATTGGCATCCTATTAAAGGAGCTAAAGCCAGATTCAGGGCTTCTATGTCCAATGAGACTAATCCTTTAGTTGGAATAGAAAGAACTATACTTCCTTCAGCAGCTGGTGCTGCATTAGTAACAACTCCAGCCGCTGTTGTAGTAGGAGCTTTAGGTAATATGACTGTGGATAAGCTTACCGGGGGCTGGGGTAACTGGTTGGAAGATAAAACTGGCATTCCGTCCGAAATTGGAGTTTATACTAATCCAGGAGCTTGGTATGGTGGTGCTAAAGGATATAAGATTGGAAAGGACAAGCTAATAACTAAATCAATTAAAGGTGATGCTGACCTAGCTTGGAATCCTATTAACAAGAACCATTGGATATTTAATAAGGAAGCAAGGACTCCTTCTAATATAGCAATGGCAACAGCTAACAGAATTACTCCATTTCTATCTAAGGTAGAGAAATTACCATTAAAAGTGGCTGCTTATAAAGCTGCCAAGAGAACTAACGGTAATGCATCAGTAAGTTTGCAAGATATAAAAACAATGCCAGCCGACTACACAGGTTCTTCAATACTAGGTGGAGGAAATTTAGAAGGTAGGAATCTATTAGCTAAATATATATTTGATGAGAATCCAGTAGTTAAAAGAATGTTCTTTAATAAAGCTACTAGTAATATCAAACCTATTAGCCGTAATGAAGCAAGGAGAGGATTTAGTCATGGGGATAGATATGAGCAGCTTTATCCTGGAGTTCATAACAGAAGATACGAAATGAGTGCAGTAGTACCCTCTGGTAGACCTCTTAAGTTTGAGAATGTTACAAAGTTTACTGATTATGCTGGAAAGAATCCAATCGGCAAGGTTGTTGGTAAGGAGACTGAACCAGTAATGCGTATGGGAGATAAAGAGTTTATGACCTTTAGGCAGCCAGGAACCGATTATATAGGTCCTATTGATGACGTTACCGGACACTTGGTTAAGTTTCAAATGAATAAGGGTAAGCTTAGACAGACTTCTCAAGATATGTGGAAATTTAATCCTGCTGACTATGCTAAGAGGTGGAATGATTCTCCTAATACTGCTAACCAAGTTAGGCTTACTAAACAAGCAGCTTTAATGGATAAGGTAGGAACTCCATTTATACTACAGCAATCTAATCCTATATGGATTGAAGGTAAGTCTGTTAGAAATCCGGAATTGGTAACTATGGCACATGGTGGAAGATTTGATTTTAAGAAGTCCCCTCTGTTAAAGAAACAAGAAGAGATTAACGGTAAGAGGGATATGCGCAAGAAGTTCATCAAATCAAGTAGACCTACGTACAAGAAACGTATTCGTAAAGGACAAACAGGAATGAAGTTTGCAAGCTATAATGTAGTAGAAACTCCTAAAGTAGATATTACCGATATCACTAATCCTATTAATCCATTTAGTGAGTATAATTATAATACAACTTACGATAAACCAGAGGCTTTAGTAGTACCAGTAAGAGATACTAATGAACCTGATGTAGTAGCTAATAATCCTACAGCAGAGCCAGTAATTAATAAACCAGTAGCTAGTAAACCTGTTACCGATAAACCTGTTACTGCCAACTCAACTTGGAAGAGTCCATACACTAACAGAAGACAATGGACTACAGAACTTATTAATGCCTATAAGAGAGCTGGTATTACTAATGATAATGCAATTAGAATGTTATTAGCACAAGACGCATTAGAATCTAGTTGGGGTAAGTCTGCACAAGGTAAGTACAACTTTGGCAATTTAACTACTGGTAGTTCATGGAAAGGTGATTATGTAACTGGTAATGATAAGAATGCTAAAGGTGAAGCTATTAAGCAGAAGTTTAGGTCTTATAATTCTATGGATGAGTATGCAGCAGATAAGGTACAATTCCTAAAGAGACTATATGACTTTGATGAGAATGATGATATTAATAAGTTTGTAGCTAAGCTTACTGGTTCTAATAAAGATAAGAGAAGATATGCAGAAGCTACTAATTATGCTAAAGTACTTACTGGAGTATATAATGGTATTCCTAAAGGCGAGAATGGTATGATTATTAAATACAAGAATCCAGCTCGACCTATTAAATATATGGGAGGTTATGATAAGAGAGGTAACATGGTATTGCCAGTTACTAATGAGAATGGTATGAATAATGTAACTTTACCAGAAGTAACAGTTACTCCTAGAAATATTAATCTAGCAGGAGCTGTAGATAGAGGAAGGAGAGAAGCCGCACCTTATGTTAGTACATTATTAACAGGTGCAATGTTTGGGCCTCTTCCAGTATTGAGTGAAGCTATAGGTAGTACAACAGTTGATGAAGCTACTAGAGAACTTAGTAAAGGTAAATATAATACATGGGGAGACATGATGACTAATGCTGGAATGAATCCCGTCCTTGCAGAATTTACTAATCCTGGTTCATATATAGGACTGCATGGTTTTAATAAGTTTGGGCCTAGACTTAAACCAGTGGAGGATTTAGCAGCTAGTGGTAATAAATGGGCTAGAGCTAGAGTAATTAGTAAGGCTATAGATAAAGGGACTCCTTCAGTTGAGCCATTGCCCAATAATGTAGGTTGGGGACCTAGACAATCCATACATGTAGTACATGATAAGAATAGTGCTAGACTCCCGAAATTATACTTTCCAGAAAGGTGGGATGCTATTCATGAAGGCGCTCCTGAAGTTGGTATATGGTATCAAGGTAAATTTGGCAATCCAAGAACAGCAGCTAATCATTCTATACCAGGTAAGGCAGAGAAAGCAGCTAAGGCTAGAGAGAGATTTGCCAAGAGACCTTACAGAGTAGAAGGTGATTTAGAGTTAGAGAGACCAATAGTTACTGTAGGTGATGTACCTAACAGGGCAGCATTAGAACGAGCAGCTGATAAGATGAGTGCTGACGGGGTAATCTTTAATAATGTATATGATAATGGATATTCTAATAACCAAGTAATCTTTAGTCTTAGAGATGATTTGAAGAATGGTAGAGTGTTTAAGAAAGGAGCTAAGCCATTAGAGAAGAGCCAGTTCATTGATACAGGAACTTCTATGAATGGTGATTTAGACATTAATAAGAACATACAGAATTTCGTGGAATATCTACTAAATCCTGAAACGCAACAGAGAATCGCTAGTATAGATGCAGAACTAGGGACTAAGTATGGCGAAGCAGCTAAGAGATTTGTCGATAGATATAACAATGGAAACTTAACTGTACTTCCCAGAAATAAGAGAGATGTAGGTTTGGATAATGATATAATAAAGTTCTCTAGGTCTGTCCCTAGTGAGGAAATACTAACTACTAAAGACTTCGATAGAATTGCCTTTGAGATACTTAGGGACGATTTTGCTCATGTACCGGGTCATGAAGCTAAGCATGGAATAGAAACTGTGCAAGCAGCATTATTAAAAGATATGACTCCAACTGAGTATCATCAGTACGCTAAGACTGGAGGACCTAGGCTACAAGCTCTAATGAAGGACAATATAGTATCAGAAGATGAGTTTGTTAAACGGATAATGAAAGAACATCCAGAGTATAACGAAGTAAGTGTTAGAAATAAATATAAATATCTAACCATTCCTTCAGAGTTTAACTCCCAATTGCATCCCTTAATAGAGTTTGAACAAAGAGCAGGTAAGTCTGGAGTTCCCAACTTCAAGAGTGTTGATGAGATTGATAGACTTATTAATAATAATCCTTATGTGGGGACTAGTGAGAATAATGGGCTTAGAAATCTTAGACTTCTATTTAATTATATAATTAAGGATAAGAATGAATTTATGAGAAGATTTAATAAGTATGGATTTGGGGTAGTTCCTGCAACTACTATTATTAACAATTATGATAATGAGTAACACATTTGTACCATGGTGGGGTGATAAAGAGGTAGTTACTGAATATGTAGCTCCTGGAATTAGATATATAAGAGATGCCAAGACAGGTGAGCTTTTGGCATTTATAGAGGGAGAGGAAGATGATGATATGCTAGATGAACAACCTAGTAACAATACTTAACATTCTTACATTAGTTTAATTGGCTAATAATCAATAACTTTACATATAGATATACAACTGATAATAATTAAATGGATTAATATGGATAATAAATGGACTAAAGTGCAGGAACATCCCGTTTTAGAATGTGGAGTAATGACTAAAGAAGACGGGCAAGTAAAAGTTACAGCATTATTTAAATGTACCAACAGTACTATAATGGTGTACAATAAAGAAGATAATTATGTCTTTATGAGAACAGAAGGAGGGATGAACTGGCATCCTATCCATTCTGTCCCAATGGAAATAATTCAACAATTATGCTGAATGTTCTTCTCGAAGTTGTTGCCTTCTAATATATCAACTTCATCAGCTTTGAGTTGTTCATAATCAGCATAGTATATAACGCCTATGTAATTTGATGCTTCTATAATATCTTTGTCATCACGTTCGTGGTCTTCTAGCCTTTGAGGAATATTGGTATCTTTACCACAATAAATTAATCTAGTAGTAGTTTCATCCTTATAGAAGTAAACATAAAGCATACCAAACTCCTCTACCGGTTTAAAAGTAGCAGGTAATGTAAATACAGAGAAGTTATACTCTTTAAGTGATTTACCAAATAATCGGAGTGGAATTGTTACTAATGGCATAATCTTATAAATTTAAAGGTTAAACATATCACAAATATACAGATTATTATTAATATAGCAAGTAGATAATTAATCTTAACATGATGTATTAGTCTTGTATGATTAACATCAAATCTAAATATAATAATGAGTAAAATAGTAACACAGGAGATACAGCTACTATAACTGTTAATGTTACTATATAAAATAAGCCCGAGCCTAGTAATTAAACTAAGTTCGGGCTTTGTTGTTTATAATAAGATTCCGTCTCGGTAAGTGGGAATACGTCAGAGCGCACTGGCGTAGACCACCAAGACGAAGATGTAAAAACTATCTTAGGCTTTGTGCCTAGCATCCACTGGCAACCCAGATGTAAAACGGGTTGCTTCTTTTATTTAGTATGTAAAGTTACTTAATCATCTCTAAGTGACAATTATAGAACTTTAGAAATTCAGGTTCTTCTACTTGGTAATACCATTCTATCATCTTATCAATAGCATGGCAGGCTTCTTCATTGTCTATATGCTCTTTACATTCTGGCTTAACAAGTCCATTACATTGTTCCTTTAATGGGCAATTGTAATCTTTACTTACCCAACACTGTTTCTTATCTGCATCTTTACTATAGTATTGATTTAATTGTTCATTAGTCATATTAATTTGATTTTAGAATCTCATTACATGCATCATTCATTTGCTCTTCTGTAATGTAATTACGTTGTTGTAAGAAATATAAGAGCTGAGCAACAAGCTCTGTGCCAATCGAAGTTATATCTTTTATATAGGCTTTAGGAATTACCATACAATCCTTACATAATGAATCAGGTATATTAATACCATAAATACTTGAAGCAAGTACAATAGCTTTATCATCTTCTTCTATGAAGTAACCTACTGTACTTGTTTCTATATCTCTATCTAAGTATCTAACATCTTCTGATAGACTGCATCCTTCTCTATCAGTCATGTACTTGCTATTCCATTTAATAAGTACTAAGTCTTTACGTTTTAATTTATAACCCATATTAATTCATTTAAGATTTATACCCACGGACTTTAGCCTCAAGGTTACTAGGTAACTCTTCTGTTACGTGATGTATTCCTGCATCTGAACCTAACAAGTAAATAGTGTTATTATTGCATACATAAAGATACTTACTTCCTCTCCAATATCCCTTACCTGTACGTACTTTAAATACTACATCTATTTTATAATCCGTTCTACAATTCATACCGTAACCTGGCTTTATAGGTGGGAATTTAGTAGTAATTGCCCAGTCATTCCATTTGCTCATATTTATATTAATTTATTACACAGCCGTAGTGTCTATAGAGAATGTCACGTACCACCAATATAAATCATCTGCATTGTCTATTCCAACTTCTAGTAATTGAGACCAATTTACTCCTTTATATTTCCTTAAGTTTTTAAGCACATTTAGAACATCTTCCATAGAATTAATAATACATCCTTCAGCCCCATTTGTTCCATTGCTAATTGTCATATAAACTTGTAATTTAGATTTACCTCTAGGAACAACGGCAAATGTTTCATAATGGTCTTTTATGTTCAAAATAATATCTTCTATATGTTCTAGAACATTAGCTTGCAAAGGTTTGCCAGTCAGGTTACACATTCTTAAACCTTTAGGAGTTCTTTCATAATATAAATTCTTTAAAGCCCCAAGTGTATCATACCAAGTACCAGAGTTAAACAGTTTAATTACTTGTTTACGTTCCTCCTCGTTATAAGGACTCCACCTATTCCCAAATCCTCTACTGGTTCTATCATTGTATGTTTCTGTTCCTGACTGCACTATATAGTCAATAATAGTGTCCAAATTAGATTCTATTATTTCAGTAGCATAGTCTAAAGGGTACTTCCCGTCAACTACTTTAGTAGTATCAGCCTCAAGAATGAGATATTCTTCGTATGAGAACAACAGTCCTCTAGTTTTAGGAGTAGAGAATATGCAAGCATTTGTGTCAAATAGAAAGCTGTCAGCCTGATGTTTTACCCCTGTTAGACAGTCAATACAGAATTGTTTTATCTTATCTCTTTGTGCCTTTAGTGATGATGCTATATCATTACAATTGAACTGTAAATTTATAGATTGCATATCAAAGTAAAGGATTAGCCATTTATTATACTCCTCATTTATCATAGTTCATCAATCAAAACTTCCAAAACTAGCTACTAAGCTCATTGGTATGTGTATTGTATCTTTTACTCTGCGAGTACCGTCCTCATCACAATGATTCTCAATACCTCTTCCCAATATTATTGATTTGTCGTCCATATATGCCAAGTAGCCCACTGTGGTTATCTGGGCATTTTCCTAGTATATGTCCTCCACGCAATACGTATCTATTATCCCAATGAACCCACATAGGCTCTCCTGTTTTATATTCCAGCTTTGGTACGTTTAATTTATTCTCCATAATTCACTTACTATTATATTAACATTAAGCATCTTCCCATTCTTCTTCTAATGTATTATATAATTTAATAAAATCTTCTCCTTTATATTCACATACACATTCATTATCCTTATTAAAGATAGTAAGCATGTGCATATCCTTAGATTGTCCATTGTCTACATAAGAATACATCCCGTGTACCAATACGTATTCGGGATGTTTCTCATTCCAGTTATTTACAAGTTCCTTCATCACTAAGTGTTATTCCATTACTAGCATAAGATATAAATGTACCTGTGTCATATGGTCTCCAGCCACTATTATCTCTACGTATAGTAGTTGTCTGTCCTACGTTAAATTGTGGAATCTCTACTATGTTATCAAGAACTCTAAATAAGTCCTCTATTGATAAGTTTGGAAGTATCTGATGTAAATTCTCTAATGTCTTTCTAACGTCAATCATAATAGTATATTTTAGCAAATTGTACATCACCTATACTAATATTAGGCAGTAATACTTTATATAGTTCTGTAGATTCAAATGTATCTTTATATTCCCTAGGAACTAACAGAGTATCAACATGATGTCCTCTAGATATTCTAGCTAGATAGGAAATTTTACTATCATCAAAGTCTGTAAGTTCCAACATAATGGCATTATGATGCCTAGGACAGTTCCCACTAAGTATTATCATAATTACTTCTCCTGTAGTAAGATTCTCATCTCTTCCTTCCAGTTCTTATACCACTGTTCATTAATAAGGTCTTCCGATTCAATTAATTCAATCAAATCTTTAGTGCCATTATGAATTTGGCTACATAAATACTGTGCTAATTGGTTCTTTAATTCATCCATAATTA